CATTATAGAAATTATATATATTAAATCCATAATCATCAGCATAACTTTTTGTACTAGTTGCAGAATGACCATTTGGTTTTCAATCTGTTCTATGCCAATTAGTTCCACTTGAAATATTTAAATCTCCAAGAACACTAGGTCAGTTCTTTTCTGGAGTGAATTCTTTTGTATTCTCACCATAATACAACTTATTGTTTTCAAACCTAATAGTAAAAGGACCTACCTCTTTCCATCAGAAACACATTGACCATTTATCTCTTCCAGAACCGTCTATTCTACATATTCAGGTCTATATTCTATTGTATGAGTATCGTTTTTATCTGTAACTTTAGTTTTAGTTTTTCCAATAGGATGATATTCATATAAATATTTATCATTACTACTGATTTCTTTTACAATATTATATTCAGTATTTGTAACTGTAAAAGTATTAAACAAATCAAATGAAAAAGATCCATCTATTTTATTAAAGAGTAGTGTATAAGTATTGCCTTTAGAATCTATAGCCTTGCCATTATTAACAGTAACGCCTTTAGAAGTGATTCATCTTCACAATCTACCGTCATCTCCATTTTGGTCTTTTGGAACGGATATAGTATATACTTCAGAGTTTCCTACCTTTTTAATAGAATATGTATTGCCTTGTTTAAATATAGTCTTAATTCCAATCTTAGAAGTATCATACGTTTCTCCAGGAGGTTCTGGATATACTAATTTAATTTCACTAAAATAGTCACTAGAATCAAATGAATAATTATTTATTTTTTCATCTTTTGAATCTTCATTACCTCTTCGTTTTAGAAAAGCAGTTTCTGTAAACGCATAATTACCTGAATTAAGTTCGAGTTTTATATAATCAGCAAAGTAATTTACAAGGTCTTGTCCTGTAATATCCTTAAAGTTATCTTTAACATAATATCACCTATTTACAAGTTCTGTGGCATAAATTCTATTTTCGGCAGGTTCTATATCTCCTCTAATAGGATTTCCAGATTCAATATTAATAACATAACGAAGACTTAGAAAGTATATATCCTCTTTATTAAAATTAACTTTTTTTATCTTAGGTTCTCCAGTTTGAGTAGTATCATACTCTGCTATGTCTTCATTATTTTCAGAAAAGGGTATATCTATAATAATAGTTCCATTACTTATTATATCAGAAACCGAAGTCCAATCAATAGCAGTATAGGGGTTGTCTGAATCTGAAGTAGAATATCTTTCTAACTTATATTCAAGGCTAACTCCAGGAAAACTTTCTCAAGAAGTAAGCATTGTTAGAGAATTATCTCCTACAAAATATTTAAAATAATTTCTTCCAAAGTGTATTTCATTAGGATCTATTGTTATAGGATCTCTAGAAATTGTTTGTGTAAATTGACTATATATTATATAATTTTTCTTACCTTCATTTTCAACTAATAATGCGGGAGTAATATATTTGTAGTTTCCAAGCGTTTTTGCCTCAATAGTATTAAATATTATAGACTGGAAATTATTATAAGATATTAATTGATTAGGCTCTAGACTTATTGGAGATAATTTACTTATATTTTTTTCATCTAAAGTATCATAATCATGTAAAAAATATACTAAATTATTTTGAATCTTATCTAAATCTCCATCAGCATAATTTACAAGATTCCAATAAGTTTGTACTCTAAGATCTCCGCCTGGATAAACTTTTATAGCATTTGAATCACTATTATCTACATATATCTTACTTTTATCAAAATATATATTAAATTGTTCTGGAACCGTAATACTAAACTTTACAGCAAGCCAGCCAGGAATATCCCAAGATACAGGAATCCAATCACTTCTATTAGTTGTGGATTTATCGACTTGTAATTCAAGAAGCCCATCTATATTATACAATTTATTTTCATCTGTAAGAATATAAGGAACTAAGTGTCTATAGTATTTATTATTTAGCTGTTCAAGTGCTTCCTTAAAGGAATATTCACCTGAATTTTCATATATAAGAAGATACTTATCTCCTGGATTTAAATAAAAATTAGGATCTTTACTAAGAAGTATAATTTTAGTTTCACCTTCTAAATCTTTATATAAAGATGTTTTATCAATAATAATATCCTTAATTGTAGCATCCTTATTATCTACAATTGGGGTAAAGATTGTTTGTTGTGATGGAAAACTTCCAATTTCTACCTTGTCGTCAATTGGATTATATGAAATAATATATAATACTCCTTGATGTTCTTTCATTCCAACAGGAACAAAACCATTACTCAAAGCTCCATTTTTAAACCCATAATTACCCATATCATTCTGTAAGGCAAATTCATTACCATTATAAGTAATTAAAGTGCCGTTTAAACAATCAGTCATTACAGTATTTGGAACCATTAATGGTTCTACATCCTTTATCATTCCTCCATTAAACTGATTTATTTGATTTAATTTATTCTTCATAATTATTATGTAATTATTGCTGCAGAAGGAACTTTAACTTCTCCAGATGCAGATATAGTAATTTGAGTATCTCCACTTCCTAAAGTTGCAGAACCATCTTCATATACAACCAAAGGTCCAAACTTACAAAAAGTATCATAGTTATTAATATTATATAGATTGCCTCTCTTCAAACTACATTTACCTGTATTTTCGATACTAATTCAATTTTCTTGAGTATCATTTATTCCAACGAATGATGTTCCTAAAGCAGATATTTTAAGATAACTCTTTTGTTCAGCACTATTGTATAGGTATATAGTTGGGTTATTTAAATAACAGTTATCACTATAAATCCCTATTCCAGAAGGATTCAGTATATCGTCTGATATTACAGATAAATTTCCAATAACTGTATTACTAGTTTGATAAAAACTGATAGATTCAGGATTAGTTTCTAGTATAATATTATAATACTCTGAAGTTTCTTCAGGCTCTTGATAATATTGTACATTAATTGAGGTAAACGGTTGTTCTTCAGTATCTGAAGTTAGATTCTCAGCTTCTGAATATGCATACAACCCAATAGATTCTGAAAAAAGAGCTAGAAAGCTTGCTTTATCTGAAATGTATGTAGTATGTACATATATTTCGTCATTATTAATACCTGTGACTATGAACTTTGCACTAATATTCTCAATCTCCTCAGATGTATCTTTTTTATATTCATTTATAATTAATTCTCCCTCTGTACCAGGAGTAACAAATCCTGAATCTATATATAATTTTAAAACAACACCATTAAATGTAGATTTATTTTCCTCTGGAATAATGTAAATTTTTGTTATAATCTCATTATATAGATTAGATGAACGTGCAATATTTTCAGCGTTTTCAGTAATTTCTGTATCTTCCGTAATTTCTTCAGGATCTATATAATAATTATCTGCAACAGATAATGGTATGCACGAAATATTCTTTCAAGATTCAATATTTATTGGCTCCCAATAAAAAGATTCTGATAAAAGTTGTTTATCAAAATCTAATTGATGAGAGGTATATGTTGATGGAGTTTGTCAATTATAACTTGTATTTACAGATTTTACAAGATCTTTAGCAAACTCGACAAATGTAGTCTTACTAGTATTTATTCCTTTTACAGAATATAATTTATATAAAAGCTGTAAAATATTTACTCCAAGATCGTATAGATTTCCATCAATATCTAGCTCGCTTGCTGTAACACTTATATTTCCTCCAACTGAGATATTTCCAGAAAGAGTTTCAAAACTAAGTTTTTTAATATTAGCATTACTACAAACTACTGTATTACATGTAACTTTCCCATCTTCAGCTATAAATTTTCCATCTGTAGTTTCTAATGTATTAAAAGAGATGTTCTGTTTATTTAATAATGCTTGAATATCATTTCAACTATGCCCATCAATAAACTGTGCATTAAGATTACTTATAACTTCTGAACTACTTAATTTAAATGGCGGAGTCCCATTAAATATTACAGTATTATCAAATATTATATTCCCTTCAAGAGAAGCATCTGAATTTTGAGAATCACTAAAACTAAAATAACTATTATCTAATGTATAATAAATTCCCCCGTTTAATGCAAAGATTATTTTTCTATCTCCAGGATATTCATACTGTCCTGTCTCATATAATAATATATCGTCTACAATTATAATTTTAGACTCTATAGATTCTTCGTCTTCATCATCAGTTGTTTCCTTATCATAATTTAACTTATAATATTTATCTCCAACTTTTACTCTTATTACCCCACTAGTTTCAAAAACTAAATTTCTTCTAGGAGACCCTATTATTTCTTCTTTTGCCATATTAAATCATTATTATTTTATTTTTTACATCTCTATATGCTATATATTCAAAGTTTCTTGTTGTGATTTCACTTTTTAAAAATGTCCATCCAACATCGATTGGATAGTACAATTTAAAGAAGTGTGTTCTAGATCTATCTAAATAACACTCTTCTTGTATTTTATATAACTTCAAATCTCTAAACTTTATTTTAGATCTACGCTTTGAAGTTATCTGAGTTTTATAAAATTCTCACTCAGCTTCAGTTAGACCGAAATAGTACGCTCCGTTGTATACTTCTTGAGCGTACTTATATTTCAGTCTTAATTTAATACGATGTTTAATATTATTATATCTAACTCTTTTATAATCATCAAAAAACATCTTTCCGCAAAAAGCAGTATAGTTATGATTTCCTAAAACTACATCTGCTCCACTCTTAGCTAATAAATGAAAACTATTAAAACCATGTTCTATAACTCTTTTTAACTCATCTTTTGAGATCTTTGGATATTTTTCTTGTATAATACCTAAATAATCGTCTAATTCTTTAATCATAATTAATAATACACTTTTGCTTCTTCAGTATATTGATCTATGAGTTTTTTAAGATATTTATCAACATAGATTGGTTTTTCCATAGTTTCTTTATTATGCTTCATATATCTATATACTAGCTGGTTTCCTGTAAATTGAGATAATACAAAATCAATATTATTAAATTTACCTCTTCTATATGCTTGTTTAAAGTCTTCATCTGCAATTTGTTTCATAGAAATTTCTCCATAATTCCCAAAACGCAGAGGTAGTACAAAGGTAACATTATTATTTATAATATCCAATAAGATCTCATAAAAACAGTCATCAAAAATCTTAGCAGCTAGATTCTTACGATCTTTATATCTATTTTTTACTCATCTTCCTTTTAATAATTTAGGATTTAACCCATTATATAGTTCCCTAGAGTTAAAACCATGAGGAAACATTTTTTTATTCATTAGTTAACAGGTTTAAATGATTTCTTATATTGCTTTCTATCCCAACGTGTACGAGCATCAAGAATCTCATTCATTTCATTTTGCGAGATATGTTCAGGAACTCTAGCATCACTACAAGCTCTCAACCATTCTTGTTTAACTGCTTGAGCTATTTGAAAAGAATTACTATCTCTTAATACAAGACTCTTTTTATATAAATCGATATATGCGGCATATGCAGCTAATGCAGTTAGTTCTTTATCTGTTATAAGTGGTAGTCCATCATCATCTACAATTACTCCATGATACAATACAGATACATTTGAGTAATCTCTATCAAACTCTAATGCATTATTTATCTCATTATAATTTAATAGCTTTCCTGATTGGTATAATGGATCTTTATTCCATTTTCAAGCTTCATTATATCTTTCATAATAAGCATTTTGAACTAATGGAAATATACTAGTATCTGAAGTAGATTGAAAGTCTTCAAATGGAATTGTTACAGATTCTATAAAAGATAAATTACAGGGTAATTCTAGTATTCTATTTGTAGTATCTCCTACATATCTATACATTCTAGAATGTTTGTTACCTATTAACTGTAAACCATTTAAAACTATATCCTCAAAATTATCAGGATTTATTGTAACCCCGTATAATATATTAGCAAGAGAATATACAGAATTTATATTATTTAACTTCATAACTATTTAGGAGTTTGGTCGTTAGGAGTGACAGGAGTAGCGAGTTGCTTATACCAGCGAATATATTTCTCAGTCATTCTTTTAATAATTTCATCAGATAGAATTCCACAATCAAGATATGCTTCAGGATTTTCAGAACAACAATCTCATTCTAAAAGCTTTCTTGGATCTAAGAATAGTGCAATTACAGATATATATTTCACAAAAGGAACATTAAAAATATATCCGTCCATATTACCATTAGAATTAATTGCAGTATCTATATAGACATATGGACTTCCTGGTTTATTTTTTCTATACTTATGAAATCTATAAGTTTCATCTGTATAAATATTATAACGAGTATGTCTATCTATACTGCCAACAAATCTTATTGTATCAATTCCGTTTATATAAATAATCGGTGGAATTTCAAAATGTAATGCTTTTTCTCCAACTTGTAAATCACAACATTTTGACATATAATCACAATCAACTTCAATACAATTAATTGCTAAAAATAATTCATCTAAAGTTAAAATTCCTTTTAAAAGAAATTCTCTCATTATCTGATTACGTTCAGCTACTACTTCATCCTGAAGTTGTTCTACAGATATTTTGGGATTTGAAGTAATTCCAGCTAATCCAGTTACTGTATTATTATATACAGCACTTGCTATTTGTTCTATTGTCATAAACTTCAGTTTAAAAAATTAAAGGCAGGACAGGGAAATACCCCGCCCTGCCTTCTCTAAACACTTTTATATATTGAAGAATTACGCGATTACCGTGAATTCTTTCGAGGCTTCTGAGCCATAATAAGAAACAAGAACTTTAAGTACATCACCTACTTCTGCAGTTTTACCTGAAGCAACAGACAATAGACCATCTGTACCAATTTCATATTTACTATCAGCATTCTCTACAGCATACTTAACGTCTTTTACAACATCACCGCTAATTGCAGGACCTGAAATAGTTTGCTTAATAGAAACTTTTCCAGCATCAATGTCTGCAACAGTTAGATTAGCATCATTTAGAATTGTAATTTTGAAAAGTGCATCTGGAATATTTACAATAACTTCTGGACCAAAGGCATCCGTAATTGCTTTTTCAAACTCATCAGCAAGAGAACTCAATACATAGAAAGTATGAGTAGTAATTGATTTCAGAGCCTGACCTACAGTACCTTGTCCATGAAGACCTCTACGAGGTGAGCAATATCCAAATGAATACTGAACATAAAGACCGCCCTTAACAGGATACTCCTCTTCATTTAAAGCATCATACCGAAGATTAGGATAACTTGGGAACCGAAGATTCTCCTGAATCCATGCAGCTGTACCAACTTCCATTATATTTTTCTCAACTACAGCTTTAGCTACAAGTTGATATTCTACTTCGTGACAAGCATCAGCAGGACATGCTAAAGATACTACTTTTTGTAATTCTGCAACTTTGATAATTTGATGTGAATCTGTTCCACTAACTTTTACCTTATCAGATCCTTCTTTTGTTATACGCGCAAATCTATAATTTTCAGGAATTGCCATTTCGATAGCTTTAATCATAATCTCCTGAGCTTCAGCAAGATTGCTGTCATCAAGTTCGAATTCAGCCATAACTGGCTTACCAAACTTATACCAGGGATAAGCATAGTCAGAAAGATATCTTCCATCTAAACTGAAACCTACAATTACACGATAAATACCAGCTACCGTTGGTACATCAAATGTAGCAGAAGGAGCAGCTCCTTTGTTGTACATTGTTTTATAAACAATTCCATCAATTAGACCTTCTTTTCTATAATCTGCACAACGAAGTACACGAAATAGATTTACAGCTCCAGTCATTGCCTTGAAACGAGGAGTTACACCATCTTCAAGTACATTTGAATTGATTATTACTTCTTTTTGAAAATCAAACATAGTTTTCTAATTTTTAAGTTAATAAATTTATTTATTTCCAGGTATGGCTATAGTTTGATTAATAGGAACATTTGTTTGTAATCTTGGATCACTTGCGTTCTCTAATAATAATCTAGTTACGATATTAATAATCTCGTAACAAACATAGTCTGGAAATTCCAGGGTTTGAGTATTATCTTCTGGTAATAATACATCATCCTGAGTCATGGAAACATACATAGGAGCTTTTACATAAGTAATATATACATTATTTAAACTTCAATTCGAATCGCCACTATGTATTTCCAAATTTACAGAAGATTGATTTACAATCCTTTTATATGGTTCTTTTAATGCATAAAATCGATATTTTCCATCCTCTGTTTTAATATAATTAGGACGATAACTACCTTCTTTAATTTCATCATCCATAGCAGGATTTGTTACTGGTTGATCTTTTTCATTTCTATTAATAATATAATAATATGGCTTCTTATGTGAAGGTTTCATATAATAATTATTAATAATACCTGCATAAAGATCTGCAGTTAATCTTTGACATGTTGAAGTAATAGTTCTTTGTACTCCATTTCCACATCTAGATTTATTTGAATCACTACCTGTAAATTCTGCAATACAATTCAACATATGTAAGTAATCTTTAGGAAGTTGTAGCTCTCAAACAGTATCATTAAATTCCTGTCTTAGAGCGATTTTATCTGAGTTAATTACTGATGTAGTTTGTAAAAATCCTAAGTCATCTGAACTTTGTTGATTGTACTCACTTCTGTTATATACACCGTTTATATATTGTTGAATTGCTTTATTAAACAAGTATATGAAGTCCTCAAGTAAAACTTGAGGAGCTTTCACCTTGTTGCATTCAACTAAAATGTATTCGTAACATTGACGAATTGTCATATCATTTTATTTAAGCTAGTTTTCTATTTTTAGGTGGTATAAAATAATCTACCTTTTCTAAAGTTATAAAATACTTATTTATTGTGTATTTATTCTTAATAGCTCTAGATAAATTTGAACCATTAGTGTTTAAAAACTCTATACATTTCTTAAATGTTAACTCTCTAATAAAATTACCATTATGATCATAAATATAATAGGTTCTCAGCTGTTTAATTTTATATTCTGTAATATTTATGTTTTTATCTCAACTTCATAAAAATCCATGCCGAGCCACTTTTTTATTAATAGATTCTCCAATAGATTGTCTAGAAATTTGTAAAATTTTACTGGCAGTATTAATACAGTCCCAAATTTTAAGTAATTTGCCTTCTAAAGAATATTGATAAACTTTTCCTTTTGTAGGATGAGTCCTTCCGCCACCTGCAGTAACATTATATGTATTCCCTTTATTAATAACCTCAGGTGTTACTAGTTTTGCCTCATATTTATAGGCATCAATAGGATTATCAAATTTTGCTAAGGTTTCTCTATAAAACTGATCCTGTCCATATTTTTTGAATGCAAAATGGAATGGGTATTTTGGGTGAGTAATACTGTAGGTATGTTTCGGAATCTGAATTCTATTACCATAATATCCATCAAAAATTTCATCTGTTTCTGTTTTATGTACTCCAATATAAAATTTTCCGTTAATTTTACATGTAGTTCTATATACAATCCAAATCATTAATATACTATTATAATATTTTCCTATTTAAGGTATAATTATTTTTATTAGTAAGTTTTAAGAACTTATAGACAATAAATTCATTTATAATACTTAATTTAATATGTAGTATACTTATATCACTTGTCTAATAGTCATTATATATTGTTATTTATTGCTTTTCTTCTTTTCCGTCTTTTCAACTTTTTCCTCAGCTTTATCTTCAGCCTTTTCCTCTACTGTTTCTTTTAAACTTAGTTTCTGAAGATCAGGGTATGTCTCTAATGTAATACCCTCGTAGATAGTTTTATTTGCAGGAATCTTCAAGAAGAGTAAGATAGATTCGTCAGTTGTACCTAGACGAACATCCCCATACATCCAAACTCCACTTTGAAGGTTGATAACACGTTGTTCTTTTGCGTCAATAAGCAGCAGTTTAAGTGCTGTATCTGATCCTGTATAAAGGTCAATAACAACCATTGGATCTTTTTCCGCTCTTTGATATAAATAGTCCTGAACATCTGAGTCAGGAGCATTTCTCATTGATTTGCCAAGTAACCTTGTTTTGGTAAGTCTTCCTTTAGCAGAATCTTGTTCAATATAAGTGAACGCTTTTGTTACAAGCTTCATACGTTCAATACGTTTTTCAGATTCAACTCCAGGTCTTTCTACATAGAATTCAGCTTGACCATAACGTTTTGGACCTCCGTCAATTAAAAGATTACCTTTTGAATCTTTAGAATCTCTTTCAGGTGCAATTAAGAATGAATCTTTAATGCAAGTCCAAATATTTCTTTCTAGAGGATTATCTAAATCAAACGTTTTACCATCATAAATCTCTATTCGTTCATCTTCCTTAATAAAGTAATTACTATCAGGACTATTAATTTCTGCTTCACTTAAGATCATTTCTGTATCTCCACTAGCGTCTACCTGACGAACTCTTTTTACAAAAGGATAGTTTGAACCATTTGCTTGTTTTAAAGGATTAATAAAGCAATGTGCTTTTTCCTTACCATATACATTTCTTAAAGTTACTATATTATTCATATTTATTCTTATTAAATTTATCTATACCAAATAATGATATCTAAGTTTTAAATATTTTGTAGACTTCTCCCGAAGGAGAAGCCTACTAATATTCTATTCTATCTTTTTTATATTACTTTTCACTAACTAAGATAAAGCTACGATATGGGTTGAATACACCAACACCAGCATAACCCCAGTCAATAAGTTTAGTTGCAGCTACTGGGCTTGCAACAGGACCACTTTCACGTCCACTTCTACGACCAACACCCTCTAACCAGTTATGGCAGAACTCATTGTTCTTGAATGTGAACATTGCAATAGCGGGTTTTCCACTAGCAGCATCAGCAGTCAGATCAAGGAAGATACCATATTTCTTCTCAGGGAATTCGATATCAAGAGCACGGTCAACTTTGAAAGTTACAGTATTACCTGCATACTCGTATGAGTTATAGGTTGCACCAACTTTGATATAATCATTAGCACCCTTAGAGAACATGAATGTACCAACAGTCTTCCAGTCACGAAGATATCCTGACAGACTATCCTGAATTTCAGCCCACATAGGAGTATTGCAAATAAAGATATATTTATTGCCAGTAGGATTATTTGACTTAGCGATCATAGCAAGAATAGCAGTATTCATAACTTTATTAGTCATCTTTGAATACACATATTTACCTGCGAAACGCTCAATCTGAGGAATAATACCATCACCAGAGATAATAGGCTCACCTGTTTCAGGATCAAAAATCTTAGGTTTACCATTCTTATCTACGTTAGTCTTACCCCAAAGCAGTGCATTTGCACGAGCAGCCATGAAGCTATCAAGACAATCTTTTTCTGCAGCATTCATTTTGTAAACAGGATCACTTTCTGTTCCTTTACCAATCTGAATGAAAACGTCCTCCATTGCACGATACTTAGCAGTGTAGTCTACATCTGCGCGATGTGTTGCAATAAATGTACGATGCTTTTCAACATTTGACTGATACTTAACGTATCCTTCCTCATGCATTTCAGGCTGATAGTTCGTTAAGAAACGAGTCTTCATACCTGGCTGGCAGAATTCAACATCAAGAGTAGCATTGTAATCTGAATCTTGTAGTTTACCTACAATCTCCCAGTCTCTATCTGATCTACGAACAGGACGTGACAGGAAGATAACTTGCTGACGTGATCCTTCGATGATCATTACGTCATTTCTCTGATAATAATTTTCAGGGAAGTGGAAGATGATATCAGTACCCTGAGCACCATCGCCATCAGGAACCTGTAGGAAAGGAATTCTCTTAATAAATCCTACATTAATGTCCCACTCTACCATAAATGAATTAATACTTTGGAAACTATTTTTCTTGTCTTTTTCCATTGTATATATATTCATCAGAGATTCAGTAAGGTACGATGCGGTATACTGCTCATAAAGTGAGGATACAATACCAAGACGTGCAGGTTTTTCACCTAAAAATTTGTAAAAATCCTCATATGTACGAGTTGAACTCATTTGAGGACGTACTGTACTAAAACTAGAAATTCTCATATTGTTTAATTTAATTGTTTATTTATAATTCGTCATCTCATAATGACGCGATTGATTTATCTGGATTTGATTTATTTTTCTCTTCATTAGTAGGTATTACAGTTGAAGGTTTAGGAGGCTCATTCTTAGGAGCTGCGGGCTTCCTAGTTTCCTTAATTAAACTCTTATAATACTGAGAAATACCTGAAATAGCATCTTTACCAAAGAGACGATACCAAGCAAGCTCTACAAGAACTTGTGGATCATTTAAATCTTTAAAGAACTGGCTAGCTCCATTTTCATCTTGATCTAGAATATAACTAAAGATCTCTTGTTTATCGTGATCTTCAATTTGTAAACTATCAGATTTTTCATCTTGATAGTCAAGAGAGATTTCATTGAAATTTACTAACTGTTCCTCAAGTGTTGATTTAAATGCGTTATACTGTTCCTCTTGAGCTCTTTGTGCATCTTCTACTGCTTTATCTTCTTGTGCTTTATATTGGTTTCGAATTGTCTCTACCTTTTTCTTAAATAAGTCTTCATTACTCTTTGCTAAGTCTAAATCTGCTTGAATTTCCTCTTCAGTCATACCTTCAAACTTAGATTTAAGATCGGCAATATACAATTCTTCATCAGAGTAATCATCTACAGAATAAGCTTTATTTACAGGACCATTTTGATTAATATAGTCTTGCACTGCTTTCTGAGAATAATATTCAATAACGTCCTGAATAGTTGCGTTATTATTTCTTAAATATTCAATTGTTTTAACTTCATCATCAGATAAATCAGGCTTAGCTAATTCATTTAGAATATTTAATTGTTCATCTCTATCCAACGAACTAAAGTCTACTTCTTGTTCATTACCTTCTTCATCTTGATAAAGTAAAGTTTTTCCATCTCTTAGTCCTCTACTTTTCAAGAACTCACTAAACACGTCTAAACCCTCGCCAGTATTTAGGTCAGGGTTTTCAGGAGGTTCTTGGTTAGTAGGACTAGGTTCAGGTTCTGGCTCACTATTAGTATTTTGATCTGTAATAGGAGTTTTGTCTGTTGGTTCTGGATCTTCTAATAGAAAATCCATGTGATTTTGTCCATCGATAATCATAATTCTTATTTTTCCTTATTAATTGATTATTAATATGTTTATATATTCGCAGCAAATATAATGTATTAATTTTTAATTTCCAAATAAAAAAGAATATTTTTTACTTTTTCTCTGAAAATAGATTAAATTTTCAATTAATTGCTTCTTTTCGAATATCTTTAACATATATTTCATCTATTGGTAGGTAGTTTGATATATTATCTACAATTCCATTAATATCATAATATACATTTTTAATTTTAGTAATAACATGATCACAATTATAATATGCTTCTGCTTCTGGAAATATGTATTTTAATATTAAATATAATTGATAACAACTATCTTGAGTATAAACTTTTTCAGAGCCAATAAAAGACTCTCTTATTAGTTGTATAACTTTTATTGGCTCTAGACTATACATAATTTACAAATATTTCTATTTATTAACTTTGTATTGCCTCAACAAAGTCTAGAATATTATCAGTAATAGATCCAGCTTTATCAAGCTTATCAATAAGTGACTTTAAGAAATCAACTTCACTATCTGTAAATTCAACTGTTAAAAGTTCCTTTTCTGGTAACCAAACAATTTTGTTATCTTTATTCTCAATTTTCAATGCTTCTACTTCTTCACTTGAAAAATCAATCTTTTTTCTAACATTACGCTTTGAAATCATTTCAGTTACTGAACCTTGTTCAGGTAAATTCATAAGTAACATTAATCGTGTAGCTACGTTTAAATCAATTTTTTTCATTTTAGTTTTACTCATATTAGTTCGTATTTTAGTTAACAATCGCAAAGTTAAAGATTATTTAATAAATAAACAAATTTTTATACAAATTATTGTATACAAACAGAAAAGGAGTGACATTTCTGCCACTCCTTTCTATCTATTCATTTAACATATCTTTTAATTCGATTAAATCTTGATGACTTAAAACTAAGGCTCGATTTACCAAAGGTAAATTCATCTTTATTTTTCCGCTCCCGATTTCAAGTTCTCCTAGAAATCCACTGTTGACTTTGAAAGGTTTAGTGTTAATTACATTATCAATCATTTCAGATAATATACCATTAACATCAACCATACCATCTTTGTCAGCGATTTGTTTTAACATTCCTTCAACTTTATAAGCATTGTTGTCAATTACTCTAGTTATCAAAGGCTTAGCGAATGCCATCATTGGATTGCTTTGCGACAATGAAGTTAATTGTTTATCAACAAAATTATTAAGTCTAGTCATTATTACATCTACGTGCTGCGCCATTGTTTAATAAATTCTTCATAAGTTAAACCTGGGTTATCTTTAGAGAATTCGCGGAACTTTTTAAAGATAGCCATCTCATTATCTGTCTCTTCTACTATCTTGTTCTTTAACTTCTTAACTAATTTTAGCTGTCTTTGTAATAAGTCCTTACCCTCTGAATTACTTTCAATTTTAGCTTTTACTAAATTGAGTAATTCTACTTGCACCATTTGTTGTAATGAAGCTGTAATTTCTGAATATTCTTGATCTTCAAAAAATCTAGCTTTTTGACTTTCTGTTAAAGAACTCATCTCTTTATCTATATCATCTCATATTAAATCAGTCTGGAGAGTTCCCTTCTTCTGCAGTTGTGCTAGTTGGGCTTCATATTGTTTTAATATTTGCATCTGACTTGTAATATCAGATTGAGATAATAGAGGGTCTGAATTACCTAGGAAAACTTGATTCACAGGATACATCTTTTATTTTACTTTAAATTACTAGGCCGCGGGTGTTGTAGTTGGCTCAAACAGAATACTGTTTGAATAACCTGCACAAGGGCAAAGTGGATTATAAAGTGAACGTTGTACTGTATCAGTTCCTACTTCTACAGCGGCTACACGGATAGGATAGAAAGTGTTATTAGCATAGTTAACAATCTTGTTGTCAGCACACATTCTACGTTCTGCTTCAAGACCTACCATACCAGCTACACTAGCAATCTCCATCTTAGTAACTTTGCTTCTCCAAGGCTCTACAGCAGCATTAACAGCAGCTGCAGTCTCAAGTTTACCAATCCGAATAAACCTCTTCCGCTAAGAGCTAAAAGTCCTAATGCGGTTCCAGCAATACCTACAATATTTTCACATAAGGTCGTTAATCTTATGCAGTTCTCTTATGAACTTCTACATCTTTATATATACATGTAGTTAAGACTATATCTTCATCCAATTTGGATGCTCCCCATTTCGCACTACTTAGTGCTACTCTCTTCCGAGATAGTCGTTGAACTTTCAAAGATATTTCTATCTAAGCTTAGCTGCTGATTGTCCATTTCTGGAGTTTCCAGCAATTAAGGGAGTTTTGCATATAATATTACTATTATAAGGACCTAGTATATTAAGCCTAATCCAGTACCAGCTACACCTTTTGAAGCGTATTCTTTTTCACCGCTTTCATATACATCTTTGTGTACCATTTCTTTCTTTTCTACTACTTCCATAGTTCTATTATTTTTTAAATTAATTAAATCTATTTGTTGTAAGCTTACAGTACAAAGATACTACCGCATCAATCCAAAACATAACGTTACTATGAAAATAAAAAATCCCCTTAAGTTTCTCAACCTAAGGGGATTAGAAGGATCTGTAATTAGTAACTCGTTACTAATTCTTTTCCTGTAAAATATCTAAATCTTTCTTATATCAATATAATTCTTTAAATCCTATTTGTTTACGACCTTTAGGAATCTTACCTGCTCTAACATAATTATCAAACGTAGCTCTACTAACTTTCAAGTATTTGCAAGCTTGATATTTACTAAGTTTCTCGTTCTTGTTTGTTATTTCAGTAAGATATTCAATAACTTTGTTACACTCATCTGCACTTAAGTTAGAATTACCTGTATCTATGTCATTGATAATTTTAATTAAGAGATCTTTTATAATCTTCATCATAATTACTAACTGTTACCATATATAGCTCCATTAACCAATACTATACTAGAATTAATATATGTAATGCAGTAACATTTATAAGTGCCGCCTGTTAAGGTTCCTAAATCTTGCATTTCTGTATAAATAGTATTGTCAAAAGAAATACTAGTTGAAGAAGGAATTACAATAATAGCATCAGGCTCATCTGCAGAAACAAACAACGTATCTACTTCGTAAGTAGCTCCAGAAGCTCCTGTTCCAACAAAAATTCCAGGTTGTCCAGGAGTAGTTACAGTTTTAAGCTTCTTAGAGAAAATACTATCTAAGTTAATATTAACTACAGAAGATCCTGTATAAGAATTATTTGTTCCATTAGCTGTAATAGATAACGCATATGGATTAGGTAGTGCAACAGGAATTTCATTTGAGCTAATAGGAGTAAATCCTAATGCAGATACAATTTCTGATGAGGTAATATCTTTACCAATTTCAATCCAATTAATTAAAGCAGATTGTCCCATGTTAAATACTCCTGTATACGTTTTACCTGTATTTTCACTAGTAAGGAATGCTCTAACACTTCAATTATTAGCTGCAGTATATTTATACGGTTGTAAAGTACCAACGAAAGATTCTCCATCAACTGGGAGATTTGTATATGCACTATTATTATATTCAATTGGTATTAATTGCCCAACTCCATCAAACAAATAGTTATATAATCCAGTTATATTTCCACTACCTGTAAACGCGTCTCATGGAAACATTCGGCTAACATTATAGTTAGTTACATTATATATATCATCTACTAGTAATGAAACCCCATTAATAGTTTTTAGTCTTTTAGATGTAACACTATTAGTTCCTGCACCAATAACAATGCGATCTTCTGCTAAATCATCTGGCATTGTAATAAAGTTTTGAGTTCCTACTCATGATTCAGTAGCGTATCCGTCTAAAGATGGAATATCACTTTTTAAAGCTAAATCTGAAAGTAATTGTTCTGATTTCTTAATAGATTTAGACCCTGCGCCAATAATAATATAGTTATTAGCCAGATCTCCACTAGCCATTACATCTCCACCACCCGCAGAGCCAATTTTATCATCAACTTCATTTTTTGTATATACTTCTGCAGTAGTATAATAATTTCCTAAAGTTACATTTAAGTCTGCTGTCTTAACATAGCTTCCTAAAGTGGCATTATTAACTTTATTGTTTAAAGCTGTGGCTACTACTTTATTCTGTACTGGATTTGTAGAAGTAGTACTTAAAGTATCATCTACTGTAATTGGGTCTGGAATTTCAGGAAAATCAGTAATTTGAGATACTGTATGCGTATGATTTTTAACTGCAAAAGATCCTACATTATATTGTGAGTCTTTAATATGTTTACCGTCCTTATCAAATGCTACAAGATTTCCATCTACAGCAGTTACTGGACCTGTAACATCTCCCATTCCAGCTTGTGCGGAATCAGCAGGTGTATAACCAAGAATCTTAACAATATCGTCTTTTGTTGCATTTAGCTCAGACAAAGAAGTTGGAACTACAATATTTGCAACTCCTTCTTTAGAACCATTTCACGCATCAAGTAGATCAACACCATTCTTCTGAATTTTCAAACTTTCAGGAGTAATAGATCCATTAGTAGTAATATTAGTAATACTTAAAGTATTATTAGAGATTTTATTATCTAAAGTATCTTTAATAGAATCTACTTGAGTTTTAGTATAATAATTTGTTAAATCAACATCTGTTGTTCCAATCTTCTCTCAATTTCCTTCTACGTATACATATTCATCATGTATATCAGTTCCTGTACCAGCTTTCTTTACTAAATAGATAATATTACTTTCTCCAGTTGTTGGAAGTGTATCTACTACTGTAATTTGTAAATTAGCTAGATTATCAATAAGTTCTTTTAATACTTTACCTTGTCTTGCAGATAATGCCTTTTCTGTATCAGAACTAGTAAGATTATCTATAATAGAAGCCTTTAATTGATCGCCAATCTCTACATTAATAATATTATCAATCTCATCGCTTAAATTAGTAATACTTGAATTAATAGTAGCTAAATCAGCATTAAAATCTGAATTCAATGAATCAATTGCATCTTTTACTCCTCCAGATAATACTAAATTAGTACTATCTTTAGTAGGAGTTATATCTGCATTATTTATTTTATCTACTGCTACAGGAGCAATAGTAAGTGCGTTATTATATTCCTCTTCAGTTCCTTTATATCCACCTTCAACAGCAATAGTATATGCATCTCTTCCATCAGCTCCTTTAATTGATTTCAGTCACTCATCAAGAGTACCTTTATAACCCTGCTGTACTGCTAATTCATATGCAGATCTACCAGGTGCACCTATTGAGCCAGGAAATATAACCCACTTATTTTGTGCTTTATCAAAAATTTTTACACTCATAATTTATATATTTTAAAGCATTAAGCATATACTGCACCATTAACAGCAATTTTTCCATTTGCCATATAACTTAAGCAGTAGATATAATAAGTTCCAGATAAATCTGCAAGACCATCCATCTTAATTGCATTAGAAGCAGTAAATGTAAGTTTAGCAGTGCTTATAATAACTGAATCAGGATTACTTGAACTAAACCCACTCAGAGAAGAAATAGTTCTTGATGAAGTATTATTATAACTATATCCTGCAGAAACTGTTGAACTACTTAAAGTAGACGTTGATAGTATTCTTGCAGTATTTATAGCTACCGCAGATGAACCTGTGTATGAAGTTCCATTAATTGTTAGCGCATATGGATTAGGTAGTGCAACAGGAATTTTAGGTATATCACTGGTGTTAGCAGGAGTATAGCCTAAAGCAGAAGTTACATTACTTTTACTTAATGAAATAGTCCCAGAAGACAATGTAATATTACTTCCAACTTTAACTCCACCAAGTACTGAACTTGTAGCTGTAGGAAGAGTGTATTTAGTATCTGTTGCTGAAATAACATTTCCACTAATTGTAATATTAGCTCCAGCAGTATAAGTTCCAGCTGGACCTGTCGCTCCTGTATCTCCTTTCAAATTAGTGAATGCAAAGTTAAATACTTTTGCAGTATTTGAACCTGATGCAGTTACTGTTACAGAAGGTGTTCCAACAGTATTAGTAACTGAAGCAGTTGGAGTACCAAATCCTGCTGCTGCACCTTGAGCACCAGTAGCGCCTCTTGGAATACCAAAAGTAAACTTATTAGTAGAAGCATCATAACTAGCTGTAGCAGAAGATCCTGCAGCTAAAGTAGAAGCAACTACAGAAACTGATGTAGGAATATAAGAAGTACTGTTAAATGCATTACTTCCAAGTGTTTTTAATGTTCAACCATTAGCTGTACCATTAGATACAATAGCTTGATTAGCTGTGGTTGTAGAGCCAGTTAAAGTTGTATAGGATTGTGTATGTGCACTAGGGGTAAATGTAGAAGGTTTTCCTGTAATACTTGCCCAAGTTTGCGCTGGAACTGAAGTAAGATAGCCTTTATTAGTTACTCACTCCTCGGTAGCTACTAATTTCTCATTTTGATAAAATCTAGTTGCATATATTTCTGAGGCGTTACCTTCAATAGAATTTAAAGATTGTATTCTTATTGGTATTGAATTTGCTCTACCAATAAGCAATATGGTTGAACTTTGGAATTGTGTTGATCACCATACTTTACCTGAATTAGTTCCAAATATAATAGGGGCTGCGTAATCAGTATGATTTATTTTTCCTGTTGTATTATATTCATTGCTAGTTGTTGCACTATTTGTAAAAACTTTAAGTCCGTTCATAAAGTTTTTAATTCCAGTTATATTTTCATCAACAGAATTTTTTACATATCCTGCAGAAGCATGATCCCCCCATTCATAAGCAGTGTCCCAATTTGTTTGTTTTGCGGTACTAGGAATTGAGAATCCTGAAGTATAACTTAAAGCAAGTGTTCCGCTTGCTGTAATTGGAGAACCTGATATACTTAGTCCTGTAGGAACTGACATTGCTACTGAAGTTACTGTACCTTTGTTTGTTGTAAAACCAGAATCGTTAGTAAACTGACTTAGCTTTGTAGGAGCATTAGTCACTCCAGACCAAGGCACACTTGTTGCACTTCCTGCTGTGAATTCTTTAAATTTAGTAGCAAAAGTAGATGCAGATTCCGATACGCAGAAGTACATAGGGCCTCCTGAACCAATCTGAACAACATCTCCTTCTTGTATAGTTAAACTCATTGCAGCTGATTGGGACTCCACTACATATAATCTCTCCATTGCAGCCGCAGGAATTTTAGAAATAGGAATCTCAGGAAGTCTATCAGCATTAAGAGTTCCAGAAGTAATTTTAGATGCATCAATATTAGCTAATGTAGTACTAATAGAGATATTTGTAGAACCATCAAAAGTAGCACTACCAGATACTGCTCCAGCTATTGCTATAACTCTTGAGGTTGCTAATTTAGTAGCTGTTCCAGCATTACCACTTACAGAAGTAGGTAAAGCAGCTTTAGTAACTGTTACATTATGTCCTGATACTGTCACTCCAGATACATATTGTCCTGAAGTAGCGGCTGCTCCTCCAGTTAATGAAGGAATATCAGCTTCGGTAATGTATCCTTTAGAATTAATAAGGGCTATAACTTCAGCCTCACTAATATCACATTTATAATATGTTCCGTGTGTCCAAATTTCATTTGCATCCTGGATGAACACAACACTTGATTCCTGGATATCACCAGCTCCCAATCGTGAAGTGAAACTGGCTTTCGTCTTAAAATGGACGAACCTGTTTGTAATTTTTGACATTTTAACCTTATTTAAAAAATTAAAGATAAGGGAATGAGAAACTCCCATTCCCTATTGATATGTTATTCAAACTCAGACCAAGCTAGTAATGAATCAGCATACTCTTTTGCATTAGTTTCTGCAGTACTTGCAGCTCCATATGCATCATATGTATTACTTCCAATTAAACTAGTAATATCAGCTTTAGCTACAGTTGTTACACTAGCAATGTGACTAGTAGAATCTGTTGAGAATTTATAGAATCCTGAAGTTTTGCTTGCAGCACTACCTGCAGGGTGAGTATATTTCGTATCTGTAGCTGCAATAGTTAATTGCCCTGCAGCAGGAGTTAGTTTAACGTTAGATCCAGCTACAATATTAAGAGCTTTTCCAGCTGAACCATCAAATGTATATTTACTAGTTCCTTCTGTACTTCCTCCAGCAACAGTAAGCGTTAAAGCATGGTCTACTTTATCTGCAGTTCCTGCAGTTGCAGGTTTACCTACAGATACAGTTTGTGCAGTTCCTCCGCTAGGTGTTACTGTAAAATTACCAGCTGTTCCATTTGCAAATGTATATGTAGTATTAGTATTTGTAGGTACTGCTCAAGTTCCATCTCCTCTTAAGAAAGATGCTTGCTTACCTGCAGCAGGAGCAGGAACAATACCTGCACTACCAGCAGCAGATGCTGTAGCAGCCTTCATTTCAGCAACAGAACCAGATACTGTAACAGCTGTTTCAGTCTTAGAAGCACTTAAAGTTAGAGGAGCTGTTCCAGAAGCAGATACTGTCTGAACTGCTGTCTCAGCCTTAGCTTTAACTTCGTTTACAGAAGCAACAGTAGCAATTGTACTAGTGTTTACTGCAATAGAATTTCCAGTAATAGTAATACCTGTTCCAGCAGTATAAGTATCAACTAAATCACTTAGATCAACTTTAATATCTTCCTTTCCTGATTCAGTATTAAATGTAATAGTAAGATTTTTAGTTTCAGGGTCAAATGAAACACCTTCAACCATTCCGTCTTTGATAAAATCAGTTGCATCAACAGAAGCAATAACAGCAGAACCAATACCTGTTAAATTAATTTTCTTTGTAGCAGAATCATATGTTAAACCTAATGTTGTTGATAATTCTTTATTAGCTAATGCTAATACCTTATCACCTGATTTAACACCTGTTACAGTTGCTGTAGGTACTACTACATTAACTGCTTTATCTGTAACTTCTAAAGCAGTACCATTAACTTTCACTGATTCGATTACGTTAACCTGAGCATTAGCTGCAATTCCAGATAACTTAGTTTTTTCAGCAGTAGTATAATCATTCGTTGATAAACCTTTACCTGTAACTTTATCTACTTTCTTAGCTAGCTCATCATCAACATAAGTTTTATCTGCTTTTCCTGCAATTGCTGTAGAAACCTCAGTAGCAGAAGCTACATCTGATAAGTCTAAATCTATAGTACTTCCGTTTGCATTTGTAATAATAAGGTGCTGAGAAGTTGAATTCCACTGTGCATCTCTAACACCTCCAAATGCATCATAAGCTGATGTACTTGTTGCAACTTTAATTAAACCTGTAGAGGTTTCAAAATATATTCTACCTACTGTTAACCCTGTACTAGGTACAGTAGTTATTTTTGAAAAACTTAAATTTGTCATATTATACTTTGTTTAACCCCCCCCCAATCTAAAAGAATGAGGAGGGAAAATTAATTATTTTACTTCCATCCAGAACATGTCTAGTTTACCGTCATCTCCTACTTGAATTGAAGAAGTAGTAGATACTAGTTTAGCTGTATTTATAGCTAAACCTCTAGAAGTGCCTGTACCAGTTATTGTGATTGTTTTATCAGGACTTGTTAGTGATGTAATACCTCCTGATACAGCAGTTTGAATACTATCACTAAGAGCTTGCATACCAGCAGCAACGGTTTGATCTGCTCCGATTTCTACACCACCAGTAATCGCTGTTCCTACTTTGATTTTTGCTCCTGTAATACTAGATATATGAGCTCGAAGACCATTAGCGGATTTTGTTAATAATTGTCCAGCTACTTCTTCAACTTTAACATCAATAACATTCTCTTCTGTAATTGAAACAGCATCGCCAGGAGTTAATTCATCTTGCTTACCTCCAACAGAAGTAGTTAAGCTTTCAATATCTGCTTTATTAGTTCTGATTTGATTTAAATCAGTATCAGAGATTAAACCAGAGCCCTCAACTTTATCAACCTTATTTGTAAGTTGATTAGTAACAGTAGTAATTTGTCCTTCTAAAGCAGTGTCTGCAGCTTCTAACTCCGACTTTGCTGTAGAAATAGCACTATCAACTTGTGACTTAGTATAATAGTTATTCAAATCTACAGTAATTTGTCCACTTCCTCATTTTTCCCACATATAAACTTCTTCTGTAGTACTTGGAGAATGAACAACAATATATTCTTCAAATAAGTCATGTAGAACTGTAGACTGAGCAGGAATCATATATAATTTTCCTAATTTATCTGCAGTAGGATCACCTAACTCTTCAAAGCTATTTGCAAATTCAATTTCAAATCCTGCTGTATTAGGAAATGATTTTCAAGCAGCTTCGAATTGTTCTTGATTGAGAGTACCACCAACGGCAATATAAGAATGATATAAAAAGTCTTGGACTGAATATTGATCCATAGCTTCATCACATGGATCATACCAAATCTTATCATGCTCTGGCTCGTTATTTGGAAAATCAGATTGGCATCCGATTGCTATATTTTCATCGCCAGGATCTCCTTTTTCTCCTTGAGGAATTCCAAATTTAAGATTTGCATCACTAATATCTGGATTTAAATCAGTTACATAAGGTTGTGCGTCTGGTGCTAATTTTTCTACTTCAGAAACTACAGTTATTGTAGCAGGTTTTCCTTTAGGAACTTTTACATTTAAAGCTCATTCTCTAGGAGCATTAGTTTTATCAATTACTAATGACGGATTTTGATCTCACTCAACAGTTTCAATAGTTCCTGCATTAAATCTTGGAAGTACAGAACCAGTAGCAGTAATAACTTTACTTGATTCCATTGTAAGTTCTAAACTACCTTCTGCATCTGTAATATTAACAGACTTAATAGAATCTCCTTTTAGCTCATTTAAGTAACATAATACTGTCCATTCACTAACAGGAACTCCATCATAACCTCAAAGAATGCGATCATCTAAAAGAGTAGCAGGATCTCCAAAAACTCTAATAAGTTTAGGCGTTTTACCAGGTTCTCCTTGATCTCCAATAGATCTTCCTAGTATTTGCCAAGTAACACCATCATTATATGATACATATCATTTATCATCAGTAATTTTAAGTATAGGACTAATTCCATCTTCTCCGTCTTTACCATCACGTCCATTTCGTCCATCAGTTCCACGACGACCTTCTGGACCTCTTTCTCCAGTAGCTTGACCAATATCTTTTCATGAAGATTGGTTATCCATTGAAAGCATCCAGCGACCATTTTCTATTCGAAGATAAGGAGTTATTCCATCCTTTCCGTTCTTCCCATCTTGACCGTCTACACCATTCTCACCTGTAGCTTTACCTAGGTTTTCTCATTTATTATTATCATAGGAAAGCATCCAGTTACTATTTTCTATTTTGAATACTGGAGTTTTTCCATCAGCTCCCTTTGGACCAGTGTTTCCTGTATCTCCTTTAGGCCCTTGTACAGGTACGTTTTCTTCAGTTTCTGGATCTTTTAAAGGTTCTCCGTTTACAGTTAAATAGTATAAATCACCTTTTTTTAGTAATCCAAGAACTGGAGTTTTTCCTTCTGGACCCTGAGGACCAATAATATTTGTTGAAGGAATTGAAGTAGGAGTTTCATCATCTAATTTTCAAGAAATTATTCCATTTTTAACTTCAGGAACTCATACTTTACCAACAGGTCCTTCAACTCCTGCCATTACAAAAGCTCAGAAAAGATTTGGTTTAATACCAATAATTTTATCGTTTTCTCGAACTAATTCAGGCATATTTAACGAAGATGATGTATGACTTCTAATGCAAGACAATAAAGCTCCTTCAAATGATACAAAATCTACAATATATTCGTCATTAAAATAGTGAGTATTTGTTATTCATTCTCCCGCCATCTTAAAGGAAGTTCCTTTATAGAAATCTCTTGAATTATAAGCTCCAGAATACTCTCTTGAATTTTGTAGATCTATAGTAGGTAATATATTATTTTTCTTCATAGTTTATTATTTTGACCCTAATATTAAAAATGGAACACTAATACTTGTTGTTGGTACTTTGCCATCTCCAGTTCTTACATCTAAAGAAGCCCCATTAATTCTGCCTCTTGCAGAACCATAAAACATTTTTAACAAAGCCCCATCTCATATAGGTTGTGAAATAGCTACAGTAGTTATTGATAGAGTTCTACCAGGATAAATACTTGTTAAATTTAAATTTGCAGCAAAATTTCCAGATTGACTCACAGTTAATACTAAGTCAGTTCTACACCTATAAAAAGAAGATAAAGATGGCACACCAGATGAATTAAAATAGACTTCTCCACATGCTAAAAACGAATCACTATTATAATCATCATAACTTCTATAATAAAGATCTGAACGTAGTGTTCCATTCTGCTTTCATGTTTTCAGCTCAAAATCTGATGTATTTTCTACCCAAATTGTTCCAACATAGTAGTTACTTACTATTGAGGATGGAACGAATTTAAATTCTACTACACCTCCTGCAGGAAGCAAAATTTGGGAAGCATTAAAAAGAATTGGTTCATCATAAGAGAATAATAGCCTACCATTGTAATATCCACAAATTTTAATAGATTCATCATCATGGCCATTATCAAATGGGTATACAAATAATTGTTTATCCGACTTGTTATAAATTGCACCAGAATATGAACCATCAATATTTAATTGATATTTAGAAGCATCTATTTTAAGTATTACATCTTCATGTATGGTTGGAGAATATACAATTTCTGAGTACAATGAATCTAATACATGTGGATCAGATGATTGAGTCAGTGTATATTGTTTAGTATTTTGAATAAGTGCATTATTAATTTTAATATTTGTTAAGTCAACACTTCCATCATCCCCAAATTTAATTTTTCCTGCAGCCATATGTCCAGCTCCAGTTCTAAAATTAAATAGTATATTTGGAGTAAATACACCTCCTGTAGGAGTTTCTGGATTAAAATTCTGGTATTGAGTAGATACTTGCCCACTAGAATCAATCCCTTGCTGACTAAACATATAGTTTCCATTAAATACAGCAGATCCAATAAGACCGTTAGCGATAATCCCAATTTTAGTATACAGCGCTTCAAATGCATCTAATTTAACTCAACTATTACTAGTATCAGTGCTAGGAGATTCATTACTGTGTAATGTTCCTTGCCAAGTTCCTACTATATTTAAAACGTAATAGCTAGCATCATTAGAATCATATACATAAGGAGTTTTATCTGCGGTTCCTTGATATACAGTATTAACATTATAAATACCTTCAGGATAAATTATTTGTCCTTTAGAACCATTCTCTCCATTTAATCCATTAGTTCCACTTAATTTAGTGGGAGTACTCCAGCTACCTTCAATTGTGCCAACTTTATCAGTATTACTTGTATAATTTACTCTGGCTTGAATAAACCAAATATAAGGAGTCTCTTCAGTAGGAGTTGGAACTGCTAAATTCCAACCTGTTGGCTGTCTTGTTGTTCCAGGAGTACTCGTTCCTCCATAAATAGTTGTAGTTCCTAAGCAATAACGAACTTCAATACCAATTCCAGGTAAACCATCAACTCCGTCTTTACCTGCAGGACCAGGATCACCAGTAATTCCAGGTTCTCCTTTTATTTTAGTTCATTTATAGTCAGAAGGATCATCACTATCATTTATATTATAATCTACATAAATTCCAATTCAAGCACCTGGATCTTCTCCATTGTTACCTGTAAAGGTTACACCTCCATCATTAGAGTATTTAATATGTAGATAACTTGTTTTTCCATCTTCTCCATTAGTACCTGGGATTCCTTGTTCTCCCTTTTCTCCTTGAATTCCTTCAAATCTTGCCCAAGTATAGTCAGAGGGATCTGTACTATCTGCTTGAGTAAAATCTACATAAGTTCCAATATATGTACTTGGAGTTTCAGTCATTTGACTTGAAGAAGTAGGGTTAGCAACAGCAGAATATTTAATATGAAAATATGTAGTTCTTCCATCTTCTCCTGGAGTTCCAGGAATTCCGTCTGTACCATTTGTACCATTTTCTCCACTTATAACAACTGGAGTAGTCCAGTTTGTATTTAAAGTATCATCAGGATTAATAGTTGCTGTAGTCATCCAGAGATATCCATCTTTAGATTTTTCAGGAGGAACCACAGACCATCCTGAAGGAGTTCTTACTGTTGCGTTTAATGTAGGAGGATTTGAATTACTTGTATTTACAGCAAATCTAAATTCTGTAAATTTGCCATCTTGAGCTTGGCCATCTCTACCATTAACTGGTATTACTTCTGACCATTCAGTTACAAGTCCTGTTTCTCCATTAACTGTTCCAATACATTGCCACCAGTTTCCACTAGTTGTAGGATAATCTTCCCATCCAGATGGACTAGGACTATTTCCTGTGGGTTTTGATGGTTTACTATCACTTAGTTTATAAACATAAGTTTTCCAGTTTGGCGATACTGCATCTTGTCCTTTTTCTCCTGTCATTTGAACAGGATCTGATCATTCTCCAACAAGACTAGAATTTCTAAAAGATGCTGTAATTGACCATATAATTTCAGAGGATGTGTGAATTGGAACAACAGTAGTTCATACAGATCCAGGATTTGTATTAGTTTTATTTACAATAGGAGGAGTATTAACACTACTACTTTTTGCATACATTAACTTAATGCTTAATCCATCTTCTCCATTAGAACCATCAGTTCCGTTTGTTCCGTCCTTACCATCTTCTCCATCTTTACCATCAGCTCCTTTAGGTAATCCAAAACTAAATTTAAATATATCCCCTTCTAAAACTACATTAGCATTAGCTTCAGTTGTTGAAGAAACATTAGCTACTTCTGCATCAAAATTAGGAATTTCTCCGCCTTCAGAAATAGTTTTTCATTCTGTATCATAATCTGCATCAGATTTTTTAACTAATGCTTGACCAGTAGTTCCTCCAGGAATTACTCCAATTCCATCAGAGCCATTCTTTCCATCAGTTCCATCAGTTCCATTTTGCCCAGGATCACCTGTAGCTTGGCCTATATCTTGTCAAGTTTGACCTTTATCCATTGAAAGTAGTCAACGACCATCTTCAATTTTTAATTGTGGAGTAATACCATCAGTTCCACTCGGTCCGATAGGACCAATATCGCCTTTATCTCCTTTTTGACCTTTACCACTATTTCCCATAATAAAAGCTCAATATGGATTAGATTCTACACCAACAATTATATCGTCTTTATAAATTAGATTCGGCTTATTTCATTCTGATGATAAATGACCTCTTAGACAATACAATAAAGCTCCTTCACAAGATATAAAATCAATAATATGTTCATCGTTGAAATAATGAGTGTCTCGAGTTCAGGCTCCTGCCATCTTAAAAGATGTTCCTCTATAAAAATCTCTAGAACTATACATTCTATAATAGTCTTGAGAATTTATTGCATTATCTATGATTACATTAACATTAGATCTCTTCATAATATTGAATTATTTTGATTATTTCATTATTAGTTGGATTACCGTGTTCAATATAATCAATTGCATTAATTAATTCGTTCATTGTAAATAATGCTTTTTTATCAGGTAAATGCCCAATATTAATATTAATTAATTCTTGAACAAATATTTTATATAATTCATTATATAGAATTTCCACAACCACAACTATTATTTATATTACCTAATTCCTCTCCACATAAAGAATTACATGAAGATAAATTATCTAATATTCTTTGCGCTTCTGTAAAGTTCCCCATATCTTTTAGATAATCAAACACATACATAGCACTTAATAAGAAATCTCTGCGATTCCTTAAATTTTCATCTGTTTTACATTTATCATAACTACATATTTTACTGTTATTCAACAGTAATTGCCGTTGCAAATATACTAAACATCTTTGTAATTTGCAAACACTAAAGACATTTTTTATTGGACAATAGAAAGTTTGTGAAGCCTTATTTTCTTGCACAAATTCATATGCTTCTTTATAACCAATAATTTCAGAACTTTCAATTACTTCGTCTAATGTATATCCTTCCTGGTCTGTAATATTAGATTTATAAAGATCCCCATTTAAAAAAAATAATTCATCTATTAAATTAATATATTTATCAGGCTCTTTATCGTCTTGAAAATGCATTAATTGTGGAACTACTAATTTATAATAATAATAAGTTCCGTCAACATTTAATGTAAATTCAGATGCAAATCTACTTAAATAGTGTCCCCGATTATGTAATTCCTTTCTTATTTTTACTGATTCTGGAAGCAAATTTTCGTCAGTATTATAAGATAGAAATTCTAACATTATATACTGACTTAAATCTACACCTAAATAATCACTATTATCTACAGCAATTAATTTACAATCAGATCTAACAATTACATCAATATTTATTTTTTTATTCATATTATACAACTTGTTTTATTTTATCATTATAAGGATTAGTATCAACTGTTTCTGCAGCTTGAATTTGAACTTGTTGCTGTTTTGTTTCAATAAGTTTATCGTTATAATCCTTATCATTTTTAACTTTTTCTCTTTCAATAGCTACCTTTTCAGCTTCAAGTTGTAGTCTAGCTTGACTATTTTGTTCAAGTTGATTTTGTGATTGACCTAATTCTCTTTGTAATTGTTCATTTTGTTTCTGTAACTGTTGCAGATTTTGTTCATATTGCTGAAGTTGTTGCTGCAATTGAGAAACACTATTATTTTCTTCCTTCTTAACGGCAGTAGCTTTAGCTACATAACGTTTAAGTTCGGACATACTATTAGCAGTTGCAATACTTACTGCCATATCAGGATCTGACATTCCAGCTTTAATTAATTCAATATTAAGAGCCTTTACAGTTTCCATATCTTTAAAAGACTTAGAACTATCCTCAATATGTAAATCAAAATCTGTAAGTGTATAATGTTCAGGAAGTGCTGTAAATATTCTTGAATATTTATTACCTAATACAATAGTACCAGTAATACCATTTGGATATACTAATTTAGCTAAATTAAGCATATCATAATTAGCTTCTTTATAAATGATATCCATGGTCTCAAAATATTGTTTAGTTAATAAACCTGACATTTTAACTCCAAGTTGAACATTAGAAACTGCATCTCTCTGTTCATATTGAGCTAATCTTTCAGGTAACACTCCTGTAATTGAAGAAGCTTGTTGTTCTACAGCTTGAATAGCTAATTGAATGCCTTGAATAGCCTGAGTTTTAACAGTATCATCAAATCCATTAAAAATCGTATTAGGCATACCTTCACTACCTTCTTCCTTACTATTTATTAATGCTAAACCATTCTTTTTATATGCTTGCCAAGCTTTAACTCTATCCGTTAATTTTTCACCTAAAAATGAAGGAATAAAAGAAACATCCATCCAATCTCCAACTCCTCCTGAAGAAGCAATAAGGTTATCTCTAAAATATATAAGTAAATCATATTTCATTGTTTATTCGATATAGGTCGTTAATCTATATCCGTCTTTTTGACTGCTGCATGTCACCATGCAGATTAGACTATATCATACAAATTTGATTTAAAATTAATTCAAATAAATTCTGTTTCATTATATTTCATAACTACTTATAATTAATTTTAAATTAAACTTGTCCCCGCACTTCCACTTACTTAAGTGTACTCCTTTCGGATAGTCGTTGAACTTTCAAAGATATTTCTATCTAAGCTTAGCTGCTGATTGTCTTAAATTTACTATTATTCAATTTAAGGTTTTCCAGCAATTCACGGGGTTTATACAGGACTCATATAATTTAATCCTGTAGGTCCATAGTATGTGCTATTAATGAATATGGATCTCCATTTTTATCTAAGAAAAACATTCCGTTAACAGATAATCTACATCTACTAGGACAATCTGCACTTCTTACAATATACTTTGATTCTCCACGAGTAATATATACTTCTGAACCAATTTTTACTCCTTCATGTCTTGTTAATTCTCCAGTTTTATAATCTGCTTCAATTCATTCAACTTCATATACAGGAATAAGATGATTCTTTATAGGTTCTATTGAATCATAATCTCCAGGCCATCCTGGATGTGCTTCAAGTCCTGCAAGAATACCTGTATGTAAATTATCAGCTCGTAAATTAGGCTCAGCAGGTTTACCAACATATCTAACCAAATAAGTAGGAGATGTTGAATCTGCAGTTTGTTGCATATCTCTAATTTTCTTAGCGGCTTCTGTAGTTAATTCTGATCTGAATGTATTTAAGATATCCTCTCTTGACATTCATTTTCTAATAACAACTCTCTTAGAATCTGCAAGATAAGGAGAATTTGGATTACGTTCTATAAACGTATTAACAGGATTTAAAATTTCAATATTGACATTTGAATTACTTTCTGTAGGTTTTACTCTATAGTAACAAGTACCTGTAACAAGTAAATCTGTAAGTAATTCTGCCATTTTACGTTTTAAATCGATGTTTCTTGATTGTCTTAAATAATCAAGAATATTTTGTGCAGCAATTTCATATTCAGAAACAAAAGATTGATCAATATCTTGTTGAATTGAGTTGATTTCTTTTTCAATAAAAGGATCATTTACAATTTCTTTATTTTCAATAATAGCTGCAATAATGTTATTCTTTAAATACTGTTGCAAATAATTAAATACTTCTGCACTAATTTTAAGTTGCTTTTCTCTCATTATATTTGAAACAGTCTTTTCATCTTTGCAAGATACTTTTAAATCTTGATTTAAACCTAGATATTCTCCAACTAATACATCAATATGTTTCTTAATTAATGGTGTAAAACTAACTGATGTAGGAGTCCCAATTCCGTAATTTTCTTCTAGGTGTTTGAATTGATCTGCATCTCTACGACAATGATAATATCCATAAGCTTTTCTTATAGCAACTTTATCATATACAAGATTACCTATCGCATCATTAATCTTCTTTACTTCATTCTCTATCACCATATTCTAATACTATATATTGATTTCCTTCACCTGGAGTAGTCATTTCTCCAGAATAATATTTTGTTCTATCTAGTTGTCTGTTTCTAAGTTCTTTTTCAAGAAATTCGAAAAAACCTTCTTCATCACCTTCATAGACTAAAACTAATGGAGCTTTTCATTGATTCAAATCTAAACTTAATTTCCATTGATTACCATCTATAGTTAATGTAAAGTCTCCAGTGTAATATGCACACATAGCCTTTTCAATTATTTCATATACTTTATCAACGAGTTCCATTCTTTTGCGGTATTACTCCATATTCTTTATAGCCTTTTTCATTAGTGAACCATCCAATATTTTCTCATTCTTTTGCTAATTTATCTTGAGCAGCAGGTCGTATATTCATTAATTCTTCATCTGCAATTTCCGCCATTTCCATAGCTGCAATAATATCGAACTTTCGTTTATTTTCTCAAGAATATTTTAGCAATTGTTCAAGCATTTCATCAATATCAATTGAATAACAATAATCATTAACGAAGTTATTAATTAATTCAAGACCATGCTTAATAATAGCTTCTGTAGCTGGTACACCAATCATTTGTGAGTTGCCTCTTTTCATATCTCCAAGAGTTGAAGCAGGACGTTTCATAAATAGACTATCTTTCTTTTTTTCTTTAAAATATGTAACAATACTAATCTTAGTATGTTCTAGTAGTGCTTTACAATTATATCATACTAATAATTTCATTGCTACATCATATGCTTCTCGAATATCTCGAGGACGATCTTTATAAATCGCAACATATTTCGCTTCTTGTAATCCATATATCCGTTTCTTAATAACTATGCAAAAATCAGATACATCTGTTGAGGTAGAAGAATCTCCAGAACCTTGGTCAATAGAGTCTATTCCTGCAACATATAGATTTTTTAATACAAGACCATCTTCATCACGAAGTGGCCTTTCATATATAGCAATTTTACTATTTGGATTACTTATAACTTTTACTTTTGTTAAATCAGGAGTATCCCCAGAACGATCTCATAATAATGACACATACTCTGGTTTTAATCCTGCTTTAAATATTCTAATTTGGGTTAATCTATCTGCAATTGCGATTGAATCAAAGATATTTTCTCCCTGTTTATATAATGCTTCATTTGGAATAAAACAGTGCTCTGCACAATAATCAAGTAGATCTTTGCCACTTAATTTTTTACGTTCTTCCTCATAAAACTTTTTAAATTCTTCAGATTGTGTAACTCCTCTTGTATCTAAAAATTCTTCTCGTAAACTAAACTTATGAGCTGGAATAAAGAAAGCTGTTAATTGTGGCTTTCTATCTTCTGTATCATAATTTTTATATGGAAGTACATTATACCCTTCTGGTTTTGCAAAAATGTTTGATAAACCTTCAAGTGCCATATCATCACCACCTGTACCTAAAGCAATACGTGTTCCAAAATGATAACCACCAAGCTCAACAAGGGCATTACCTTGAATCCAACTTTTAGTTAAATATTTATTAGATCCTGCTTCTTCATAGATTAATCTATCGACACGATCACCACGAATCTTATCAGATGTATCAGCAATTACTGAATCAATTTCTGACATTCAACCATATTCAACTCCATCAGGAGTAACTTGAGATGCACGTTTAGTATCTGCATTATTAACTTTTTGCCGTAAATGGCGCATACCTCCATTAGTATTCATGTCTAATCAGTTTAACTGCTTTCAACATTTAGTTTTTAAAGGAGTAAGTTTACCTTCTGCAGCACAAGTTAATAAAGAACGATAACCTCTATTAGTTATATAAGGTCTTACTGCTAAACAAGCAACAATCTCAGATAGTCCAATACCACGAGCTTTTAATATAGCTACATCTTTATGTAGTCTTTCAGCCATTTCAACATAATGAAAGAATTCATATTGTTTAGCTAGAAATGTAGGAAACTTTTCATTACGACCAGCTCCACCTCTAGCTCCTTCAGAAATAACTTCCATTCTATAGAAATTTAAAAAGAAATAATGATCTCCTGTAATTCTATATTTACCAACTGTATAACCTTCAGTACAACGTTTATATTGTTCTCTTCAGAAATCATTATAAGGCTTTGAATCTGCAGGATATTCAGTATATGATCCAGTTCTATCATAAATTTGAGCTAGTTCATTAAAAGGAGTAGGATCAAAATCTAAACCTTGAGTTTCATTAATTGGGCGGTATCCAGTTAATTCATATGATAATTCTGGATCAAAGTAAAGTACGTCTTCGGTGACCGCCACATCTCACAAACCATCTCTCTTTTTATAAAAATCAGTTGCAGTATACTCAAATTGTTCTGTAGTATCTTCTTTCTGATCTCCAAGCATTTCTTGTAATTGCTTTTTTAATTCTTCTTCAAATTTATCTGAAAAAGATTGAGGAGTTGGTTCAGGACCTTTTATTGATTCTCTAAGCTCTTTATATTTCTCTTTAGTTGTTTTCTTTCTTTTGACTTCTGATTCTTCTTTATTTTTTATCTGTTCAAGCATTTTTTTACGTGCTTGAGACATTGAAGATTTAATTGTCTTTACCATACTTAACTATCCATAAATCCAGGTTTTACATCACCTCTATTTTTAGCATTGGATTGCATTTGATCTTTTTTATAATTAAGCTCAAGTTCTTTTAATTTATCTGCCATAACTCCAATACTAGCAATATCAGCTAATACATCTTTTGCCTTAAAGATAGGTTTACTATTATTATCTCTCTCTTCAAGGTCTATATTATCTAAAGATACTCTCATTTTTTCAAGAGTTCGATACGCTGTTTTTATAAGGCTAAGTATTCTAGAAGAATCTTTGATTTCCATGTATTTTCTAACTGCTGCATGGAAGACTGGATCGTCTCATTCTTCTTGAGTTAATCCAGAATCTTCCATAGCTGCATCATGCTTTTGTCTCTCTAAGTATTGTTGATATGGACTTTTCCAGTCACAAAACAACCATATATATTTAAATTCTCTTCAAGCTCTTAACCTCTTTGTTCCTTTTGGATCTTCCTTACATTTATTTCTTTCTATATCTCACAGCGCTGCAAACTCCTTTACTAATAGTATTTCGTATTCGTTAATCTTTAGATTACATGTTACATTATCATAAAGGAATAAATCTAGCATTATTTTTTATTTAATTTTTCTTTTTCCTCTTTTGTAGGTTGGTAATTATTGTCTTGAACTCTCTGAAGTGCATTTCCTGAAGGAGTATATATTCCAGAAGTACGATAATACAATGTATCTCCAGGTATTGCTTGAGTTCCTAAATATGGATTTTCAAAAGTTGGGGCAATTACATGTCTACGAACAGAATCAATTAACTGATTATTTGTTCCTGGAATCATACCCGTAATAATCATTTCCTTATCAATTACACCTCTATCTGTTAGATTACCTACATTATTAACAACAGTGTCTCGTTTTATTTCAGGAAATGCATCTCCTCTTGCAAATTTTTGAGTTCCAAACTTTGATTGGAGTTCTTTATATCTATTACTTACAGGAGACGACCGTCTCAATCCTAAAAATCCAAGAATTCCAGAATCATCAATATTACTATCTACTCTACCTCCAACCCCATTATGTATATAAAGAGTATCTTGTTTATTTGGAGATACTAATTCTGATGTTGTAATATTATTTCTAGTAATTTGTCTTAAACCAACTCCATTAGGCAATACTGTTTGATTAACTCCAGGTTTTAAACTTCTGGCAACTTGTGCTCCATTATGTACTCATTTATTAGGTCCATATTCAAATAAATCTACTCCATGAAACTCCTTACGAGTTTTATCAGATTTTCTTTGAGAAGTTTTACCTCCTTCTTGGAAAAATGAACCAAGGTTTCTTGGATTGATGCGGTGTTCAACAGGAATAGATCCTAAAGTAGCATTATTTCCATAATTGACCGACATACTTCTAGGTCCTACATATCTACTATCAAACCTATTAGGATTACCTAAATTAGATGCCACTATGTAATCACTATATGAAGGATTAGTTATAACTAATTCTTCATTCATATTTGTAGGTCTAATTCCTTTAGCTGCAGACATTCCAGCTTCTTCTGCTCCAGAAATATTTCTTGATCCAAGATTAGATTGTGGAAGTTTTGGTTTCTTAGGAGCAGGTCTTGTTGGAGCTAATTGAGTTCCATATAATTTTCCATTTCAAGTAAAGCTAGTAAGTCCTGCACTTCTAGCTGCTGCAAAAGCTTGATTGAAATTACCTTGGGATAAATCAGGAGTAACATTAGTTTGTACATTTACTTTAGGAGTAATTCCAGTTTTCATAGATACTCCAAAATATAAAGGTTGAGAAATAACTGAACCTTCAGTTTTTGTTACTTTAGGTTTAGAATTATCTCCTACAATATTTTTCATTGCAGCTGCTTTGACTTCTCTTCTACTTAATCCAAGATCTTGATCCTTAATAGCAGATTTCATATTTCTATATGCAGTGCGATTGAATTTAGAAGATTTCTTACCTTCTTTTACAACCTTCTTATTTTCTTTACGCTCATTCTTTGCAGATCCTCCATCTTTAAATTTATTAACAAGATAAGCAAGTTTGCCTCCTTGTTTAAACATTCCTGCAGATTGCTCTTGTTTAAATTGATTAATCAATCCAGAAATAGTATTCATACCATCTTCTGTTTGTGCTAATTCATTTAGCTTTCCTACAATTTCTTCAGGAGTTTTATTTTGGAATTCTTCTACTTTAGATGGAAGTCATTGAACAAATTGCATTAATTCTTCTTGTTCCATGATGATATTGTTTTATTGTTAAATATCTGTTGTAGAGCAAGTAATTTCAAATTTATTATATTTAGGGTCTAAAGGTTGCGAAGGATAAATCCAAATAGGAGTAGTATTTGGAGTAGTTGTAATTGTATAATTCTGTCCTTCCAAAAACTCTTTAATTTCAGCTACAGTGCCTTCTATTGTTATACCATTGTTTAAATAAGCTTTCATAATTACTTGTTTTTATAAAATTTTAAATCTTTTGTTGAGAATACTGCTTCACGTAAAACCATATTCTTATCAAATCATCTACATTTAATACCTTTAAAGATATTAGTTATTTCATTACCATGTTTGTATGATTGTGTAATTTTTTCTACTACATACATAACAGGAGATGTAAGATCACTATGTTTTAAAGTGACTACATCTCCTGGGTTAAAAAACGTTTTTTCAATTTCGTTTATCATATTATTCTTTGTCCTTTTCAATTACTCGACATATAATGTTTTGTTCACTGATAGCGTAATAACCCATATTATTAAATGGAATAGGAACTACTGAATTCCTGTAATACACATCCTCTCCAGGTTTTACGTATTTACATTCTGGTCCTGCAGAAATAACAGTACCACATGCAATAAATTGTTCAGCTCTCTCCATCTCACCAGTATCATCAGACTTATATGTATCTGCAAAAAGATCTCCTGGAAGAATCAAACCTGAAGCACTTGTTTTAATTTCTCTATAAGGATTTTTTTCAAATGGTTTTATAATAACAGTATATCCAGTTGCAGCTACTTTCATTTTAGATGCATCTTTGGCACCTTTATTTAATTCAAGTAATCTATTTGCTGTTAAAAGTTGTTCTTCTTCCATTTTTTTATTGTGAGCAGCAATTTCCTCAGGAGTTAATTCCTTTGTTTCATGTTTAACGTTTGCTCCCATAAGATGAACTCCCATTTCTTGCATGTGTGCATTTCCTAAAAGATTTTTTCCCATAATCATTTACATTTTTAAATTTAACTTATTACCATTTATTTACTAAGCATCTTGCGTATGCAAGTCTTGTTTTTGCAGATAATCTACATCCGCATCCTTTTCTATATCCAATTTTTGGTCTATCTGAATAGTCTGTTTTATTATTTTCATTAATATATAATCTAGGATTACATATCGGACCCATTGGTGTTTCTTTGTATAATGGACATTCTTTACAAATTGCTAATCTTTTTTCAGATAAGTCTTCATTTTTATTAATTGCTTCATTAACATGTCCACTAATAATATCTATTAGTCCCATAATTAAAATACTATAGGTTTATCTAAATCTAATTCAGATTTAATCTTTATATCTCTTTTATAATGTTTTAACATTGTTTCTACATCTGATTTTAAATAATCACATTCATGTTCTGTAATATGATTATTATGGTCAATATGTATTAGTACTAAACGTTTAATATTAAAGTTTGGATTAATTTTCTGTAATAAATATGCATACAATGATAATTGTAATGTATAATGATAAAAATTACAGTCCATAATATTATCCATTGGGAATTTCATCATAGTTCTACTTTTAGTAAATTTATTATAAAATGATTCTTTTTCTAATTTCTTATTAGTATTATGTGTAACTATCATTGAGTCACCGAATAAAAACGTGTGTGATGGACTGTCAACTTCTAGGCATTGCGTTGCTACTGTATCAACTCTTTCTACAGATATAATATTTCTAAATGTATTCTTATTTTTAGATGGGAAGTCGATATCTTGATTTCTTACTAAAAAGGGATTTAATCCATCAGTTGAAAAACATACATCTCATCCTTTAAATATCTTTCCATTACATTTTTTATCTACTTCAAAAACAGTAGCTTTTATGCCTAATGTACTTACTAACCTTAATAAATCTTCAGCTTGTCATTTCTGAGTAGTTCCCATTACAAATCTTTTTCTAGATTCATGATAGTAACCATCAGTATCCATTAACCCTCTAAGCAAATCAAGTCTTTGTTGATAAGAGGCTCGCATATATAAATCAGGTATAAACTTATTATTTAGTATTCCTAGATCGTTAAGTTTTTTTCTAATATTATATATAGTTCGCATTTCCGCAGATTTTCCGTCAGAAAGATCTCCTCCAAAAGTATATCCTCTATTTTCTATTTCTTCCCATACTTTAGAGTTTATATTAGTGATAATTCCACATGACTTAGAGCCATCTCCTAGTCAACATCCCAGTACATAAGGATCTATAGGAAGTTCTATTTCTGGAAGATTTAGAGGATTTGCGTTCATTATTTTTGGGATATTGTACGAGGTTCTTGGTTTATCAATTAACCACTTTGCAATATCTTCTGTGGTCATAACTACTTCCCTAAATGTTTTATCTATATTCCTAAAAGAAATAAGTCATCTATGTTCATGGTCTGCCACAATCGACTCTCCGTTATCAAAAGTTATTTTAAAACATGGATTGTAATGGATATCTGATTTATGTAACACTTTAGTTATATTTCCTTCTTTATCAAATATCTCTTCTCCCTCCTTTATATCCTTAATAGTTGTCCATCCGTTTTTAGTTGGAATTTTTGTATCTAGAGGGAGTCCTTTATAATCATATATATAAATATCATTCCCATCTTTAATAAGTAAGTCAAGTTGTCCTGCAATTCTTAATAAACCATCATCTGATTTATAACTAATCATAAATTCAGGATATACTCCTTTTTCTAAATCTAACTGATAGTATCCTTTTTTGCAAGTAAACTTTCCTCCAAGTCCAAACTTTTTTAGATCTTGTTCTTCAGATTGATAATACATGTTTTCAAATTGAGCATGTATTTTTGTACCTCTTTCACAAGATTTATTTCTTTCTACTTCATACGATTGAAGTATTTCTGCCCGTTTATTTTCAAACTCTTCTTCGTTGATATTTAACTTTTCAAGTAAAGTTGGATTTCAACGTTTTGTATTTAGTAATGTAGTTTTAACAACTTTAAAAATTTCTGGTTCTACTAAAGCTTCGCAAGCTTTATATGCAGATCAGAATGCTGAATCAAACTCATTAACATATTTATGTATCAATGTTGTTACAGATACATAAGGCTTATTATCATATTTATCTAAGTACAGATGTTTTGCATCTGAATAAATAACATCTTCTGTTTCTTTGTCTACTTGATATCCATTAACATATTTTTCCTTTACATTACTTAATTTTGGCATTGTTTATTATATTTGGTTTTATATATTGTCCTATTATTGCTCCGTATCTAATTAAATTCTCTTTAATAGTACTATCTTCATATCCTACTTCGTTTTCTTTTTCTCAAGTGAATCCTAAAATTCCTGTTGGAGTTCCAGTATCATCTTTTAGTAGAGTACATGCTAAATATTCTACATTATTTTTTCCAAATCGATCATACATTACATGATCTATTTGTTCTAAAGTAGTTAAGTTACCGATAAACTGATTATGTGTTTTTAAATAATCAGGAAGATTTAATCAACTAAGATGAAAATTATCATATTGTTCTTTGATTGAGTGTGCGTTTTCTCCACATAACTCAAATCGCATAGAACCATATAATCAATCAGAAATACCATTGTGATATTGTATTACTCATACTCTATCTGCACCTAACATATATAATAGTCTTGGAAGTAGATCTTTAACTTTCTTATCATCATTAATCCTATTTAACAATTCTTGTGAATGTTTCTGACTCATATATTCTGAATACTTATCAAATAAAAATGTTGGATCATAACATATTCTCAAAGTAATACTTAACATAAACATGATGATTAAGGCTTTAAAGATACTACATACTCCATAATCTCTAATATACTGTAGGATAGTCCCCAGTCATGAGAGTCCTGAGCTTAAATCGTGTTGTTTCTTAGCCATATCTAATTCTTTAAATTATTGTATAATTTTATTTGGATGATGCAAATATATAATAATTTTTTTGGATATCCAAATAAAACTGTAAAATGTTTGTATATAATTAAATAAATAACTATATTTGCACAAATAATGTGCATATTCAATTATTAATATTATAATTATGAAATATAACGATGAAATTTTAAACAAAATTGCGCAGGCATATAGTAAACCTGCAGATGAAAAAGGTAATCTTGATAATATTATGTTAGGTTATCTTGAAATGATGAAGAATGGAAGTAAGATCCATATTAAAAAGAAGAATCGAGGAAAATTTAGTGCAAGTGCTCGTAAAGCAGGGCAAAGTGTACAAGAACATGCAAAATCTGTTCTAAATAATCCTAATGCTACACCATTACAGAAAAAGCGAGCTAACTTTGCACGTAATGCAGCTAAATGAAATAAGAAATAAAAACTACTACTTTCATAGTTATAAAATACATAACTATGAAAAATTTCTTTATAAAGATGTTTACTGCTCATAGTGGATTAAGCAGTAAAAGAGTGTGCGGATTTCTCGGATGATTGGTATGTCTATTCATCTGTATATGATGTACAATATATGTTATACCAGCTCCAGAAATAGTTCAACTATTATTTATCTGTAGTACTTCACTATTAGGAATAGATAGTATTGTTGGTATATGATATAAGAAAAATAAAAATGATTAAACAATTCATATCTCAGAATATAGGGGGGGGGGTTAAAATAAATAATTCTCATTTATATTTTTATGGTCCAAATTATACAACTGCAGTTATTAAGGATACATCAGCAGAAACACTAAACACAGCAAATTGTTTATTCGGTGTATCTTTTGATTATCCTTTAGAATATGATGATAATGAGGCTTTCTTTAAGATAACTGCTGAACTAACTCTTACAACATACCAAGGTGTAACAACTTCTGTGCCTATAAATCAAACAGTTACTATAAGAACAATAGAAGATACAGGTATAGGAGGAGATAATAAAAATTTTGCTATTCCTGGATATTTATTATTCTCTATACCTGCTATAGAAAGGATGGTACTTAAATCTGCAACTATTGAAGTACTTAATCCGAATTCAAAGTATATGTATACTAACCCTACAGCACTTGAAACAGGTGGAGAATATGTTGCAGTAACAAGTAATTTATATATGGATAATTCTCAGTTTGGAACTTATCAAGGAATATTTAATGCTGATTTATATAATTCTAGCCAAGGTATTTTAACATTGAAAAATCCTATTAGTAGAGAATTCTCAGCAGGTACACAACCTTACTTAATTGCACTAAGTACTACTTGGGCAAAAAGAACAGATTTAGTATCTAGTTTAACAAGACCTGATTGAAAATTACACTGCTTAAATCAAGGAGGCATGGCTTCTGACATGTATATGGGTGTTAGTTACTATATTACTTCATACTATTATGGAGGAGAAATAGATACTGTGCTTAGTGCAGTAGAAAATATCCCAATTCCAATAGTATCTGGACAATCACAGATAGTTGTTAATACAAATTACATAGACGAAAGTATGATAGGAGATTATCTTATATTTAATATACATACATATCTTAGATAATGATAAATAATTTAGAAATATTAAAACCTATTTTGCACTTTGAAAAGGATTATTATGTAAGGGTTATAATTCTTTCAAGATCAAAAGATGGAAATCTTTTACAAAAGAGAATTGGGAGAGATCTTTTTTTTGGCACTCTTGAATCTCTACAAGAAGCAATGCCAGATATTATTACAACAGCTACAGAGTATAATGCTAGAGTTTATATTGATACAGTCTCAAAAAGATTATCTTCAGGATTTTTAGCACAAATAGAGTGAGAACGATTTAAGGTTTTTGGTATTAAACCTCAACTAGAAGCAGTAATTATAGAAGAAGATTTCTATGGGCTATATGATGCTGATGGATATGCTAAGGAAGAAAACAAAATAATAAAATCTTTATCTGAAGAATTTAACTTCAAACCTTTAATAATAAAATCTTCAAATGAGGGAGAACATTGATTATATAAAGGTTCCGAACTTAGAACATTATCAAATTCAGTTAATAATACTATTATTAGAAATAAAATTTTTATAGAGCACGCTTGAGCATGTTTATATAATCCATTTAACTAAATGCAAGCAAACAAGTATTTTCAAGTAAAAGAATTAGTATCATCAAATATCTACAAAGAATATGGAGATGATGCTATAAAATTTTTAGATCCAAAAGCACTTAAAGCTTTAGAGAACGTTAGAGAGATTTTAGGAGTTCCTCTGATCTGTAATAACTGAGCAGCAGGTGGATCTAGAAATTATAGTGGTTATAGAGAGCCAGGATGTGGAGTTGGTACTCCTACAGGCTATCATTATAAAGGTCAAGCGTTTGATTTAATATCAACTAAATTAACTGCTAAAGAGATGAGAGAAATTCTCGAAAATAATCAAGATAAACTTAGATATCCTATACGAGTAGAAAAATGAGACAATAAAGGTGAAATCTCTTGATTACACATTGATATTTCTCCGAACACACATGGAAAAAAACTATACTTTTTTAAAGCATAACATATGAAATGATATATTAAACTATTAAGATGGATCTGGGAGTTCCCACAGTGTCTCCTAGGTCTCATCTTAACCAAACTCTATAATGTAGAGTATAAAGAAACATACAAACAAATTCCAATTTATGCTGGCGACTTTCCTGGAGGTATTTCATTAGGATTATATATTCTAATGGGTGAATCTGCTAGAAAATATAATAGAAACAGCATTAAAGATCATGAATGAGGCCACACAAGACAGAGTATTAGATGAGGATGGCTTTATTTACCTGGCCCTGGTTTATGCAGTATTTGCTGAGTAGGTCTTAGAAGAATTAGTGCTAAACTTAGAGCTAAAAGTTATTATTCAGTTTGGCCAGAAAATCAAGCTGATAAGTTTGGAGGAGTTCCTAAACGGTAATAACTATGAATGATTTATTAGAAAATGCAAAAAGGAATTCCAAGATAACACTCGAAGAATTCTTTTTTGAGTTTTATAGTAAAATTCTTGAATTTGAACAAGAAACAAAAATAAAAGAAAATGAAAACATTTATATCACAAAATATAAACAAGATTAAATTAGCACCATTTCCTGAAAGTATAGTGTTAGTAGCTACCTGCACGTATCATGAGGGTAATGATGAGTTCCATGCCATATTACAATTAGCAAAACCTACAGATTTAGATTCTTCAGGAAATTATAATACATTAACTGCAGTTGCAGCACCTTATAATGTTAATGTTATAGAAGAGATTCAAAGAAGTTGAGGCATTTTTGGATATCCGATTGCTTTTAATATAACAGAATTTCCTGATTCTGAATTTAGAAATTTTCTTTTTACAGGAGACTCTGTTATACAAGAATTAGATACTCCTGTAGATTTATTTAATGGCATTAATGGCCTTAGTGGAAATCCAAAGAATTCTTCTTTAGCAGCATTTGCATCATTTACTTTTATGCAGGGAAATAAATATTCAGAAGAATGTGTTATAATGCCTGCAGATTGGGATCAATGAATAGGTGAGTCTGACCTAATGATAAGAGCAGGTTCTTCTACATGTCATTTTGTAATTAGTGATGCAAGTTCTTACACATGTATACAGAACCTTATAAATTATTCAAATGAAGGATTCTTTATGATATTTACAGAATCAGAAGATCTTGGAAATAATACTAAACTATTTGCACAAGATATAGCTACTCTTAATGATACTACAGTATATTCTGTTGGTGCTACATTTATTGCAACAAAGAAATTTACATGTACAAGATGTGGATATGTAGCTCAAGGTGCTGTAGCTCCAGCGTCATGTCCTGTATGTAAAGGGACGGATTTTGTAACAACGTAATATGAATAAATTATTTATATCCCAAAATAGGGGGGAACTTATTTCAATATAAATCTATAGAGGTATATGTAAATGATTTTGGAGCCCAAAGAACTGAAGGAAGTAAACGTAGAGATTAATTTCGAAGTATTTAGTGTAGAAATGAGAACTTAAAACAAAAGGAACCCAATTGGGTTCCTTTTTTATTATATTTTATATTTTCCCCTAAATGGAACAGGTTCTAAGGTTCCAGTATTTGTTAGACCTATAAATTGTCCATTTAATTGTATCTGGGTTGTTCATGCAGAAGTACTACTTGGGAATTCATATCTAAGATTATACCCTAAATATTCGTCTTTAAAAGTCATAGATTCAACTGCTTGGTTATATATATTACTTCTAGGATCAAAGAAGAACATTAAAGTTTTACCATCTATAGGTAACATCGTAAGAGCACTTACAATATCTCCATCAGTAGTTGTTAAAGTTAATGTAACTTTAGTTTTACTTATAGTATTATTTCAGAAATTAGTTTGAACCTCTTTTCAACTTAAAAGTTCATCTGGTGTAGAATTATATAAGTAAGCATCATCAAAATTCATACAAACAAATCCAGAATAAAGATTCTGTCTATTTAATATATTAGAAGACTCTTTTGGAGTAATATACATATTTAATGGAACTGTATAAAAAAGTGTTCCAGTTTGTTCTCTTACTATATTTTCTCCAGCTGGTAATGTTACAGTTTTTATAGTAGTTGCACTTTCATTTCCATAAGTTAGTTTACAGGTTGTTGATTCAGTAACACCTAGACTAGAATTAAGGTTGAAATTAACATATGAATGAGTTGGCGTATTAATAGAATTATAAGTTAAATAGAATACATTGATAGGAAGTTGATTAATTGTAATAGTTAGATTTTTTCTAATAACTCCAACATCCGTTAAAACATTAAAATTAATATATCCATCAGATGCAGTACCTGGTTCAATATAAGCATAATTTGTAATATCTGTTCCATCCATATATACAGAAGATTGAACAAAACTCTTATAATCATCATTATAATCAGGATTCATCCACTTTAATTGAAGACCTCAACCAGAAGTTAATATATTTTTTGGAACTTCAATTGTAAAATTGGTTATTAACTCATTATTTCATCTCTTTAAAAGGTGGGGCGTATTAGTTTCCTCAACATATACTAATTCTGATACTCCTTTACTAAAGAGAGTTGCTCTTATTACATAACTTATAGTAGTAACCCCCCCCAGTGATATTTTGTGATATAAACTGTTTAATCATTTTCTTTATAATATCTTCCACTAATTATAAAAGATACTAAACTTAGTAATGCATAGATTGGAGTTACTGAGTTTAGAGTACCTAAAAAGAATAATGCCATAAACATTAATCCTAATATGTAGAATATTTTATATATTTTCATTACTTATCTTTGAAATACTTATCATAAACATTCTTTGCATACCAGCCACAACCTACACCTACAGCTAAACTTACAACTGCAAGTAATAGACTACTAAAGCTCATTGCTGATACAATACCACAACCTGCCAATACTAAAGCAATTATAATTGCGGCAATAATTAATTTTGTTTTCCAAGTCATTGTTTTCATTTTATTTATATGTTAAATTATCATATGTTTTACCACTTTCAGAAACTATATAATTTTTCTGATTTTTATATAATGGTAATATTTCATTATTTCAAGATACAAAAGCATAAATATCTCCATAGAACGGATGTTCTTTTAAACCTTTTTCAAATTCTTCTGGAGAATTTTCTTTTGTAACTAGTGTATATGAATCTCCTAAATTAAAATTCATTTCAACACCTGTTTGTGTAATTTTTCTTAATGTAAACATGTATTTATATATTTATTAATTTAAAAGTTTATTTTAAGTATATTACAAATACTCAAGTATAAACATCATCTGGTATGTCAATTATGATGTCACAAATTGTGACATCATCTATCTCTTCATGTTCTTGTTTTAATAGTTCCATAATTGAAACTACTTCTTTCATTGGATTTAATATAGAGTTTTCACTACCATTAGATCCATTATTTAAAACTGCATAATATACTTTTGAATCTTTAATAAAAGTTACAGCTGCATTTTTATAAAAACCATAATCTTTTAATTCAATTTTTGGAGTATCTTTATCTTGCAGTTTTGTTATTACTTTATCATATAACTTATTGTCCATTATTTGAAAGATATTTATTAAGTGAAGTTGTTCGATTTAAAGTTCTTATATAATTATCTTTACCTTGACTATAATTAGAGTTAGTATCATTGTTTCCATGAAGTCTATCTACAAAATCATTTGTGCTAGTAGCGGTTAGTGCATTATATCTAGAATTTAGTAAATCTACTTTATATTGTGCATAATCATATAGATTTTCAAAGTCTATATATTTTTCTCCATCTTTATGCTTTGTTCATTCTCTATCTGTTTGGTTATTATTCCATTTTATTCCTCCAAGATTAAAACCTCTTGATCCTCTTGGATCAAGTCCGTATTGACTTTCAAGAGCAGCTTGTCTAACTAAATTATCTACCTGAGTTAATGGCAAATTTTTTTCTTTTAATACTTGTACAAATATAGGCTTAAGAATTTCTGCAAGTTCTTTAAATTTATTATCAGTTTGTCCAAACTTGTGATAGTAATCTAAATTAGGATAATTACTATTTGGAATATAATCTCCATATTCAGTATTTACGGGATAACTAAGGTTTGGTTTTCGTTCATTATCTGTTACTTGTATTGAATTTTGAAAACCTGGAAGTTTTAACCCTAACTGAGCATATAATGTGGCATCCTTCTTTTTAGTAGGCGCTTGAGCCACATTATTAAATAAATAAAGTAAGAAATCATCACTATATCTATTCAATAAATTATATGTATTCTCTTTATTATAATGTGGAGTAACTGTAGACTCTTCAGGTACAATTTTATATTCTGGATTAAAAGGTTCTGATTGAATTATCTTTCCGTTTTTATCAAATTGTGATACTGAAAAACTACCTTTACCTTCTGAACCTTTAAGTCTATTTATAAGAGTATAATGATCTAAATGTTCCTTCTTAATATTTTGTATTTCTTCTTTAGTAAATTTATGATTAGGATCTGCATTAATACTATGTCTTAGTTGCATTAATCTAGCATAAATTTCCTGAGGATTATCTAAATATTCATCGGGAGCAATTGTTTTATTATCATAAATTGTATCTCCGAAATTATCTTGATACTTCTTAATTACTTTCTCTTGTGCATCAGGTAAACTACTATGAGTTCATTCATGAATTGCAGTACTAGTAGAGCCATTTGTTAAAAATATTCTTCTACCAAACGGATAATAAACTCCTGATGCATTATCAGGAACTTTACTAGGATTTATCTTTGCACTAGTAAGATCTAAATTTCTTTTAAGTGCATTAAATACTAAAGATTCAGTTACAGGAAGAGGAATTGGCAGAACTTGTTTAACATTTTGTTTTACTAATCCTTTACGTGATTTATATCAGTCTTCAAGTCATTGTTTTCCTTCTTGAATTCCTCCTTGTTGAAATTTTAATACTCCTCCATGTTTAGCAGAAGCTATAACTTGATTTAAAATATTTGCATATCTTGGATCTGTAGCATATCCTCCTCTATGAACTCTATTTGCAAACTCTTTTATATCTCCAGAGAATGCTTTATAACGTTTATTATTTAATAGATCAATTTTAAAGTTTGCATAATCTTCAAGTGATTTGAAATTTCTAAATTGATCATTTATATAAACATCCTTACCATTAATAACTTCTCTAGTTCGTTTAGTTGTTCCCTTTCCTTTAATACCTCCAAAATTGTATAATCCTGCAGGTTTAGAACCTCAAGCTGATTCTAATCCGTCTTGTGCTACTAATGATTTAGCAAATGCAGGATTTAAACCTTTTGATTTTAATAATCTTTCATAAATAGGAAGCATTGTATCTTTGAAATCCTTTTTAGAATTGAATTTATGAACTGTAGTTTCTTGAACTATTGGTTCTGGATTTCTTATCTCTTCTACTTGAGATTGTACTTCTGTCTCTGTATCATCTTCCAAAGGTTGAGAATATCTGGGTTTATATACAGGTATTTCAAGATTTGGAATTTGAATATTAATATCTCCTAAAGCACTATCTCGTATGAATGGTCTGTATGTGATATCGTTCATAATAATTGTTTTATATTATTTTGCAAATATATACATTATTTTTATAAATCACAAATTACAGCACCTATTTCTGGATCTAATTTACAACGATTTGGATTCTCTAATTCAGAAATTCTAGATGTTAAATTATCTACTTTATTTTCTAATTCAGAAACTTTAGATAATAAATAACTTGTTACGCTTTCTAAAGCTGCGATTCTTTGTTCTAATTCATTTTTTAGATTAGTTACTGTAGTACCTACTGAGTTTGCCATAGCACTCGCTACCCCTATAGTACTTGCCATACCTATATATGGATTAGGTGTTGTATTAATTATACTTCCAGGAAATGAAATAGTACCCGACAAATCTGCTGTAGTCTTATCTGCTGTAGTCTTATCTGTTATAGTCATATTTGTTGTATCCATATTATGCAAAATTAAAATCAGAATTAGTATTTAATCTACTTAAAAGTTTTTCATTTTCTTGTTTTAATTTCATAATTTCCTTACGTAGATTTTTAATATCTTCTGAATGTTTTTCAATCTGTTCTGAATGTTGATCTACTTTTTGATTTACAAATAATATTGCTTGACATACTAAAGATAAATCAATAAGTTTAGCAGATTTACGTAATCCTGATATTTTATCTAAAGCAGATGTTCTACTTGTAATTAAAATACCTTTATCTTCTAATTGTCTAAATACTCTAGTTAATACTTTAGTACTTATGTCCATTTTTGCTGCAAGTTCTTTATTAGTTTTAGTTGTAATAGCAAATTGTCCATCATTTGTACTAGTGTATTGTTGCATTGCTAATAGAACTCCTTTTTCTTCAGGAGTAGTATTCTCAGCATCCATAAACTCGTAAGTAAATCTTTCAAAATATCTTCCCGATTTTTGAATCTCATAAATATTACTCCTACCTTTTTTCTTTTCTAGAATTTTAATTTCACCTGCTGCATTTAGTTTTTTAATACTACTTTGCACTGTATTAATAGATACTCTTGCTAATTCTGCAAGAGTTCTTAGTGAAACAAAAGTTTGGAATGTATCTTTATCCATATTTTTTCTCATATAACCATAAATGAGATAATCAGTAGGATTCATTTTAATTTCTTTTGCAACCCCCAAATCATGAGGGACTTGAATGTGTTGTACTTTATTATCCATAAATTAATATTTTTAATATTACAAAGATATAACATTTATTTAATATTACCAAATATTTATACCAATATTTATTTAAAGTGTATAAGAATTTGATATAGTACATTCAATTTAAAAATAGCCCTGGGAGATACACTAAGGTGTCGTTTTTGATACACCTATTTTAAAAAAGTGCCCTGGGAGATACACTTATATGCCCTGGGAGATACCTATCTATATATGTTCTCGCTTCGCGGAGGCGCTCGAACAGATCTATATACCTGTCTGGTTGCCCCCCACCCTATTTGGTTTGGAAAAGGGTTGTACTTTAGATATGTATTGTGTACACATATGGATTATAAGATATCATGTATACATATGGATATTGTATATATTATATACACGTATGGATACTCTATTAAAACTCCCCCTGGGGGTTTCAGATGGAAAACCGAAAAAAATTTCGAGTAAAATATTTCTGACAAAAGTTCTATTTTTAGAAACCAAAGCATCTGAACTGTCTATATGTTAAACTTTTTCATCTAATACCATTATGAAAAACATCGCACTTATCAAATCGATCGTCGCTACTTCCATTTCGTCGGCAAACCCTGCTGAGCTCACTGAGCACATAGCAGCTCTCATTCAGGCTCATCCTGAAGAGACTCGAGAGAACGCGCTTGCCATCCTCACTGGCACTGCAGAACTCACGGTTCGTCCTGTAGACCAGGTTGAACTGACCTGCAACCGCAGCAACTACACCAACCTCTCGTTCATGGGCGAGCCTACCGTAAATCTGCTCGAAGGAACGGTTTGTTGCTCTATCAACTACACACGAACCGAAACTCGCTGGTACAAGACCGAGGAAGACGCCAATGCTGGAAGGAACGGCAGCTACAACCATGACGACTATGTCATCGCGCGCGAGAAAGCGTATGAAGACTCTACGAGTGTAACATTCGACATCCGCGAGTGGAACACTGGCAAGGTCGTGTGGAAACGCTAACCACCTCAATCTATCTCGGAGAAATCCGAGATAGATTTTTTTTTCTTTTTACCAAAATATCTGAATATTATTTAGAGCGGAATAATCCACTCACAACTCATCAAACTATCAAACCATGGTACAGACTGTTTTTCACAACCTGCTCATCGAAGCAGAATCTATGTCGGATGTTCACAATTGTGGCATGAGCAAGGCTCACTACACTTATCAGGAGCCACTCAAGCTGCAGAACGTCGATAAGGTCACGGAAGAAGACCGTGCACTCATGGATGTTGCTCGCGATATGTGGGCAGGTGTAATCAAGAAAGGGCTTTGAGCCCTTTCTTTAATAGCTTTTGCTATGGATGACAGAACTCAACGTGTTGCAGATGAAATAGCTTCAATAGAAGCTATTTCTCACAACACTGTAAAAGCTTTATCGACTGTTACTACTCCGCTCAATGTAATTATTGAGATGTACATTGCAGGACTCGAAGCTAAGCTATAAGCACTTCGAGCACTGGTCAAATAACAAAAGCTACTGAAAGGTAGCAATCATTCATCTTTAACTCATCACGTTTATGAAACAATTAAAAGGCGCCAAGAGGGCCGAAATGCTGCAGGATGCAGCCAACAGGGGATTCGATGACGTAACTGTCGAGATCTTGAAGTCGAAGACTATTTTTGCCCAGAACTTGCTGTTGAAGGGTGATACGGTCGAGTTTGAGGACTTCGATATCCAGCTCATCAAGCAGGGGAAGGAATTTAAGACCGTCAACAAAGACGGTGAGGAGATTACCGTTCGGGGTCTCATGATCCTTTGCTGCATCAACGGAGTGTGGCGCTGGTTCCCGCTCAGCACGTTTCAGCGCGGTTGTCAGATCGCACCTGAAGGTCGCACGGACTACATGGAGGCCATTCGCGAGAAACACGACCTCAATCTGCGCATACTCACCTGCGGTGATGCGTTGGAGGTCGCCCAACTCCTCGCAGGCAAACGACTCAAAGTCACGGAGAACCAGTCCTTTAAGTTCCAGCGGTTCAACAAGGACCGTGAGAAGCTGGAGGGAGAGTTTGACCTCAAACCAGTCTCGTTATTCGAGGAACTGGCATAATAACTGGAGAGTGGGGAGCAATCCCTGCTCTCCTTCTTTTTTCCATCAACCAAAGCCACCAACAGGTACCAAAGCTCCCGACAAGTTTGTAGTACATCACAAGTATAAAATAAACGTGATTGTAGTACATAGAAGTTTAATTTAATTTATTTATAAAAGATGAAGATTTCTGAAGTAAAAAATCTGCCGAAGATTGCAGCTCCTGGTGGGCGTGTAGTAGCAGAAGTGTCTCCTGAATTCCTGAAGGAGAAGGGTGTAGGTGTAGTAACCTACGGTATCGCACCGAACGAAGTTGTCGAATTCCCTGATACGGAAGCTGATATTCAGCTTTTCACTCGTACTGTTCGTCCGAACAGTGATGCAGTTGAAACACTGCTCGTAGTGAAACGAAATGGTCAGGACGGCTATTTCTCGGTCGCAGCACTTCGTCGCATGGACTATCAGGGCAATTTCGTCGGTCCTGTATGTAAGGATCTGCAGAAGGCAGAGAATGACTACGATCGTGTAGTCAAGACGTGTGGCAAGAAGCTGACGTGTAAAGAGATGACGAAAATCAAGGTTCGTAAGTTCAACAACGGTGTCGCAACCGATGAACTGACGGAGCGCGAAGTACCCGTTCTCGAGTATGCGTAACGGTCAAATTACAGTTAAGGGGTCGTGAGTACGGCCTCTTAACTGTTTAGAAACTAATATGGGTAGAATATATGTAGCTAATGCAGATAGCTGATATAGTAATCCAGAAAGTTTCTGAGTCCTTGAAAAAGGACGGTATGACATGTGGTACATTGTACGATGTGTCCATTGTCTATAAGTCTTTGATCGGACTTATAGGCCCTAGTGATGATTTGATGAGTTTAGATGATTAGTGACCGTGGGAAGAGAAGTGATGAGCTCTTCCCACATTTTTATTAAAGATTATGGATGCAATTAAAGTAATACTCGGTATAATCTTTGGCTTGATTATGCTTGGATGGATTGCTACAGTAATAGTCATGGCTTGTGGTCCTTGGGTAGCTGTAGTAATTGTCGCGATCGCTTTAACTATATATCTTAACCGAGATTAACTGCGATTGCATAGTAATAATAGTTCTTTGACATATTGACATGACAAAATGACAGAAACACCTGACAAAATGTCATGTTGTGACTGAAGTAGAGGGTGAAGTGATCGGTGTAAGTCGTTGATTATCACCCTTTTACTCATCCTCTACTCTTTTTAAAACTGTCAATTTGTCAGACCAACTTCCTTCATGTAAAATATCTATTATTCTCACATTCAGAAAGTTACTCTTCAATAATAATAATTTTATCCATTATTTTGAAGTTTAAACAATCGCTTTTGGCAATATTAGTTATTTTATAATTTGACAATTCAAAGTTTTAAATCTTAAATATACATAAACTCGAAAGTTGCCTGACGATTACCAGAAATTAATGTCTGGATTCACTATAATTAGTTTATCTAATATAAGTGGGCTTAAACGAGTATAAATAAAAGCCAAAACGTTCGCAACAGTCAAATGAGAGAGTGAAGCATAGTAGCTCTCTCTTTTTAGACCATTTAGGATTTACAATATAAATCCAAAATCCTAGTACAACAACTAGTATTAGGTTAACATTATATCTACAACAGCGGTAGAGGAAGTTGTACAATCAGTTTAAGAGGAGACTACCATTACAAATTGAGAGTCTGATGTATAATGTTATTGATGTTTTTTCATTTTAATGAGTTTATCTAGTATGACGATGCTAGATCGCAAGTCCTCTTGACATCGGAGTAATAACGGAATGTCTAGTAGTTATACTATCTTAACGTGAGAGAAAATAATCTATCGTTGTAGGTTTAATAGTAAAATTCAGCAACCTAACAAAGGCAGTAAAACGCAAAAAGTGCTACAGTCTTGTGAAGAGTCGAAGATAATTCGAGAAAGCTAGTCAAGACAAATGCCGAGATGGCGAAATTAGGTAAACGCACAGCACTTAAAATGCTGTATCCCGCAAGGGGTTTACGGGTTCGACTCCCGTTCTCGGTACAATATTCTTAGCTGATGACTAAGTGCGTTTTGAAAGTTTTATAAGAAAAATTTTCTCATATAAAAGTTGAAAGTCCTTTTATATGCATTTACAGATCTTTCTAGTTCGTTTGAAAGAACCGTTATCGAGAAACGAAATCTTTTAGGGTAGCAACCTTTTCATCAAAAATAGCTTTTTAAAGAATAAAACAGTTACATTCGTAATTTTAAAATCCTCGATTTCGAATAAGAGGTGGTTACCCATAGCTAGGGTGGACAGTGTAGTCGTATATTGGTTAGTACGAGTAATCCGATAAGGAGAGAAAGGGAATAAGGTTCGAATCCTTATCTACATTCAACATTATTATTAGTAGTTATTTTATCATTTTAAAATCCTATGAGTTCTGCAGAACTTACATAGGTCGCATATGTGCCTCATCAGCCTTATGTATGAGATAATAAGAGTGATTCTCAAACTTGATTAGGAAAATAGTTTTTTCTAGTTAGTGATTCTAAGTTATCCAGTGTACAATGGGATTATATGAATCTTTTTAATAAAAGTCTAACAAAATTTTAATTTTAAATAATATGCTCTGTAAGAATAATATTTTTAAGCTTTTTGTTCAAGAATTTATTTTATTCTTGCATACCAAAGACTCTGAAGAATTTTGTAAAAGACTTTGTAAAAAGCATAATTTCAAAAAAGAAGAATTTGAGGAATATTTTAAAATAGTCCAAGAAAAATTCAATGAAATACCTAGTGATCAAGAAATTGCATCTCAAGAATGCAAACAGTCTCAAATAAAAAATCAAGTTATTGAAACACTTGAAAAAGTTATTTTAGACATTAAAACTCTTAAATAAAGTTTAACAATACCTAAAATTGTAATTATGTTTATTTCTAAGAAAACTATGCGAAAGAAAGATTTCGCATGTCTCAAAGCAGAAAAGCCGAACTATAAAGCTTTTCGTGCACCGAAAGAAAATGCGAAACACAAATTTCAGACGCTTTTCAAAACTCCTCGTGGCTGGTTTCTCAGCATGATGCAAGACAAGAAGCGTGTGATCGGCGAGATCTCTGTTCCTGCAGCTCAGGAATGGCTCGACGAGTGTCATTTCAAATACGAAACTGGCTGGTAAGCCACCTCCTTTCTTTGTAGTTAATGAATTCATAGCGAGAACCTTTGGGGCTATCTTGCCGCGACTGAACCATTAACAACGAGCAACCCTGGCACAACTCGTAAACGCCAGGAACAGTCTATCTACACATAAGGTCTAAGGACTAATTTGTGAATATAAATCCTCCTCCCCAAGTTGAATTTTATTCCAAATTGGATAGTTAATAGAGATGTCTGCGTGAGCAGGATTAGTAGTACCCTCTATTGTTAAAACTGTTTCTTTTTGACATTTTTTATCTAAACATATAAATCTAGATTATGAAATTTGCAGTCGGCTAGCTTTAATGCTAAAAGTTCTTAGTTTAATTTTATTTCCCCTGATTTAATTCGAGTGAACAAATTGCAGAAGTAACTCACCTGCACTAACAAGCTAGAATATGAAAGCAAGAGACGGTCCGAATATGTAGGATTTATTTTTTATTCATAATAATTTATTTGGAGAAATTAAACATAAAAATGCCTAAGAAATTAGGTGTGTTGAATAGGAAGGCACTTGTCCTATTGCACGCAAGTTAATTACGGTTACTTCTAATATATGCTAGCAACATTGATGTAACCCAATTAATATTGCCTATATAAGAGATGCGGAAGACTGTTAAGTGTCGAACTACCAAGCGGTTTAACAGAGATAGAGGCTCTATGGTAACATAGAGAATTTGCTGGATAGCGTGGGTTCACATACGTAAATGTGGAGCAAAGGAAAATGGCAGAATTACCAAACTTCTTTTCAATAGGGACGAAATTTATCTATAGACAATAACCAGTTAGCTCGTAATGTCTGCCTTTTAGATTAGCTGATTTAGAAGGTTGAGTGAGTCATATAGACAAGAAAAGAAGAAAACCCTCGAGTTAGAGGTCATATAAGAATTACTATCTTATTTAGCTAGTAAGATTGATCTGTAACGTTGACTGTAGTACGACAGATGATCGTAATCTTATATGTTGATTAACCGTAACAGTAGTAATTGTAATTCTTTATTATTAAAGTTTTTACATGCTGGAGAGAAGGCAGAACTCTCTTTGGAATCTGTCGTTTAGGTATAGCTTCTTTGATCGGAAGCTATATCACTAAAATGTCTGTAATTGCACTTTTTCATTTTAAAGAGAGTTTCCGATCTCTATAAAAATCGGATTCGCTCGGTTCGTCTAGTTGGCCTAGGACGCAAGATTTTCATTCTTGAAATCACGGGTTCGAATCCCGTACCGAGTACATAAAATTGAAATCTAAAATTGACTAAAAGAGTAATGGAAGTATATTTTGAAGGCACTATAGGTATCCGAAAATGGTTAAGGATTCGAAAGAATCGCATCTCTACACTTGAAGAACTTACTAAATTAGTAATTAAACATGAACCTCGTGAATTAACTATTCACATCAATTCACTTGGAGGAAGTACATATCAAGCTTTAGCTATTTACTTTTATCTTCTCTCTCTTAGCATTCCAATTACTACTTTCTGTCATGGTCAAGTAGCATCTGCAGCAGCTATTATTGCTCAAGCAGGAAAAAAGAGATATATGGATAAAGATGCAGAACTTCTTATTCATACTCCTCGAATCAACACAAGTAGTGCAATTACTTTTAGGCTTTTAGGTATTATTAAAGAGGACCTTGCATTTTCTAATAAAATACTTAAAACTATATTCAAAAGAAAATCAGCTTTAACTGAAAAACAAGTTGAAAGAGTCATGCGCTTACAAAATGAAGAAGGCGTATGGTTGAACTATGAAACTGCACTTCAGTTTAAGTTGGTTGATGAACTTGAAGAATAATACATATTTCCATAATTAGTAGCTGGATCTTAGTGAGAGTGAGCTACCTCTCTGAGCTTAGCTAAGATCCATTTTTAGAAACCTGTGTTTGCATTCATTATATAACACACCTAGTTCCATATAACTTTTCAGTTGGCATTAGTTAGATGAAAACTACGATTTAATCCAGCGAGCGATAGTGTGGTTGCCACGACCTGGAGATTTTTTAAAACCCTCTAAGTTTAACAATATCTAAAATTGTAATTATGTCTAAAGATCTTTTTTCGAGTCGTACTCCCTTTGAGAAGTGTTATCTCGTAGAAAACGTAAAACATCTTTCGTTCATTCCAGGGAATCGTACCCTGAGAACAGCTCACGTAAATCGAATCTTTAAAGCTTTCCTTGATGGAGAGTGGATACCGCCTATCTATGTTTCTGCAGACGGTGAAGTTCTCGATGGTCAGAATCGTCTCGCAGCATTTCGTATGCTGAAAGAGAAGTATCCGCAAAACAAAACTGCAATTCGAGTGATTATTATTAACTCGGATGCATCTCCTCTGAATCTCGCAATCAAGTTCAATGCAGGACATGCAAACTGGGTAATCACCGACTACATGAAGGCTTATCTGGAAAAAGGTCTTCATGGCTATCAGCAGCTCCAGGATTTCACGAAAGCTTTCCCTGAGTTCGAATTCAAGGCAGCTATTCAGCTGATCAAGGGTTCGCACTCTTCGAGAAAGTTCAATAACGGTCTCTTGGAGATCTCTAACGAAGAGTACATGGAAGCATGTAAGAAAGCTGCTGCTCTCATTCAGATCGCAGAAAAGTTGAACAATAAGATCGTCCTTCGACGAGACATTGTTCTCGCTTTCTATCATGTCTGGAACAAGATTCCTAACATTCAAACATATCTCAAACGTATCGGTAATCTTCAGGTTCCGAGCGTTGAGAATCGTAAGGAGTGGGAACTTGCATATAGTGCTCTGTTGCGATAATTTCTGGTTTTTTATTTGTTAATCGGCACGTTAATAGAGTTTACTCTATGCCTACTACCACTCGAAGGTGTGATTAACAAGGTCGCCTAGCGTCCTTGTATGAACGTAGGTCGGTGATGGTCACTATCTCAGCCTCGCCATAACAATTTCAAGAAAATGAATAATTTAGGTAAAGCTATAGGATTAATTCTCTTCATGGGAATTATTCTAACTTCCTGTTTATTACTTGTTTCTAAACCTAAGGATCAAGTAGTAACCGTTACAGAGTTTCCTCAGGATGGAGTAAAAGTATCTAAAGTAACTCCTACTTCTGAGTTCGAACGTAATCAGATTACAATATCTGTAATGCATGAACTTGATTCACTTGATAATATTTATCGAGTAGAAGCAGGTATGCAAAAGATTCCTACTGAAGTGTTCAATAACTACTGTATTGAAGTAATGAATCACTACAAAGACCAAATTCAAAGTATCTTTTATGATCCTTTGGAAAATCCTCGTATAAAAATCAGATGGGTTAATTAACTATGATTATTTCTTGTATTACAACAGCTTCTAATAAAGCTGTACTCATTAAAGGAATTCCCTTTCGTATTGTTCAAATTAAAGGCTTTGTTGTAAATACAGAGACAAATCAAGTTCTTCACATTTGCATTAACAGATTGTATGATTTGTTAATGACTTGTTGTTTATACGAAAAAGTCTTTACAGAATAATGTAGGAAGTTGTATCTATAATTAATAATAAATAAATTAACAGTATGAAGGGTGGAAAACCTGGACTGAATGTCCGTCGCAAAGGTGCTCTTGCTCGCCTGGAAGTTACGTATGAAGCTTTCAAAAAAGCAGGTGAAGACAAAAGGAATTTGATTACGGGAAAAACTATTCCCTACGATCAAGAAATCGCACGCATGGAGCGTGAGATTGCAACACTCAAATCTCGAATCTATAACTAAAACAAAGAAAGAAAATGTCAACGATTGGACAGGTAAGACGTATGCTTCGTATTCAGGCACTCGAAGCTGCAAAACGTGAGGATTATCGGACACGTACTCGTGTTCAGAAAATCTATATCAAGGATAAGATTACGAGGAATATCACTATAAAGGAGATTACTCATTTTCCTAAGAAGGAAGAGACTCCTGCAGAGGTAGAAACTCAGGTAACTGAATAAAATTACGTATACTTTCAGGCTTCAGTAAAAGATTTGGTGAATTTAGATGATTCCACTGCTGTACAGAATTTTTCTGTTAGGATAACATAAGGCAGCATAATTGATTCTAATACTTGCATCCTTGAGAGTTCGAACTGTATCAATGACCAAATAAGAGATACAGATTTTTAATAAAATATAGGCTGCAACCTATTTGGGACGCTAACGGATATTATTATGATGTTGTTGCAGTAAAACATATAGTAAGAAGGTTAGTGAAAAGATGTGAATAGCTCAGTTGGATAGAGCGGCAGGTTGTGCTGAGGGTCGCAGGTTCGAGTCCTGTTTCACATCCAAAATTAAAAATTAAAATTATGTTTTGGTTTATATATAAAATAACTCTCGTAGTTATTGTAATGATAATAATTGCAGTATACTTTAAAGATCGAGAACTTTTCAAGTCGCAAATTTTTAACTTATTTACGACAGGAGAATTTATTATCTTATTGACTCCCATTATCAATACACTTCTTATTATTTATGGTGTATATAGAGCCATTCAAATTACAACTAAAAATGATAGGGAGTAAATATTGTGTAGAATATTATTTTTATAACGAGGATAATTTACCAGTTCAAAGTTTTGCTTTTGTCATTGCAACTTCTGATGAGGAAGCAATACAAAAAGCACAAAATTATTCTACAAGTAAAATAACAATTATATCTTCTACTAAATACGCTTAAGTATGGAAGATATTGAAACAAACGATATTGGGCAATCTTTAGTAGATGAATTTGTCGATGATAATGCTATTGAAGCTCAAGAAAAATAGCCTACGGACTTAAGAGGGTTAACATAATTTAAGTAATAGGATTAAACCGCAATTGAGTGGGAATTAAAGACAAGGATATCGCGAGAGTGGCGCACAATCCAGGAAATAGTCTGTATTTTACTTCTGGTGGGCATAGTTTCCATAAACCCAGATGAATAAGTTTCAGATTGCTTAAAGTGAATCGTTTTCTAGAGTGTCGTAAACTCTAGTTTTTAAAGTCACATATACAATTTAGATATATTGAACGATCTGATAAACACGATAGATCTGCCAACTTATTGTGTGAAACAGAGATGCCTTGGCAGAGGCTGCAACGGCTAGCCGATCATGAGAGATCCTAGTATCGGGCGGAGGGAAGTTGCATACGTAAGTACCTCTAATTTTTTAAATCCTTCTGATCAAGCCTATGAGTAGATGAAGGTGCATAGTGACAGTAGGCTGCTTGATCTATGTTTAAGGTGGTTGACTAAGAGACGAATGCAGTAAAAGACTGGCCCGAGAAGGTCAGTAGAGTAGGGGCGGAGCCTACCGTAGTCACAATGAAAAACGAAAAGATTAAGTTGTCGCAAGGAAACTTACACTTAGTAGTTTATAAGAGCAAACAGACGTCAAGCAATGTACAGATTAAATGATGTTTGGGAAAATAGAAACTATTAGTAGCTGTAACTACGAATGTTTGATGTAGCAGTCAATTGCATATGAGAGGTCATATGATTGATAGCCAAATGAATATCTGCTCTTATTGATAAACATGCCTGTACAAGTAATATCGAAGGTTGCACACGGATGATACGAAGGTTAAAGAGCTGGTGCAATAAGCTCATAATTAGAATTTATCTAGCTGGAATGTTTATCACTTTTTACCTATAACACTTTGATCGGTGTTATAGGTCCTAGAAAATAATAGAGATAGGTGGCAAAGTCTGAAGATTCGAAAGAATATATGGCAACAGTACCTAGCTGTAGGGTTGTAACCATTGTGAGGTCACATTTTAGATGATCCAAACGTACAGTCTATCTCTTTTATTTTTTTAAGAAAATAATTATGGTAAAAATATGAAAAAGTTACTTATTGTACTCGCATTATGTGTATTTGCAGTATCTTGTTGTGAAGTAGACCACAACAATTCTCAAGAAAAGAAACCTACAAAAATCACTGCAACTTCTTTTAAAGTCTACAAAGAGAGTGGTGCTTTTGTTTGTGAATACTATGAATTCACGTATCATGGACATAAGTATATCACAAACTATGGAGAAAAGTTTTTACTTCATTCTCCTGAGTGTTCTTGTCAGTATTAGTTTATGGAAAATAAAAGTTTACGAGCTCTTGCAATATTTATTATAATAGGTTTTGTCTTTATAGTAAATTTTGCTTTTTTTGGAGTTCAAGGTAGAATTACTGAAGACTGGACAGATAAGTTTACAAAAGAGATTAACCATCTTGAATATAAGGTAGATTCTTTAGAAAAGGTAGTTAATAGTAATCTTACACATCGTCGTGATACATTAATCATTGATGTACGCCCTCAAACAATCAAAATTTATCAACCTAATGGAAATAGTATTAATAATAATTCTAGTATTGCTAGTACTCCAAGATGACGATTAAACTATGTGGTTCTTTAGATTTGCAATTATTCTCTTAGAATTTTTATTTATTTTTTATTATACTGCAGTTGTTTTTCAACTGTTAGATGTATGGAAAATAACTAATCGTAAGATAACATGGAAGGCTATTATACCTTTCTATTACTTTATTAAGAGGTAGAAAATATATGGCGCCTCTATTTATAATTCTTGTAATCTGTTTATTGATATTATTAATAGATTGCTTTAAAAACAAAAGAAAACATTAATCACTTTATAAAATCATATGAATTTAAAAAAGATTATTGCTGTCTTCGTGGCAGTGTTCGCAGTTTTCTGCGTTGTGTTTCTCGGTAAGATTGGAGAGGATGTGAAGAACGAAACTATTGTGGTCAACCAGTACCCCCTTACAGGTAACATGGAGTATTGGACGACGCCTGGCTTCCACTGGCAGTGGTGGGGTAAGACGACGGTCTATTACAAGACTCAGCAGCTCTGGTTCGGATCTGACAACGATGCTGGTCAACAGATGGGAAGTCCTATTCCCGTGATCTTTAATGATGCGTCGGATGGTATGGTGTATGGTTCACTTCGAGTTAAACTCCCTACTGATCCTAAGTATCTAGCACGTATTCAGACGGATTATAACGGTATGGATAGGCTTATTAATGACCTCGTTCGGCCTACTGTTACCAAGGTTATTTATGCGTCTGGTCCTCTGATGTCTGCATTTGAATCTTATGCTGAAAAGAAGAACGACCTTATTGAGTATATCACTGACCAGCTCAATAATGGTGTATACAAAACTTCTGTAAAGCGAGTTGAGATTCTGGATGCAATTTCAGGAGATAAAAAGCTGGTTAATATTGCAACTCTTATCCCCGATTCTCTCTCTGCAGGAGGTTATAAGCGTAGCGAATCTTCGCCGTTTGCCTACTATGGATTGGAGATCGGTCAGGTAGCAGTCTCTAAGATTGACTACTCTGAAACGGTTAAGAAGCAGATTGCACAACAGCAGAAAGCAAACATGGACATCCAGACTGCAAAAGCTCAGGCGGCTGCTGCCCAGCAGGATGCAATCAAAGCAGAGGAACTTGGTAAAGCCGCTGCAATGACTGCAAAGTGGGAGCAGGAAAAAGTAAAGGCTGTTGAAGTTACCAAGGCTCAACAGGCTTATGAAGTAGCTGCTCTCGCTGCTAAGGAAGCAGTTGAGAATGCAAAGAAGGTGAAGGCTGAAGGTGATGCAGAAGCATTCCGTCAGGCAGCATTAGTACGTGCAGGGTTAAGGATTAGCTCCTTTAGAGGGTAACCTCTATCGAAAATTCTTTTAATTGCTGGAAAACCCTAACGTAAAGTCGAGGGCAATCAGCAGCTAAGCCAAAATTTCTTCAATTTTATTTTGTTTATAGGAAATTAATTCGTACTTTTGTGAAGGTAGTAATAACTTAAACAAAAAGTACAGTATGAAAGGACCAAAACATAAAACAAAATTTAAAGTTGGAGATCGAATAAATGATAAATTTACTTTGTTAAGTAATTTTTGTAGAAAGACTACAATAAAAGGCAAGAATGAATGACTTTGAGAGTGTAAATGTGACTGTGGAGAAGTATTTACTTCTCGAGAACATAAACTTACTACACGTTTTGGATGTCAATCTTGCACTAATAAAAAGACTTCTGCGGAAACTGCTTTAAAAAAGAGTAATGGTGTTACTCATGTTGGATTAAAAAATAGGCTTTTTAAAGAATACAAAGCAGGTGCTTGTAAAAGAGGCTTAGAGTTTGATTTAACATTTGAACAGTTTATCTCTTTAATAGAAGGTAATTGTGTATATTGTGGAGAAGCTCCTAGAATATATGAGTATCAAAAACAATATATGCAAAGAGCTCATGAACCTTGATGTCATAATGGAGTTGATAGAGTAGATACAACTAAAGGTTATACAATTGATAATTGTGTTTCTTGTTGTACTTCTTGTAATTATGCAAAACACATGATGTCTGTTGATGAGTATAAAGCTTTCATTACAAAAGTTTATAATCATTTAATTTTGGAAAGTTCAACGACTATCCCGAAAGGGAGTACATCACAAGCCAATGGTGATGGAAATGGAGAACATCCTATAAAGGATGAAGATATAGTCTAATCTGTATAGAAATATACAGCTGCTTAAAAGCGGATATAGTGTTGCGAACTATATCGAATATTAATGTAAGCCCGAAAGAGAAAGCTGAGTATGATATGAAGACAAAGATCGGTGTAGCTGAAGCTTTGTCGAAGCTCGAGCTTCCTCGTGTAGTTATGGCAGGCGGTAACACTAACAGTGGTGGCACTGCCATGGATGCGATGGGACTTAAGATGGTATCGGATCTTGTAGATAAGATGTCGAATTAAGTCCTTTAAGGCTAGGGAGGAGCCTATGGCAATCCTCCCAACAAACAGAAGTAGTTCAATGGTAGAACGTAACACCGATAAGGTTAAAATAGGGGTTCGATTCCTCTCTTCTGTTCTAATTTAACAGTATAATGTTTAAGAATATGTTAAAGTTTAGAGGTAAACAACTTGCAAGTGGTGCAGTTGTAAATGAAAGGATGTACTATTATGTTCTTGATGCACTTGATAGTAATAAAGACATAACTCTTACTTCTATTCTTGGAGTTGAAGTGAGTCGGTGTAACGATTTAACTAAAGAACAGTTAGAACAAGTTTTTGATTACTTAGTTGAAAAGGAATTAGAATAAAAATATCATTCATTAAATAAAAAGAAACGATGGCAAAAATGAACATGAAGGCTATTACGATGGCTTTCAAAGAAGTTCTTCTCGATGAGGAGGGAAATCCTGTAAAGGATAATGAAGGTAAAACTGTCTATGTACGGGTGTTCCGAAAGGTTCGCCACAATGCAGCATACTTTCCCCGTACTTATCACCGTTAGGCAGAAAATCCTACCTGCTTCACCAAAGGTGTAGTCCCTGTAATAGAACATTACAGTTTTCTCTACCGAGCGTATGGAAAAACCATATGTAAGAGAAGGAACCCATACTAAAACTATGAAGTTCTAAAAGGACGATAAACATTGCCTACATCTCCCTGATCGGAGGTGTAGGCTCTATTTTTACCTATTTTCAAACAAATTTATTAGGAAAAACGAAGCCTCTAATAATACTTTTGTATGGTTTTATTATGCGCAGATTCTCGTACCTAAAACTTGATTCCACAAGTGTTAAATTTTGTTGATTAAATAATATCAGATAGAGTGGCTCATACCTACGAACTTGAATTAAACTACATGATCGTAAAGTGTAGATTCTCCTGTAGGCGTACAGGCTGTTATTGTTTACCCATTGGAAGGCGTGGGAATAGGTAGAGTTAAGGAGGAAGGTTAGTCTACTGGTGTATAGTAGTGTAGAGGGCATGGCCCAGTACTAGGCTGAATAATAGTCCATGCTAGCACACCTTAACTTTTTTATTATTAAATCTTTATTAAGTTATGGAAGAAGATTTTGATGGAAATCAAATATTAGGAGTAGGATTATTAATAGTAGCTATACTTGCAGCAATAATTCTAGCTCTAATGTAATCACATAAGTACTAAGCGAAAGCCGAGCGATGAGGGTTCATCTTCCTAATACGCGTTAAAGCTCCCGAGAGGTATCAGAACTGAGAATCAGAGTATGTTAAGTCTCAAAACGAAGAACAGTACTTATTTTAGGGCCCTTAGCTCAATTGGTTAGAGCAACTGACTCATAATCAGTAGGTTATCAGTTCAAGTCTGGTAGGGCCCACTATATTAAAGTTATCTGAGGTAGAAGGAAAGTACCGCTCTGTACTGAACACGGACAGGTAGAAGGTGGAAGTGAATTCCTTAAATCTCTTAGGTGTTCAGCTGAGGTTTAAGAAGGTTCATGTGTAAGATAACTTTAATTTAAACTAGCTCGCCGTCTCACCTTTCATTGGAAAGATAGTGTACCGTATATTTAGTTCTAGTACATGAAGGAGACATACTTCGAGGATAATCTGGAGGTCGCGAATGAAAGATGAAAGTAAGATGTTAGATAGGGCCTGGTAATACAGGGGAACTGAGAGCGAGACTCAGGATGGACACAAAATTTTTAGTAAAATGATAACAAAAGAAGATATAATTCACTGGTTTGAAGTTCTCAAAAATAAATGTGATAGAGTAACGACAGGTAATTGTTCTCATGAGATTAATTCAATTCGTTTCTTAGCATCTAATTGGGCAAGTAAAATAAAGAAAGAACAAGGAGAAACTATGTTTTATCATAATTTCATAGGTATATCTGAAGTTTGTACTAAAGTAACTTCTGGGAATCTTTCTCACTATATAGCAACTATTAAAGGAACGTGTATTCGAAATATAGAGTTCATTGAAAAATATGGGATAAAAGAAATAAGTTAAATATGAGTAGTTATTATCAAAAAATCAACACTCTCTACAAAAGAGATATGACAAAACCTAAGAAACCGATAATTCTTGGGGAATATTCGGAGCCTGAGTTTGAAGTTCTTAAAGATCTCAAATGGGAAGCTACTGAAAAGATTGATGGAACTAATATGTCTTGTTGTTTTCATCCAGGTTTCAGAATGATTGAAATTCGTGGGAAAACTGAAAACGCAAGCATTCCCACTCACTTACATAAGCGAATGGAGGAATTGTTTCAGTTTGATCTCTTATATAAAGCTTTCGGAGTACAAACAGAAACAGGAGAAACTGTTTATCCTGAAAAAGTAGAAATCTTTGGAGAAGGGTATGGTTTAAAGATTCAGAAAGGTGGAAACTATATTAAAGATCATTGTGATTTCATTTTATTTGATGTAAGAATTCTTACATCTACAGGTGAATCTCTTTGGTTAACTCGAGAAGCATGTGAAGATATTGCTAAAAAGCTTAATCTTAAAATTGTTCCTTTAGTAGGTTATATGACTATTAAAGAAGCTGAGGATTTTGTAAAAGCAGGTTTCAAGTCTTTAATTGCAGAAAATAAAGACTATATTGCTGAGGGTCTTGTACTTAAAGCACCTTGTGGTCTATTAAATCGCAGAGGTAAGAGAATTATTACAAAGATTAAGTATTGCGATTATAAAGATCTTTAATATGAGAGCCCTCAACATTTTAGTACTATTAGCAATTGTATTGCTACTCTTTCTTTTAATAATTGTTTTAATAGGATATATAATGTTTAAAGCGTCTATTTGGTTAGATGTTGGATATATTATGATTCTTATTGCAATTATTATATATCTTTTATACAAACAAATAGAAAAATACTAAACATATGACTGAAAAGAATAAAGTCTTTTTTGCAGCAGATGGTATTACTGCTACTTCTGCAAATCATCTCTGCAACATAGGTAAAGAATATGTTGCATCTGCTCACAGTCGTCTTGATAACATTCGATTTATCACTACAACTGTAGAAACATTAAGTGCAGACAACCGCATTACTCTCTCGCAAGGATTAAATTCTGCAGAAGTACTTTCTTTAAAGGAAGAGATCAGAAAGATTGCCGAGATTAATGCATTTATTGCATATATGCGAGAGGCAATTAAGGCAAAAGAAGCTGAACATCGTACTGTAAAAGAGCTTTCTTTTAAGGATTGGTGCGAGCAGGAAAGTATTACTCTTCCTGAATATCCTGCTAATCCTAAGTATCCTTCTTTTGAAGATATCTTAGGAGAGTTAGATATCAAAGAGCGTAATCGTTATTACACTCTTGGTGCAGAAGCTGCTATTATTGGTAAGCAGATTCATCCTCGTGGTGCTATTTATGAAGCACGTGAAAAACTGTTTGATGCAATATCAAATCCTGCATTAGTAGAAGATGATAAAGTTTATCGTCACATTGCATCTGTAAAACAGGAAGAAGTTGAAGAACTCTACTTTGAGTTGCAAAAACAACATCGTGCTGTTGAAGCAAGCCTCAACGCTATTAAGGGTTCCATTGATCAACGTGTTGCAGAAGAAACTGCAAAACTTGATACTGAAACTGCAGTTAAATTCAAGCAGTATTCAAACGAGATAGAACTCTTGAACAAGCAGTTTACAACCTGGAAAAATGAGGAAATAAGTAAAATTGGCAAACTTCGGATTATAATTCCGAATGAGCTGAAAGATACTTATGATTTCTTAAGTTCTCTTTAATAGGTAGATAGATGCTATACTGTATCTTCATCAGTATACTCTATCTTTTACATAGGACTAAATCCTACAAGAATATATTTGTATTATACACACGTGTGTATAATACAAATATAGACAAACACTTGCTCTAGTAAAGCAAATGCATATTAAGCATTATCCGCTATTGTACAAACTTGTGAAATACTTCAAGTATAAATATAAATGACTTTGTTTTTAGCTTTGAGAAGTATTTCGTCATGGTCATAGCTTTTACTTTTGCCTCTGTTAGGATTTAGTCCTATGACTATTTCTTTATATACCTGCTTGCTCGGCGGTATAGAAATCGAGCAGTATTCCTTCGACTATATATGAAAGGGTATGTAACTCAGTGACACTTAAGACTGAGGGAGTTAAAACTAATCTTAAAAGTTTGGTAGATTGGCCATTAGATCCCCACAAGAAATGGCCCTCCGCGATGTTCAGGCAACTTCACGCGTATCTGAAGTATCCCTATCGTCTTTCCTAAGACATTAAACAAGGATCTTGAGCCTATCGAGAATACGGGGCAATTCAGTCGGTTTTTTCATGTTAGGTTCCGCAGAAATAAAGAACATGCTATGTAGTCTCCATCGTGAGATAATAGCCGCGGTTAGTGTTTTCACACTAATCTCCATTATAACTAGAGTAGGGATACTCTAGACTACAAGCTTGGAGTTCCACAAGTTTAAAAAAGAATCCTACTAGGGAGGTGATGGTTAAGTCCTCCCTGCATGGGGCTGCTAGGCATTTGATCCTAATGTCAAGTAATATCAATCGTGTCGAGTTTGATTCATACTCGTAAAACAGATTCAAACAATAAACGCAAATAACATTTTTTCGCGCATTATCAACAAGGTTGAGACGGCGCTGTTTGGCGACATTGAAGGAGTAGCTTTAATGGCTGCGTAAATCAATGGGAGGTTCGTCACTCTTAAACTGGCGAGAACAACACTTCCTTTCAAGGTTTGGCTTCGTTCCTTAAAAATGAGCTGGTGGATGGGTCACCTTCGGGTACCCCTATTGGGTAGTTCCAATTAAAACAAAACTAACACACGTAACAAGTTGATATTAGGAGAATTAGGAGACACACGTTCGACTCAATGGGTCGCTTTGGAAGTAATTCCATCGATTAAACAGGATGAATTGCTGGAAGGCTAAGTCAGAAATGATATGCTAATCAGCAGCTAAGCTATAGACCATTCTATAGAAAGTTCAGAGACTACTGGAGGGAAAATGGGTTCCCTTAATAACCAGATTTAGCGTCCTGCTCCAGTGTTTTCACTGGATGATGATATAGTCCTATTTTTAACAGCATCAATTAAGCTGTCCTTAGAAATAAGGTTCCGATGGATTAGTCTATGACAATTAGGACATAAAGAAATAAGGTTTGAAATTTCATTTTTACCTCCTTGAGAAACTTCTATAATATGATGTATATCTCTTGGACCTTTATTTCAACCGCATAATTCACAAGGAATATATTCAAATATTTTGTAATAATATTTCATATCTTTTGTGTTGTCAACCTTTTGTTGAGCTCTATAATGTTTTTGTTTACAAGACAACGAACAATATTTAGCTGTAGCATGATATCCAATAAAGAGTTTACCACAATGTTTACAAATAAGTTCAAATTGTTTTGTTTTTTCTGCTTTTGCAGCACAAGATAATGAACAATATTTAGCATTTCCTCTGTTTATTTCTTTATTTTCTGCTAAAAAGACTTTTCCACAATAATTACATTTTTTCTCAGTTTTTGCCATAATTTTTGTTATTTTATAATTAAATTTTTTATTACAAATATAATAAAAATTATTCAATTGTGGAACTAAAATGTAACAAAATAAAAATAGCGTGTCAGCTCCACTATTTAATACTCAGCTACTTAGGTGGCTGAGTATTTTTTAAAATTGAAATGTATGAGTAGTAAATTAAAGATATTTCAATATCATAACTCACATCTATACAATCTAAAACAATATAGAATAGCTTTAGAAGTTGGAGTATATAATTCTAGAGAAGGTTTTCTAAGTGTATTAGGAAGTAATCAACGTTTAGCTTGGGAATTTAAAAAATGGTTACCTATACATAAAGAAGATTTTATTCCATATTCTATGAGTTATCAATATGGGCATGTAATAGTACATAGTGATATGTGTATACAAATAGTTTATAGAATATGGGTAAGATAGTTCAAATTATAGATTCTCTCCATGATGAACGATTGTTATTTAGAATTTGTGAGGTCGTAGGAACTTACAATAATCCTTCTGCACCTTCAAGTGAACTTATAGTTGGAAGTAATAAATTTTTGTCTTGGGAATTTGATGAGTGGCTTCCAGAATTTAAGGATTTTGTTAACCTAGAGAAAAATCATTTAAGATATGGAAGAGTACTTGTTGCAGGGGATGAATATGAGATTACAAAATATCGTATATGGATAAAATAGTACAGATTAAATATGCACGTGGATTACAGTATGCGAAAAATAAGATATGCTTAATATTAGGTGTGGATGAGGATAGAACCGTTGTTTTAGCTCATACTTCTAGTTTAAATTGGAGAATTACTAAAGATTTATTACTTCATCTTGTTATTGAGTGTAATTTTACTTTTAGAGAATTACAAAAATTAAATCTTTTTAGCGGAAGGTATTTAGAGCCATGTGATACTATCTATCATATAAAATATCGTATATGGATAAGTTAACTTCTTATGACATTTGTACAAAATATGGATGTCTTTCTCGGATATTTACTTTAATTGCATATTTTATTATGTTATTTATAGTAATTTTATTACTTAATATTATATTATAATGAAAACTTCTGATTACACTATATATTCTATAATAGTTGTACTATTTTGGATTGTATTGCGTGCTGTAATTATAGCATTAATTCTTTATTTTTCTTGGAGTGCAATTATTCCTAATGTATTTCCTACAGAAACAATTATTTATACTATTTCTCCAAGTCTTTGTTTTAAGATTGGATTAGTTTTAAGTATTATTAAGAAATTATAATGTTAAGAAAACTTAGCATAATTTTTATTAGGTTAGCTCCTGTACTTCTTGCAATTAAGATTTTAATATTGTTACTAGCTGAATATTTTGTAGTTAGTTCTTTGTTGATTGAGTTGGTCAGTTCAATTACTGATCTTTTAATTGCAATTGGATTACTTATACTCTCACTAACATTTAAGTTTTGTATCTATCATAGACTGATAATATATTATGTCTTTGTAAGCTACATCAGTTATATTATTAGTATATTATTTGAATTTTCATTAACAAATATAGTATTCATATCTTCATTTCTATGTCTAACTATTATCGTTATATTTTTAGTAGTTTACACATATTTAAGATATGGAGATAAAAAGCAATGATAAACTCTTGTCATTCAAGATACGGACGTTTAATTTTTTACACACTATGCATTATAAACTTATAATTTTCGAAAATCACACTAAATCTACTAGCTTAGACATCACTCCTGAACAAGCTAGACAAATCTTAGGAGTAACTGACTATACTCCTGAACAGTATGAAATATTGGCAGAAATAACCAATTGTCCTGCATCCTACTTTATGGATGATTTAGTCGATTATTATGTAGACTTCTAATAAAAATATGGATCTTAAAGAACATATTGTAGGAGAAGTTGAAGGGTATCCTGTAATCTATATTGAAGAAAAAGATACAATTTTCTGTAAGAACACTGCTGTAAAGTATTCTTTATTGAAAAGATTATACGATAGTCCTTTCTCAAGAGAAAAAATTGAGGAAAAATCTCTTACTATAACAAAAGAAGAACATTTTGTTACATTTGGTTGTTTAACTACAACTAAAGAATATTGTCAAACTGTAATAAAAAATATAAATAAAATTAAAAATGGGAAATCCTGTAGGAGTTAAAAGCGTAATGCGAAGTACTGTTTCTAAGTATGAGCAGGAGCAAAAAGAGAAATTTATTCAGGTAATGTCTGATCCTCGCATGCGTTATTCAGATGCTTTAAATTTTGTTGAAAACGAGATTAAGCAGTCGAAGCGTATGGGTACATTCAATCATAAGATCTTGTGTTTTATGAATGATGGAGTTTATCAGCTGAATCGTGCAATCCAAGAAGTTTTTGGAATTGTATCAGCAGCTAAAAACGATAACCCTTCAGGAGGTGATGATACTGTTAATACTATTGAAGTTATCCTTGCTGATGGACGTCGTGTTAAAGTTCCGTATGGAGATATTGAACTTGCGGATTTAGGAGAAGGAAGTGTTATTTCTATCTCTTACAATGGTAACGATCACCATCTCTATATCAAGGGTAAGTGTCAGTTCAGGTTTACTACTCTGATGGACGACATTATCGATCGGACAAAAGAACTTCTTGCAACTGATTCTATTTATAAGAGTCAGGCATTAGAGATCTCTGATCTCAACAATCCTCTTGTCATGGATCTGTCAAATATTGACCGTGAAATGATGGTTCTTTCTGAAGATACAGCTCTCGGATTACGTCCTCTTAAATCTCGTATCAAGTATCCTGAGAAGTGTACTGAACGAGGAATTCCTCTGAAGTATGGTGCACTGTTTGAAGGTCCTTATGGAACTGGCAAAACTCTGCTTGCCTTTAAGCTTATTCAGGAAGCTATTCAGAATAATTGGGTAAGCGTATATCTGAAAGATCCTACATTACTTGCTGAGACTATTCGTCTTTGTAAAGTAATCGACGGAACTGGGCATGGAGTTGTTATCTTTGTTGAGGATATCGATCAGGTAACTCGTGGTAAACGAGATGCTGCTATGCAGGATATTCTTAATACTCTTGATGGTGGTGATACTAAGGGTATGAATGTAATTACTCTGTTTACTACTAATCATCTTGAACTTATTGAGCCTACTTTCCTGCGTGGTAAGCGTATTGGCAAAGTTATCTCTTTAGGTGCTTTAGATGAAGCTACTGCTAAAGAGTTCATTGAGCGTTCTTTTGTAGGAGATTATACTCTTCAGGGAGATTTCTCTGCAGTATGTAAGCAGATTCGAGATTCGAATATTGCTCCTGCATTTATGGCTGAGATTGTAGAATCTGTGAAGAGTGATATGATCTTTATGGATGATACTAAGGTTGTATTACCTCAGTATATTAAAGTAGCAGTTGAATCTTATCTGCGTCAAGTAGGTCTTGCTCAGAAGAAAGATATGACTGAAACTCCTGAAGTTAAATTTGCTGAATCAATTCGCGAAATTACTGGTATTGATCGCGTTGAGAAGAAAGTAGATGAACTTATTGAAATGCAAGACTAAGTGCTATGGAGAGCATATGCTCTCCTATGACACCTTTATTCTACCTTCACGTGGTGGTGTTGTAAGTAGATAGATATCGAAACCAAAGAATAAATAAAATGTAAATTATTTTAAAACAACTATGATAGTACAGTATTTTGACGTAATTCACTGTAAAACTCAGGAACAGGTAACGGCAGTAATTAACAAACTTCATTCTGAACAAGGACTTACTTGGATGCACGATGATGAAAATCCTCTTATCGAAAACCCTGCAGATTTTGAAATAGAACAGAAGTTCTTTAAAAATATTAATGAAGAAGAAAAGGAGGAATTTTATATTGTAACGGTGAAATTCCCTGAATTAGATAAGTGTATTGTTCACATATCTCGAAAGGAACATAATACGGAAACAATGCGAGCCGCTCTTGCAGAAACTGATGAGGAAGAAAGTTCTGCAGAAACTGTTTTCTATGAAGCTGAAGAATTTCTTGGGCGTTTTATAGGAAGCGATCTCTTTGGAGTATTTTCTATAGACTACGAAGTCTATGATACTGAAGATAATCATATCTGTAGTATTAAGAATAAAAAGGAACTTTCTGAAATTTATAATAAAGCTATAGAAGAAGGAACTACATTTGTTGTCTACGTCGGTAGTGAAAAAGTAGAAATCAATTCTGAGCATAATATTGATTATTATGATGAAAAAATTGCATTCTAATCGAGAATACTGAAATCAATTAAAGGAAAATGATAAAGTATTAGTAAAATCTAAAGACTGGTATGATAAAAATGCCGTTGAAGAACTTACAGGTTTAAATGTTCCTATAGGTCCCAAATTTATTCCAGCAATGACTGAAGACTGTAATAAATTCTTGACAGTTTCTAATATTATAGGTTGGAGTAGTAAAAAAGACTTACGCTTTGAAATTAAACATAACTGGTATACATACTCAAGTCTTTTTGTTCATAAGCTAATTATTCGTAACTATAGAATTTTATTGTAATAATTTTTTAAAAATAAGTGTATAAATATTTGGATATATTAACTTTTGTCCTTATATTTGTACACTTTTCTGATGAATTCATCAATTAAATTTGGTAACACGAATATTTTGTATTATATTTGTAGTACGATTTAAGAGATGATTTGAGCTTGCCAGTTGGTGTACTTGGTTTGTGCACGTCGCGCTTTGAACGCGAAGGTTAAAGTTCGAATCTTTAACTGGCAACTAGTATAAATATGAGTAAATATCTTTGAGATAAAGAAAAATTACAAAAAGCTATAACAGAAGGCATATCTTACAGTGATGTCTTAAGGAGAATGAACATTCCGACTGCTGGAAACAATCAATCCACTTTAAAACGTAAAATTAAAGAGTTTAATTTAGATATTTCTCATTTTACTTTTAGAAGAGAAAAGAAAAATGAATCTAAACAGATTCCTATAGATGATTATCTAAACAATAAAAAGTTCATTAAAACTTCTGATCTAAAAGAAAAATTGATAAAAGCAGGATTAAAATTGAGCAAATGTGAAAAATGCGGAATTAGTGAGTGACAAGGGGCTCCTTTAGTAATTCAGCTACATCACATTAATGGTAATTCTAAAGATAATAATTTAAATAATCTTCAGCTATTATGTCCTAATTGTCATAGTCAAACTGATAATTATTGTGGCAATAGTAATAAGCAACCTAAACAAAAATATTACTGTCCAGATTGTGGTAGAGAAATACATAGAAGATCTACTCGATGTTTATCTTGTGCTTCTAAATTTCGAGGACAAACCAAGTTTAATCTTTCAAAAGAAGAACTACAGGGTTTATTAGAACAAGGTTATAGTCGAACTCAGATTGGTAAAAATTTAGGAGTTACTGAAGCATGTATACGTAAGTGAATTAAAAAATACAATATATAGTTCTAAATATATGAAAGAGTGGTGGTATAAAATTAAGAATTTCTTTAGAAATCTCTATATTTATAGAAAAATATTAACAACGGATTATCAATTTGATTATGGATATCTTCTTGATTTAGAAAAGTTTAAGTTACAGTTAATGCTTAAATCTTTTAAAGATGAATCTCATACAGATCACACTAACGATATTCGTTGGATATCTATATGTATTAAACTTATTGATATTATTCAAGAAGAAGATTCTGCTCTAGAAGTTGTTAAAATGGAAATGAGTAAACCTCAGTTCAAACTTATTAAATATGTAAATATTAATAATGCATCTCGATTCAGAATTGAATATTTTGACCGATATGATGGACTTCAAGTATATCGAAGAGAATTATTAAGACAGCAAAAAGCACTTTACTTATATAATAAAATTAGATATAATTATATGTTAGAGTGGTGGGATTAACTTTAAATATATGAGATATATAAGATATTTTGCTAAGCATCAATTATTAAAAGGAGATAAAATAGTAATCGCAAGTAAAGAAGTTTTGAAAGATAATAGAACAGTGTATCCTTTTGTAGATAGCGAAATGCTAAAATATGCAGATCAAGTTCATACTTTAAAGTCTGAACCTAAAGATGTAGTTTATCTTACAAATACTCAAAACTGGGTATGGGGTCCAACCTTTTTCAGAAATTTAATTATTCGCAATTATAGACTTCTATTAGAAAATTAATTATTCAAGATTTTTTAATGTTTGAATTAAAAAAGATTTATCTTCTTAGTAAGAAAAAATATATACAAGTATGTAAGGAAGGGAATATTTGTTTCTCTAAGAAGCGATTACCTTGTTGTTTTCAATATAGTTCAGATTGTTCTTTTTATCCTTGTCCAAGTAGAGTATATACGTATTAAATATAGAATAACTTTATAAATAGTGGTCTTATAGGGTAGTGGTTATCCTTCCAGCTTGTCACGCTGGAGACACGAGTTCGATTCTCGTTAGGACCGCAAAAATTAAATAAAATAATGGCTCCTTAGTTCATTCGGTAGAATATGGGCTTTGTAACCCCAAGAGAACGGATCGTAACCGTTAGGAGCCTCTATTATTGGGGGGGGTATGTAAATACTCTCTCACAATATTAACTTTTTAAAACTATTAAACATGTTTAATTCAAAAGGTACAACATCTGTAGATCTGTCGAAGAAAGTAGACAGCGTTTTAAATACTTTTAAAACAGCAATTGATGGACTTAATACAGTTAATATTCAGGCAAAAGCTGGTATTGCTGCTAAAGAAGAGGAAATCAAAGCTGCTCAAACTGAGAAAGAAGCACTTGAGACAATCTGCAAAAAGAACGAAAGTGTTCTTGCAAAATTAACTGCTATCCTTGAATAAAGGATAGTTTTATATGGTAGTAGAGGAGTCAAGTTTATCTCGCCACATTTGGGATGTGGAGCACGTGGGAGCGAAGCCCACCTACCATACTAATAATCAATAAGTTATGGAATTTAACATTGAAAATTTACAAAAATGTAAAACTATAACAGAATGTTCTAAGTTATTAGGTTATAGTTATTATAATGCAACTGTAAAAGAAAAACTTATACAAGCTTGTGAAAGTATTGGATTTGATTTATGATCTCATTTAGAGAATATTAATAAAAATAAACAAAAGTTTTGTTTAAGTTGTGGTAAACCTTTAAATAGAAGGCAATATAAATTTTGTTGTACTTCTTGCAGTGCTACTTATAATAATAAAAATAGGAAACATTCTGCAGAAACAAAAGAAAAAATTCGAAAATCTACCATTAAATATCAACAAGAACATCCTGAAGTTTTTGCTAAGTTTATAAATGCAGGAATCCAATCAAGTTTAAATAGGGCTAAAAATTTCGATATTGCATTTTCTCATTTAGGACAAAATAAACAAAAAGTATGTCCTGTATGTCATAAAGAGTTTACTGCAAGAACTTATTCTACAAAATATTGTTCTAAAGAGTGTGTAAGTAAATCAACAGAAGTTAAAGAGATATTACGTCAAAAACAGCTTGAAAGAGTAAAACAAGGTATACATTCAGGATGGCAATCTCGTAATATAACATCTTATCCAGAGCAATTTTGAATGAATGTTCTTAAAAACAACAATATTTCTTTTGAACGAGAAAAACATGTAGGAAAATACTTTTTAGATTTTGTTATATCTATTAATGATAAATTAATTGATTTAGAGATTGATGGAAAACAACATAAATATCAAGATCGACTAGAAAGCGATTGTATCCGAGATAAGTTTTTAAAATCTGAAGGATATATTATATATAGAATTGATTGAAATGAGATTAATTCAGATAAAGGAAAGAAATTAATGAAAAATAAAATTAATAAATTTATAGATTTTGTAAACTTCCTCTAATGGAATCTTTTATTGATAACCCTGATCCATTCTGTATTCAACTTATTAATGGTTATATAATTCAAACTACTCCTTCAGATAGTGAGTCTTTTAGCTCTGATCAATTTGGCAATTATTGCATATGTCGATCTCGAGGAGATAACCCAGCAAAAATAGGGTGTTGTTTTATTTGTGAGAATTATTCAGAGTATAGTAATTATATAATACAGACTCAAATTAAATACAGAATTTATGTAAATAGTAAATAGAGAGTTAGCCAAGTGGTTCACAGCACCTGATTTACATTCAGGAGATCGAGAGTTCGACTCTCTCACTCTCTACTAATAACTAATATATATAAGATGATAACACTAGATCATGTAAATAAAAATTCTGGAAACTTTCTTCCAACACTCTGGTTAGTAGATAAATATAAACAGTATCCAAACTGCGTATCAGTAATTTGTAACCTTGAACAGAAGAAACTAAACGAAAATAAATTCTTAAAAAGATTTAAAGAAAAGTTCGCTAATTTCTGTATATGGGAAGATAATGTAATCGGAGTTAAACCTGAAGTTTCTGAAGAAGTACTTGAAGAATTAGATCGCCCGTTTTATGTAAGTCAACCTACTGCTTTACAATTCAGTGGAATTTGTGAAGAATATAAATGTGCATTAAGCTATTATTCTTCTAGAATGTTAATCTATTTTTGCGATAAAGCACTTATAGGTAACTTTATAGAGGATATTAAATCTTTATTTGAAGAATGTTCAGAAAAAGTAGTTTCTACAACAAAAGTTAATTTAATTACTTTTGATGGCCAGGATTATGGTTTAACAGAATGTAAGATTAGAGATGTTAACGTTGATCTTGATAAACATTATAATGATGATTTCAAACCTATTTATAAAGATATTTCTGACTTCTTAAATAGCCCAAAATCTGGTTTAGTTATTCTTCATGGAACTCAAGGTACTGGTAAGACTTATATGATTCGTCATTTAGTTAATAATTTTGATAAGCAATTTATTATTATTAATAACTCTATGATGAATAGCTTATCTGATCCCGTATTCTTAAACTTTATTCTTAATCATAAGAATTCAGTAATTATTCTTGAGGATTGCGAACAGCTTCTTAAAGATCGTTCTGAAAATATATTTACAAATGGTATTAGTAATATTCTTAATATGACTGATAGTATTTATTCAGATATTTTAAATATTAAGTTTATCGCTACGTTTAATAGTCCTGATACAAGTATTGACAAAGCATTGATGCGAAAAGGTCGACTTGCTGTAAAATATAAGTTTGACGAACTCTCTTTAGAAAAGACTAATAGAATACTTAAAGAATTAGGCAAACCTGAAGCAAGTAAGGGCATGACTCTTGCAGATATTTATAATCTTGATGTTCAGTCTTATGAACATAAGACTAGACGTAAAATTAGATTCTAATGATGTTTTGGATATTTATTTATTGGTTACTTTGTGCGTTTATTGTTATTGGAACAGATGATGGAGAACCATGGACTGTTGGAGATAAATGGTACATAGTATTTGCAGGATTTTATGTTCCTATAATAATTGGCCTATTTATAGGTAGTTACATTAAAGAAACTGGATTTTTTGATAAAAAACATCCATGGGAACATTAATCTATATGTTGTCCGTAGCTTAGTTGATTAAAGCGCAAGTTTGTGGCACTTGAGATCGGGAGTTTGAATCTCCTCGGACACCTAAAAGTATTCTTTAAACATACGAATCTGGACAAATGGTTAGACCTTATCTTATAAACCCCAAACTATAAGAATTAAGAAGTATTTCTCTCGAAATTAGGTAGATCCAGCTTCCTAGAGAGATAGAAGAATACTTACGATATAGTAGATTAGTTAAAATAATAATAACTTCTACTAAATACCTACATGGCGCAATTGGTTAGCGTACTTCTCTGATAAGGAAGCGGTTGAAGGTTCAAGTCCTTCTGTAGGTACTAAAAGAGAAAATTATGAAAGAATATAAGATTTGGAAATTTATACCAGGAAAATATTTACAAACAGTAACTGTTAGTCTTGAAGAGGAATATCCTTGTAAACAAAAAAGATGTGGATATTCTTGTTTAGGAGATAAAACAGAACATGTATGTTTTGTTAAAGCAAATCTCTCTTTTGAAGAACGTGAAAATTTAAAATGTACAGCTTCAAATAATAAAGAACATAAAAACTTTATACATATTAGACTTTTACATAGAATTTTTATAGATGAATAATTATAAAGAGGAGTGTAATCCTTAGGCAGAGCTTATAATATAATCGGTTAGTATCCTACACTTTTAATGTAGTTGTCAGGGTTCGAGTCCCTGTAGGCTCACACAATTTTTAAGTCAGAATTACAAATGATAAAACGTTTTGAAAATAAGTATATACAATCTATAAGAAGAGGTTATTTATGTCATATTACCCCTAATAAAAATGTTATGGATTTGAATATCATCATAATTCAAATGGATGTGAGATTTTTAATGAGAAATTTGGAGGATGTAGTAACAGACATTATAATATGATTAAATATAGGATCTATGCAGATTAAATATTTTCCTGAAATAAAGTGTTGTATACAAGCAGTTAGATCTCTAAAACGAAACTATTGTAGTAATAATCAATGCTATAAGTCAACCAATTATTGTATTTTGTTTTTACCTGCTTTCAATAAAAGTTGTCTTAAATATTATTTTTGGAGAGTTTCTTATCGTGTATTCTTAGAAGCTTCTTATGATAGAATATAAAATATAATTGGAATGTGGCTGAGTGGTTGAAGCACCAAACTGTTAATTTGGGTTACGTGGGTTCGAGCCCCACCGTTCCAGCTAATATTAAACTTATGCAACAGATAAATACTTATGCAGAACTTAGAAAACTTAAACTAAATAAGTTATTCAAACATCCAACTTATAATATATATCAAGTTATTAAAAATAGAAATGCAGGATTTTGTCAGGGTGGATCTAGTAATATTAACCAGTGTGGTTTTATGTATCGTACTAGTTTTAATAAGCCATTTTGTTATAGCGCATGTGTACAAGGAAAACAATATTTCTGGTATATAAAAATCAAATATAGAATTATACTAGATGATAAATAATTTGCTATAAATTTATTAACTTTTTGTGTTAAAATACGGAGGATTGAGCCAAGTTGGACTAATGGCAGCACTCTTGAAAAGTGTAGGTCGCTTAAAACGGCGTGGGGGTTCGAGTCCCTCATCCTCCGCAATAAATATATGAAAACAGTAGAAGATCTTACAGAACTTAACAAAATCAAGTTAAATCAACTATTTAAATATATAAATAACTATATATTCCAGGCTATTCGAAGTAAAAAACATTTCTATTGTTTTGATAATAAGAAGAATATTGGATGTAATTTATATAAGATTGGTCGTGCATGTAGCTTAGTTTGTATAAAATCTAAAGAAGAAAATTTCTGGTATATAAGAATCATATATAGAATTAGACTAGATGAGTAGAGATATTGTATTAAAATATTGGAAAATAATTAGATATAAAACTTTAATTATTCAATGTGTACCTGAAGGAACACCTATAAAAAGATTTTGTTATGAATCTTCTGTTGGAAAGCCATGTGCTTTTACAGGAAAGGCTTGTAGTGATTTTAAATGTGTAGATAGAGCAGATAGTCTTCGAGTTAGGTATATTAAAATAGATCATAGAGTTTATGTCAGCAAAACATAGAGTTTCTCAAATAATTCTATTATTTGGTTATAGATATCGATTACATCAGGTTATTCTAGGTATACAAGGAGAATCATCGTGTTCTATGAGTGTTATTAAAGGTAAATCTTGTATATTTCGTGAGTATAATAGAATAAATGGTAAGACATGTTGTGTCGATATTGCATGTACTCCTTTAGAACGAAAAGATGATATTAGAGTACGTTATATTAAATTAGACTATCGAATTTATTTGTTTAAATAAGCACTCTTGATGTAACTGGTAACATGACAGTCTCCAAAACTGTTCTTTGGGGTTCGAATCCTTAAGAGTGTGCTTATATATAATTAGGGCTGTTAGTATAGTGGCTATTACATCTGGTTTGCAACCAGAAAACAGGGTTTCGATTACCCTACGGTCCACAATCTTCTGTAGATTAGGATTCTATACAGAAAGAGTACTGTAATCTGTTAAGAGCTTATAAATCAGACGTTAAAGAAAAAAGTTTTCGGGGCTGAAGAGCCCTGCTATGAATCTAATCCTAGTAGAAATACTAGGATTTTTGGAACTGCGGTGTGCTAGGTGCGCTCGCTGGACTGAAAATCCAGAGGTAAATGTTCGACTCATTTCAGTTCCGCACTATCGTCTTCCTTATTAAGTTTGGTAACACGTGCACTGCCTGTAAATCTTAATAATAGATATGCTTAGTACTTGTTTTTATTAATGGATGTATTAGCTCAGTGGTAGAGCTCTGGCAAGGAGTGCTAGAAGTCATAGGTTCGAATCCTATATGCATCCCTTAAATCAAAAAATTATGATTATACCTCCAAAATTTTTAGTTAAAACTATTCCACTATATAGTGGAGGAGATGTATCTGCTCCACATGTAGTAATAAATTATCTTACAAGAAGTCTATTTTTTATTCTTTTAAAATTTCCTCCGAATTGGAAATTGATAAAAGTTAAAGAAATAAAAGATAGGATTTTTATTAAAAATCTTGATCATAAGATGACTATGGGTCTTATGGAAGCAAAAAAAATTGTAGATGACTTAACTATACAATATGATATGAATAATATCTATAGAATACGATTGGTAGAATAGCCAAGTTGATAAGGCAGTGGTCTGCAACACCACGATCGCAGGTTTGAGTCCTGCTTCTACCTCTAAGCGAGTTGGAGAAGATGGTTACCTCGAGAGTTTCATAAGCTCTAGACCTCGGTTCAAATCCGAGACTCGCTACACAAAATTTTAAAGTTATGAGAAATATATTTAACGTACTTATATGGAATTTTAATACACAAACAATAGAAGAATATAATGTTATTCCATATTTTGTAAGAGAATGGGAAGGAGAGAAAGATAAATCTAAATTTAAATCTTTTGAGGATATTAAAGAATTTGTTAAAAGTAAATCTTTATATCAATTCTGGTCTCGATGTGAATATGAAATGATTGTTAAAGGATGGCCTGTAACTAAACGAGAAATTAAATTAGATGTACATGAACAAATTATGATGAATCTTGATTTAGTTACACAAGTTTTTATAAATACTATTAGATGGAAAGTAGAGTAAAAGATATTTTGTTACTTTTAGAACAAAACGGATGATCTGATCTTATCGATAGTTGATGAGAACAACAGGTTAGAGAAGAAATATTAACAGCTTATCTTGATATTGATATAGATACTTTAAATAAGGTGTTAGAAATTGTATTAATTTAATTAGGATTACAAGTGAAAATAATTGTAAGTCCAGTTGACTATAATCACGATGAAACTGCAATTATATTTTACTGTAGAGCAAAAGATCGTGAGGATTATATGCGAGTATATGGTATTTTTGATACAGAACAATTTGAAATTATTGAATCAAGAATTACCGATATAACTATTTTTAGAAAAATGGTTGAAAAACTTAACGATTTTGGATTTGAAAATGAAAAATATAAAGAAAATAATCCTAATTTTGATATTAACATTGTTAAGCTCATGTGCAACAACAAAGTTTAACTTAATGATTGGTCCTACAGGTGAAGAACAGAAAACATATATAGAAAACATAAAACAATATAAATAATGATAACTATTATTTTTATTTTATTTTATTTACTTCCTATATTTTTAATTCATATCATTGGATTATATTTTTGGAAGAAGCGCACTGATTGTGGGAAAACAATAGGAGATATGTATGAATATTATGATGCAGCTGATGGAAATCCTTTAGTAATTTTTACTTGGGTTCCTCTCGCTAATATTTTTATATTATTAGCAGGGTTTATTATATTTTTTATAAACTTAATGAGCAATATAAAAATTCGATAGTATGTATACTCTTTTTGTTATTATTTTATGTTATATTATTTCTGTATTTATTAACGCTTTTCTCTTTATTTTTGCTTATAAAGTAAGTCATAAAGAAAGAATTACTATTGGAAAAATATTTGAATATTGGAACGATAAGTTTAGGGATAGTGATGGTGATAGTAGTCTTTGTTTATTCCTTTTTATTCCTGGAATGAATATACTATTTATATTCTATACTTTTTTCTTATCGTTGTACAATATATTTAAAAATATAGAAGTCTAATGTTCACTTTTATTACAGGTCTAATTGCAGTTTTGGTATGTGGAGCTCTTATAGGATATGAACGACAATTTAAATCTAAAATAATTGGAATTAGAACCTGTATATTAATTATGTTAGGTTCTTTTGTTTTTACATATATCTCAATTAAAATAGGTGGAGATCCGTCTAGAGTTGCTGCACAAATTGCTTCTGGTGTTGGTTTTATTGGCGCAGGTATAATATTTAAGAATGGAATTGATGATATTCGGCATTTAACTACAGCTGTATTAGTTTGGGTATTAGCGGCTTTAGGTAGTTTAATTTCTCTTGGATATTTATTTGAATCGTTAATGATAACTGGAATAATCTATATAATCCTTAAAATAAAAATACTAAAATGAACAAAATTGAAAAGCTGTACAGGTCTATGTATGAAAATGAATTACGTAAACTAAGAAAATGTGCAGAATCTGTTCAAAAACTTTCTCAATATGTTGCGTTTAAAGCATGGAGTGAGGAAGTAATGGCTTACTTGTTTTTTAAAATAGATCGTTTAGATTATATTTGGGAATGGGAATATAAGGATAAAATTGCAATGTTTATTCAGGATTGTCAAGAAATTGCTTTGCGAAAAGTAAAACTTAGTTCTAAATGACAGAAGAAAGAAAACTTTGGTTATCAATATGTAATAATGATTTAAAGAAATTAGAAGCTTGTGCTGAATCTATTCAAACTGAAATTCAAAGAAATGTGTTTTGAATTGGAGCGAAAAGGTAAAGTGGAATATTATCTTTAAATTAGATAAAGCTACTCGTTGGGGGCATAGTCCTCATAGAAGAGAAATTTCTTATATTATTTCTGTATATCAACAAAGAGTTAGAGAAATGATGCTAGAATAAATATTAATGGTTTGCGTCGTTGGTGTTAGTGATAGCATATTAGACTTCCAATCTAAAGGGGAGAGTTTGAATCTCTTACGACGCTCTAAAGTGAATAATGAATATTGATGAAAACTATTAAAGAACTTTCAGATAGACAAATTAAACTTGCGTGAATTAGTAGTAAAAGTTTATATGAAATTTGTAAAAAATTAGAAATTCACGATAATACTTATAATAGAAAATATTTAAGAGTTTGAGGAGTTAAGGAAGGACTAAAAATTCCTGTTTTTACACGATTTACTAAAACAGATTATGTAAAAAATCCTAAATTGTGTAAAAAATGTAAAAAACCTATTCCTTGAAATCAAAGAGAAAATAACTTCTGTTCTCACTCTTGTGCAACTAGTTATACAAATATAAAAAGAGGTGCTATAACTAGTGGTAAATATGTCAAAAATGCAACTAGTAAATGCTTAAATTGTGGAAAGGAAATTTTTGCAAGAAATAAATATTGTAGTATTATTTGTCAAGTTGAATTTAAATATAAGGAGTATATTCAAAGGTGGAAAGACGGGAAAGAAACAGGAATGTCTGGTACAGATGGTCTTTCAAATCATATAAGAAAATATTTATTAGATAAGACTAATTATACTTGTGAAATTCCAGGGTGTGGATGCAATTTTATTAATCCTTATACTGGATTATCTATTTTGCAAATTCATCATATAGATGGAGATGCAACTAATAATAAAGAGCAAAATCTTCAGGTTTTATGTCCTAATCATCATGCTATGACAGAACATTTTGGCTCCAGAAATAAAAATAGTACTAGAAAGTATCGTTATAAAAAGTAATTACCCACTCTAATAAATTTTAAAAACATGAAATCCTTATCTAAAATTTTTAATGCAATATATTTGTGTATAAGATTCCCATTCTTATATCCAAGAAATAGATTTTCAGATGAACATACAGTTTATATAAGATGGATGTCTAATTTAGTATACAAATACTATAGTAAGTCTTATTATGATATCAGTTTAGCTTATAAGTTTTATAAAGATCCTCAAGAATGTACTACTATTACAAAGCAAGTAATCTTCAAGGATAAATACAATTTTAAAGCAAGGCTTATACGTAATAATACTATTTTAAGATTTTATAGTGATATATTGAAAGAACCTTATGATTTTAATATACAAAAGTATGTGGGTGATAATTTTAAGATTTCAGGAATTACTGTAAGTAAATCAACCTTCAATAATATACCTGTTTTATATTATCATATACATAAAAAGGAAGTTACTAATACTAATTATGGATTTAGTTATAAGAAGTTAGAATTTGTAGCTGATACCAAAAGTGTCAAGATCTATACTATTCTAAACTATATTTACGAAAATATAATTCCTAAAATTTGTTTTATTCCAACTTATACAGAACTTAATAGTATGCCAATTGGTTGGAGAAAAGCATTTGGCATTCAAATGTGTAAAGAAATAAAACAAGCTCTTAAAAAGCATAATTATTTATATAATTATAGAATTATGCAGATTAAAGAGAAGTACGGTTCTCTTCGTTGGTATGATGCAGGAGCTCCAGAAGAAATACAGACTATAATTAATAAGTATGAAGATATTTCTTATCATACATGTATAAGTTGTGGAAAACCTGCTAAATATTTAAGTACAGGGTGGATATGTCCTTATTGTGAAAAATGTGCTCCAAGGGGCAGTAAGTTAATGAAATAATGACTTTTAAAGAATTTTGTAAAGAACTATTAGAAGAATATAAATGGGCATCGTTTCAATATGACAGCGTTATTTCCTTTACTCAAACTTTTTCTGATACAACCTGTAGATTAGATGGACAAGCATTTACAGATGCTCAAATATTTATATTTGTTGATCAAAGTAATAGAAATGCTATTGTAATTGGTCCTGCATGGAGTTATTACATAGAAGGTATTACTGAAAAATTTTCAGTGGATTGTTGTAACCATCATATGGCTGGAATTAATAATATTGCAAGAATTAAAAAATATGGTGACATTAAAGAAATTAAAAGAGCTTAAGCAGATTAAGCGAGATAATAAGGTAATTTATAATTTGTTAAATACTATCATTGGAGAGTGTGAACAGATTAGTAAAGATCCTTCTTGTAGTCAGGTTATGGATGTTATACAGAAAATGTATAAAGATAATAAACAGACTATTAGTGAATGTTCGGTGGATAGAGTTGATCAACTTAATACCCTAAACGAAGAAAATGCTTTCCTTGAGAGTTATTTACCTCAACCTCTTACTAAGGAGGAATTAACTGCACTTATTGGTTCACAATTAACTGCAGGTAACAATATGTCAAAAATTATGAAATATCTTTCAGAAGAATATAAAGGAAGATATGATGGCAAAGTTGCAGTAGAAATTATTAAATCCTTACAATAATGTTAATTGTATTTATTATAATATTCATAGCTTTATATGAACTAATAACAGTTATGTATTATGAAAGTCTTAAGATAAGACTTGTCAAAGTAGGCGCTTTTATAGATCATCTTAATACTTTTGGTTCTACAGAAGATAAACAAATTTTCTATAAGTTTTTAAAAGAAGTTAATACAGAATCTATTAGATGCAATGCTAAACTTGATATAACTATAGAAAATGCAAGTAAACCTGAACTTTGGTACAGATATCCTTCAAATCCTAATACCTTTAAAGAGTGTTTCAAACTTTTTAATTTATGTTTTTATCGAAATGTAGTTAAAGATTCAGTTGATAAAATAATTAACTGGTTTAAGAAATAAAAATATGAAATTTTTACTTTGTCTAATTTGTTTAATTACAGTTAGTTGTAATGCTGTAATTGATCCTAAGTCAGAAACTATAAGATCTGAAGATGGATACTATATTGGTACTGCACATAAATTTAAGTTTGAAGGACATGATTATATTAGTTTTACTAAAGGTCATGGTGTAGCAGTTGTTCATAATCCTAAATGTCATTGTAATCTAAATGAAGACTATTAAAACATATTGCCCAGAATGTGACAAAGAAACAGTTCATATAATTTGGACGGAGGATGCATATGGAGCTTCTGGTGTAGCTAGAATCTTTTCAACTTTACTTTCTGTTGGAATGTCAAACTTAGCTTGTACTACATACAGTAAGTGTATTAGTTGTGGAAATACTAAAGAATTATAAAATGATTAATGACCAAATTAAAAAGTTAGCTAATAAAAAGATTCCATTATATAATAACTCTTCTAGTTTATATGATATTTTGGATTGGCTGCGGGAGAAAAAATTCCTACATGTAGAGATACAATGGTATCCTCATGGTTGGATGTTTGTTATTTATAAAATTGATTCTCAAGAGGATGAACCATATGATACTTTCTCTGAAGTATATACTAGTTATCTAGATTGTTTAGAAGCTGGAATTATAAGAGCATTAAATCTTATATAATTATGAAAATACAGGTTTACATGATATTCTGGATGAACTAAGAGATAAAGAGTCTTTACATGTAGAAATCGGATGGCATCCTAATGGATATGCATACTCTATTTATAGAATTAATAGGCGAGATACAGAGCCGTGTTATGCTTCTTCTGAAAGATACCATAATTATCGGGAATGCTTAGGAGCGGCAATTGTAAAAGCAATGAACTTAGCGGATTAATAAAAATGAAAACATTACTTTGGGTGGACGATGCTCGTAATCCTCTTGAGAATGATTGGTTAAATTTTAGTCCTATCGGTCGAAACTGTTTTGTAATATGGGCGCAAACTTATCAAGAAGCAATACAATTTCTTGAAAAAGACTGGCCTGATGCAATTTGTCTTGATCACGATTTAGGGGAAGAAGAAAGTGGTTACGATATAGCTAAATATATTGTAAATCGTTGTATTGATGAAGGAAAGAAACTTCCATTATTTGCAAGTCAATCTGCAAATCCTGTAGGTAGAGAAAATATTCTTTCTTTATTTAAAAATTATGAAAAATTTTATTCAACATGTTGTTTATAGTCATAGAGAGGGATTACGTTGGTACTTTAAATCAACAGAGCGTAAAGATACGTTTGTAATTTCTTTATATCCTTGGGATATTAGACTTTTAAAATATGGATTTTATTTACTAATTCCGCCTCTTAAAGAAACTCATATTAGAGGCAACTGGAATTAAAAAAGGTATGCCCACGCAGCAGAGTTGGAGATCTGCACGAAACTGTAAATTTCGCGTCTCAGACTAATGAGGTTCGAATCCTCACGGGGGCACAAAATAATAAAAATTGCAAATAATGAAAAATTTTCAAGTAACTTCAAAAGAAGATAATCAAAAATACTGGATTTCGAGGTCTTGTGCAGTTGCTATGTTTCTATTTTCTAGAGATAAATTTGGAAACTTATGTATTTTAGCAAATAAACGTGGTACTGGAACTCCTGATTTTCAAGGATATTGGAATTGTCCTTGTGGTTATATAGACTTTGATGAAACTGGAGAAGATGCCGTTTGCAGAGAAATTATGGAAGAAACAGGATATGTAATTACTCCTGAAGTTCCTAAATTTGTAGAGGTTGAAACAAGTCCAAAGGCTAATAAGCAAAATATTACTCTTAGATATACTGCTTTAGTACCTTATAAATTACTTTCTCAAGTTAAACCTATTGGAGGCGAAGATAATGAAGTTGAAGAGGTTAAATGGATTGATATAAGAAAATTAAACAACTATAAATGGGCATTTAATCACAACAAAATAATTGAAAGAATTATACTTTTAAAACAATATATACAAAATGACAGACATAAACACTTTAGCTAAAAGTGGTTGGTATGAAACTAATCACGATAAGTATAAGTATGTTTACTTAGAGCTTGATTATAGTAAAAAAATTAACAAGTTTGTATTTTCAGGCTGTTTAAGCCCTCAAGGGTTAGCTTATTTTCCACTTCCTAATCAAATTTATAGAGAACCAGATAGTGGAAATATGTTTTGTATCCCTTTTACATTATTTTCGCTTGTAAAATTTTGTGACGGGACTTTACTTCCACTAGTTTTAACTGAAGACTTAGTAAAAAGGTACGCAGATCCTGAAAATATTGTTCTAACTTCTTTATGTATTAATATCTCTCGTTATGCAAGTAGTTTAGACTTTAGTACTATTCATCTTACTCGAGATACTCCTTTAAGAAATCTCTTGAGTGAAGAGGCATTAAGAGTTGTTACTGGTAGTATGTTTGATTATTTTATGATAAGTGTATTAGAACATAAGAAGGAGTTTGATGAGCTTAACACTTCTCATTCAAATATAGAGTCTTTCATTAAGGTAATCTTAAAAATAATAGACTTATAAAATGTTTACTTTTATTATTCTTTATTTTTTAAACTTAGTTCTAGATTATCCATTGCAAGGAACATTTCTTGCAGAATATAAATGTAAAAATAATTATATTTTATTTGTTCATTGTGCTATTTGGGCATTAGGTATTTATATTGCTTTATATTTTCTAGGGCTAGCTACAGTTTGGAAACTTGTAATGTTATTAGTTGGACATTATCTTATTGACTACTGGAAATGTAGAGGCTTATATAAGAAATATATGAAAGACTTTACCGCTTATTATATTGATCAAAGTCTTCATATTGTTCAGGTTCTACTTTGTTTAATATAAAACAAGTTCTATAAAAACTTGTTTTTGGAGAGTTGGGGGAGTTGGCTTAACCCATCGTCCTGCTAAGACGACGTACCTCAAAAGGGTGCCACTAGTTCGAATCTAGTACTCTCCGCAAATTTAAAATAACATGAGTAAACTAATAATTAATAAACATCAAATTTGTTATATACCAGAATACAATTTATATTTACAGAGAGTAGGAGTAGATAATACAAGCGTTCGTCATACTTGTGAACGTATATGTTCGATTTATCAGATCTGTAGGGATGGTTATTGTCGTAATAAAACTAGAGACCCACATTACGGTAATCATGGTTGTGCAGATAACGGAGAGCAAGACGCTTATAAAATTATTTGTTATAGAATATACTTAGAACCTATAGAATGGAAATAGCAAATTTAAAGGTATATAATGATAATATGCGAAAGTTACTCTTAGATAAAGCATATTTCTTATCTTTTGTAGATTCAGATACGTTCATTGATTTTGGATGTGCAGATGGATCTTTATTAAAACATATTCATGAGATGTTTCCTGATAAGAAACTAATTGGATATGATATATCTCCTGAAATGCTTCAAATTGCAGAAAAAAATCTTGAAGGATGTAATGTTTCTTTATATAATAATTTTGAAAATATTACTTCTTTAAAGTTAGATAATGCTACTTTAATACTTTCTTCTGTTATTCATGAAGTTTATAGTTACGGTGATAATCAAAGCGTAAATGAATTTTGGAGACAAGTATTTAATGAAAACTTTAAATATATTGCTATTCGAGATTTAACTCCTCGAAAGTCAATTGATAGAATGTCGGATATTAATGATGTTTCTAGAGTTTTACATAACGCTAATCCTACACATTTAGCTGAGTTTCAATCTATTTGGGGAAATATTAGTAACAATAAAAATCTAGTTCATTTTCTTATGAAATATAAATGGGTTGAAAATTGGGCTAGAGAAGTTAGAGAAAATTATTTTCCAATAACTATTGAAGAGTTTTTATCAAAAGTTCCTAATAACTATGTTATTGATTATTTTTATGAATTCATTATGCCTCGAACTCAGCAAGGGATTCTTAAAGATTTTAATATCTTATTAAAGGATACAACACACTTCAAATGCATTTTAAGAAAAATATAATATGAAAGTAGTACAAGTAAATGTAGATTACACGGAAGAAGTTAATTCTTCAAATAAGAATTGGTTAAATTCTGATTCTAGACATTGTGATATCTTAGTTAGAAGTGATGATGCAGAAACTATTAAATATAGTGGAACTTTGTCTCAATCACAAGTAGAACATATCGTATTTCTAATTCAGGATAATTATTCTGCAAAGGATATTAAAGATCAAATTATCGAATACGGAGTTCAAAATCTATCTCCTACAGTAACTCCTCAGATTGGAGATCCTGAATTTTTAGAAGAATAATAGAGAGATTTACTCTCTATTTGCCCTCGTGATGGAACTGGCAGACATGCCGCTCTTAGAAAGCGGTCTGAAGTAATAGTAGGGTGCAGGTTCAAATCCTGTCGAGGGCACTCTAATAGCTTCCTATCTTGGAGGCATTTTCTATTTTATAGATATGTTTAAGTTTATTAAAAAGATGTTTAACAATAGAAATATTCTAACTAAAAACTTATATAAAGTAAAGTTAGATAAATATGATGAAGCTCTGATTATTATTTGTAAAGCTTTAGGAGTAAACTTACTAAAAGCAAATTTCTTCCATATAGATTCTTATACAAAAGTAATGAAATCATATGGCTCTTTGATAACTATTATTGATTTTGATAATGCTATTGATTTAATTTTTGGTAATTTAAGTTCTAAAAGAAATCATGACGAAATTGTTTTACAATACATGATTAAGGTTATGCAGCTTCCTTCTAGTGTTATTGATAATGATAGATTTTATCGTAGTATTCGTAGGACCTTTAATAAGATTTCTGTATATTATTCTAAAGAAGATAAATTTACATGGTTTCAAGAATATTGTCAAAAATTTATAAAACCTGAATGGTCTAATTCTTTTTGCTTTTACTATAAATCTGCAGAATTTTATGTAACTTTTTATCAAGGATATTTTAAATATAAACGTAAACAGGAAGACTATCGAAGAAAAAGTAGAGAGAATTATCAATCTCAAAAACAACCTAATATAAATGAGTATTATAGAATACTTGGAATTAATATTACTAAAGATAAGGCTATTATCAAAACTGCTTATCGTAAGTTGTGTTTTCAGTATCATCCTGATAAAGGAGGCTCTAAGGAAAAGTTTATTGAAATTAATCAAGCATATGAATATTTAATTACACATATCTAAAATGTATAAATTAATGAGTCTTAAAGGCTATAACGGGCCTGAAGATGTAATAAAACTTCAAGAATGGTTAGCTATAGAAAAACAAATATTTATTGAGACAAGAGTGTGTTGGAATAAAGAAGGAACTTTCCCTATTGGATATAGTGCAAGAGCTTGGATGCCTCCGTATACATTATATACAGTAGCTCCTACAGAATTAACTATTGAAGAAGCAGTTATGGCAATTCTAGCAAGAATTTATGATTATATTTAAATAATCTTGCTCCCGTAGTTCAAGGGATAGAAATTAATTTTTGATTCGAACTTTGTATTTTTGATAAAATTTTTGTATCTTTGTGTACGAAAATTTTAAATATAAAATATATGATAAGTTGAAAATTAGAAAAAGAAAATTTAATTAAGTTCCTTATTGATGAAAAATTAAGTTTTGAAGAAGTAGGTCGTAAGTATAAATGTAGTGGTAGCAATATTAGAAAAGTAGCACAACGTTTAAATATAATTGTTCCTCCTAGAAGAGCAGTAAATCCATGCGAAACTTTTAGAAGAGGAACTGCTAAAAAAGGTATCTGTAAGAACTGTGGAAAAGAATTTATATTATACTTATCTCATAGCGGAATTTATTGTAGTAGTAAATGTCAACAAGAGTATCAATCTAAGAAAAGATATGAATTAATTCTTAATGGAGATCCTTCTATTATGAGAGCTAATTATAACCCTAGATCATCTAAGAAGTATATATTAGAGGAACAGAATAATAAATGTGCCATTTGTGGGATGGAACCCAGTTGAAATGGGAAAGAGTTAGTTTTTATTTTAGATCATATTGACGGTCATGCTTCTAATAATAAAAGAGATAATTTAAGATGTATATGTCCTAATTGCGATTCTCAGTTGGATACTTACAAATCTAAAAATAAAAACGGAGACAGATATTATTATAGATACTATAAAAGTAGGAGTGACCAGAATGGATAATGGACCAGACTTCTAATCTGGCGAGCTGCAATGCTCATTGCGGGTTCGACTCCCGCCTCCTATACTAAATAAATATAACTATGATATTATATAAAGTTCAGAAATACTTTCCTACAGATTTTACAAAAAAATGTATAGAATGTAATATTTGTTCTATAGACAATTTTGAAAGAGAAAGTATAAAACATGCTATTCGCGATGGTCTTAAACCACATATTTGTTCAGTCATGTGTAGAGAATGTAATAATTTTATAGGTTTAGTTGGAATAGATCTTGAAAAACAAACAGGAACTGTAATATGTTCTCATAAAAATTATTACAGACTTGAATTTGATGAAAATGAAGTTTAGTAAATTATTATATATGAAATTATACGATTCAACTGAAAACACATTTCATTGGGAAAAATTAGATTTAATCCCTGAAATAGAAAAACTAAAACGAACACCTCAAAATGAAATATGGCACAAAGAGGGTAATGCTTTTGTACATACTTGTATGGTTGTACAAAGTGCGTTAGATCATATTTCAAATGAAACTATTGATTATTTAGCATCACCTGAAATTAGAGAAATTTTAGTATATGCTGCTTTATTGCATGATGTTGGCAAAGCTTTTACAACAAAGAAAGGAGAAGATGGCCTATATCATGCAAGTAACCATGCAATTAAAAGTGCAGAAATTGCAAAAGATTTATTAGTTAAGTTAGAAGTAGATGAACATTTACATACAGCAATTATTTCATTAGTTCGCTGGCATATGCAGCCTATGTATATTCTTGAACAGACAAATCCTGAAAAAGCTATACTAAAACTAGCTAATAATCTTAATGAAGTAAATGTAGAACTTTTAATTCTACTAAAACAATGTGATTGTGAAGGTTCAATCTACGATAAGGATGATCATCGAGACGAAATACTCCAAAAAGTAAGAGATATTTATTATGATAAAATTACTTACAAACGTGGAGAAACCGTTAAAATTACTAAATTATCAGATAATGATACTTGTAGTTATGTTCCAGGACATCATCCTAATGGAATTAATACTGGATATGAAAAAATAGGTAGGCTAATCGAACCTATTACAAAAGGACATAGAGTATATCTAGGACTTGGATTCTCTACATCTCCTGTTGTAGAAATTGTTGGCAAAAATTGTTTTAAAACAAGAAATTCTGTATATGAAATTACAGAAATTTGTAAAACTACAGAAAAATAAAATTTAATATAATGCGTTATTTATTAGTAAAAACCGAAAACATGCCTATTTTGGCTCTGGCTCTTGGAAGTCTAGATTACAAAGCTGGAAATTCACCTATTTTTCCTATTGCGTTTGGAGAATTCTCAATTTTAATTGACAAGGAAGATAAAACATTCTTCTATGTTAAAGGTCGAAAAGAAATTGATAAATTTGTTGAGGATCATGCTAAGATCTATACAACTAATGATTTATCACATGCTCTTGAATTCCTTAAGGAAGACGAAGATGAGGAAACTGATAAGTCTGAAGAAGATAAAGAGGAAATCGATCTCAAGACTATTTTTGAACATCCTTTAATGCAAATTTTTAGCCGACACATTCCTAAGGATATTCTAACTAAGTGTATTATGGAAGCTAAAGAAGAGCGGGAAGAGGAAGAAACTGCAGAGAAGAATTCTGAGTCTACTAGAAACGAAGAATCTAGCTTTTATAAAGAGTTAGTTCCTGGACGAATAGTTCAGTTTGAAAATGCAGGTATGATTCGGTATGGAATTGTACTTAGTAATGGTACAGTGATGCACTTCTCAGGAAGTAATTTAGCTGCTTCAGGATATATTAATAATATTACTGAAGATCGTCCTTATAGAGTTGTACGTATTCTTAAGCCTACAAGCCAGTATTACAATCTAAAGGATGTAAACAATATGGAAGTGGCTTGGGAACGTAAAGTTCGTAAACCTAAAGTTACTAAAACAATAACTGAGATTGAAAAAGAATTAGGACTTGCTCCTGGTTCGTTAGTCATTGAATAAGAGGGAATTAATTCCCTCTTTTTGTTTTTATAAGTATGGGTAAGTTTATTCGGGATTATCAAGTTGATAAGACATTTAGTAAAGAAGAGGAAACTTTTAAGCCTAATCGTAAAAAGGTAAAAAAGTTTAAAGACCCTGAAAAACGTGAAAAGAAACAATCTAAAAAAGATTAAAAGATGACATATGGATTGAACGATATTTGTTTAGTACCTGCTAGGATTAGTGATATTGAACATCGTGAACAATGTAATCCATATAATGCTGATAATATGCTCCCGTTGTTTACTGCTCCTATGAGTTCAGTAATTAACGAGAGCAATTATCAGGTATTTATGGATAATAAAATAAATACTATAATTCCTCGTTCAGTAGATTTATCTACTAGATATGAGTTAATGTCAAAAACTTTTGTGGCCTTAAGTTTATCTGAATTTGAAACATTTGCAGGTCTAGAATTAGGTGAAATTAAGGAGGAAGAAATATTTTATATATGCGTAGATATTGCTAATGGTCATATGCGTAAGCTTATTGATCTTTGTAAATCTGTAAAACAGAAATATAGAGGTCATGTTATACTAATGGCAGGCAATATTGCAAATCCTGATACTTATATAGATTATGCCTTAGCTGGTATTGATTTTGTACGTGTTGGAATTGGTGGTGGATCAGTATGTACTACTTCTGCAAATGGAGGAGTTCATTATGCTATGGCTTCTTTAATTAAAGAGGTTGTAGATCGTAAGTGGGAGATAGAAAAAGCAATTAAAGATGCAGAAGCTATGCGTATTTCCCATAAATATGAGTCTTTGCCATTTATTGTAGCTGATGGAGGATTTGATAATTATGATAAGATTATTAAAGCGTTAGCATTAGGTGCAGATTATGTAATGGTAGGCAAAATCTTTGCTCAAGCAGAAGAAGCTTGTGGTAAAGTAATAGAACATTGGGTACGAGGAGAGTATATTGCTCGAGACCGAGTTTATTATGGGATGTCTACTAAAAAAGCTCAAGTAGAAACTGGAAGTCAAAAATTAAAAACAGCAGAAGGAATAGAAGTTACAGTACCTATTTTGTATCCTTTAAGTGGATGGTGTGAGAATTTTGTTCATTATCTTCGATCAATGATGAGTTATACAAACTCTTTTACACTTAGTGATTTTAAAAATACAGAATATCGTATTGTTAGTCCTTCTGAATATTTATCATATTATAAGTAATGGCAGAGATAATTTATTGTAAATTAACTGAAACTAGATCTCGAAGAACTTGGCAAATATTGCCTAAGCAGTATTTTCCTGACAAAACTCCTGTTTATGAATTAGCTGTATCTATTTCTCAGTATACAATTGATAGGGTACAACATCCTTTTGATTGTATAGTTGGATTATATGCTAAACAGCTAAATTTTGCATCAACACAAAAGTATTATTCTTATTCTGGAGACGTATATTCAATAGCGGATGATCCTAAGGCAGATTCTGGATATCAAAAATACCTTAAAAATAGGGATAAGACTTTTGAAGAAATAGAAGAGGAAGAAGCTAAGCTAAAATCAAAAGTCTTGTATCAGATTAAGAGTAATCCTGATATAGTTCCTATGTCTATTGATAAGGATGGTTTCTATATTAAGGATGAAACTTTCTATCTACTTACTCGAAATATTTATAAACGTGTAAATACAATGCTAACTGGTCCTACTGGATCTGGTAAAACACAAGTAGTAGAATTAATTTGTAAGCAGTTAGGAATTCCTTGTACTATTTATGATATGGGTGCTATGCATGATCCTATATCTGATTTACTTGGTGTTCACCGTCTTGATGATGGAAAGTCTATTTTTGACTATGCTAAGTTTACTCAGGATGTTCAGAAACCTGGAGTTATTGTACTTGATGAGTTATCACGTTGCCCTGCAACAGCTCTGAATATTTTATTCCCTGTTCTTGACCATCGTAGAACTTTACCTGTAGAAATTGCAGGTTCTAAGGATATTCGTGAAATCCCTATTCATCCTGAAGTATGTTTTATATCAACTTGTAATATTGGTATTGAATATACTGGTACTTCAACTCTTGATAAAGCATTAAAGAATCGTTTCTTTCCAATTGAATTTACATATCTTCCTGCAGACATTGAAGCTCGAGTTCTCATGAAGAGATGTGATATTGAGAAACAGGATGCTGATATGATTACTTCTATTGCTGCTAAACTTCGTAGTATGGCAGAAAATGCAGAGGCTGCAACAACAGTATCAACTCGAGAAACTTTAATGATTGCAGAATTAATTCATGATGGATGGTCAACATTAGATGCATTAAATTATGTATTAATTCCATTATGTGATAGTAAAGAGTCTCGAGAATTAGTACGAAAATTATTAATGAGTAAATAATATGTCATTTACTGACTGGTTTGGGCGTAAAGGTAAGAATTATACATCTACTTATAAAGGATCTACTCGTTTAGGATGGGATACTAAAGTAAGTGGATCGTATTCTTCTTTCTTTGCACCTGATTTGAATAAAAGAAAACTTTTAAGAGATTCCTATCGCCACGCGTGTGACATTAGGGGTATTATGGATATCCCAAGAAGTATTCGAATACAGTTAAATGTAGACGCAGAAACTTCATGTACAGATGGAAAAACAGTTATTGTTTCTACTAAAGTATATGATGATAATAAAATCGATAATAATGTTAAATTAGATGTATTCTTAGGTACAACTATTCATGAATTTTCTCACATATTATATACAGATATGGCAGAAATTCGTAAAAATAGACCTAATAAGTTCCTTTTTAATCTGTTCAATATTATTGAAGATGAACGAATTGAATACAATACTACACAAAATTATCCTGGGTATGCTAATTTTATTGGGCAAGCAAAATATTATTATTTTGATTTGTTATATAAAAAAGCTGAAAAACAGGATGATTTAATGGATGTATTACAAAACATTTTATATATTGTAAGATATCCTGCAAGAGTAGATACTAAGGTTATTTATCGACATCAGGTTTTGTTTGATAAAATTAAGAAAGTTCTTTGTGACTTTGGAAATAATTCTAAAGAAGCTTATGATAAAGCAGAAAAAATTTATAAGCTATTACTAGATTACTTTAAGTTCCCACCTCCTCCGCCTGAAGAACAACAAGAAGGAGATGAAGAACAAGATCAATCTGATTCTAGTGAAGGACAGTCTGATTCAGGTGAAGGCCAAGAAGGATCAGACGGAAGTTCTGACCCTCAAAATTCTAAACAGTCTTCTCAAAAACAAGATTCTAAAGATAATGAAGGATCAGATAAGAATAGTAAAACACAAAGTTCTCCCAAAAGTGGTTCTGATGAGGGATCTGCGGGCAAAAAGAAACAAGAACCTATTAAGGCATATACTCAAGAAGAAATAAAACAGGCAGCTGAGAAATTAGCTGAACAAATGCGACGTTTAATTACTTCTAATACTTCTTTAAATAGTAATGAAATTAAAGATAAGTGGGATTCTAAAGAAATTGCTGATGAGTGTAAGCAAATAAAAGATGATGTTTTTATTGTAAAACAAGAAGATTACGAAAGACGTTATAAAGCGGATTTTGATACAGTAAAACAACATATTAATGGTTTAGTTAATACTTTTAGCAAATTCTTTGTTGAACAGGAGTATCGTTTAACAGGAATGCGAAGAGGTGTGCTAGATACTAATAAATTAGCTGAAGCTTATCAAGCAGTAGAAACTGTCTATTCAAATAAGTTTAAACGTACTACTCCTGGTTTAGACGTTTGTGTGTTAATTGATGAGAGTGGTTCCATGAGTGGAACTAATATCTCATCTGCAAGAAAATGTGCAATATTACTTAATGAAGTATTTTTACGTTTAAAGCAATGTGACTTTTATGTTTATGGTCATACTGCAGATAATCGACAGACAGGAGAAGTTACTATTAATGTATATCGTGATCACTGGAATAGAAATCGTTATGCTTTAGGTAAAGTTAATAGTTATTCTAATAACAAAGATTCTGTTGCTATTGAGGAGACATACAAAATAGTTAGAAAGCAAACTGCGAAACCACTTTTAATGTTTGTAATTTCTGATGGAGCTCCTAATGCATGGGGATTAAGAGGACAACCTGCTGTAGAAGAAGTTAAAAAGGTAGTAAATAGAATTGAATCAAACGGAGATACTCTAGTTTGTCAAATTGCTATTGAAAGCCACTTCCGACCTCAGGATATGTTTAATCATTATGTTGTTATGACAGATATGAATACTTTTCCAAGTGACTTATCTAGATATGTTATGAATACATTAATATCTAAGCTTAAAAGAGTAGATGTTTAATTTGTATATTTTCAGATTTTTTACTACCTTTGCTGTATAACTAAAGGTAGTAATTTAGGAGCTTAGTGTAATGGTAGCACAGCGGTCTTCGATTGGAGCACGTTTAGCGTGAAAATTATAGCAAATTCGGTAAAAGTGAAATAAGAGTATAAATACTGCGAATCAACTTTCTAAGAAAGTCTAAGGTCCTGAAATATGGATAGCTGATAATACCGAGCTAAATTAAAGTGAATGTATTGTAAGGAATATAGGTTGTCTATACCGTATAGAATAGGCGGAGTGCTTGATAGGTCGAAAATTAAAGCCGTACACTTCCTTAAATACCTTATCTCACTTTATAAATGTGTAGAGACTAAATGCTATACTTGTTTAACAAGCTGATATAGTCCAGACCACGTCAGGAGTTATTAATTAAAATAATTTCTTGTAGTGAAAACTATAGTGGTAAGCAAAACCGTAAAAGGGAGCCTCCAAAACTCCAGGTGAGGGTTCGAGTCCTTCAGCTCCTGCTAACTAATTAATAATCAAACATTTATATATAAAATATAAATGAAAAGTTTTAGATTAAAATCATAGGCATCTAGAGTAATCTAGGTGCCTTTATTTTTAAAACGAAGAATATTATGGTAATTGGAGTATTAATTTTAGGAACATTAGTTGCTTTGGATAGTTTGGCAATTATAGAATATTTTATAGATAAAAAGTAAAATGAAATCAATTTTAATAAAAATTGGGATATTAGCTGTTTTAGGTTTAACAATATTTTTCATGGGACAAAGAATTCATGATTTAAATGTTGCATTAGATAATTCAGTTAATAATGAAAAGGCTTATGCTGCAGAAAATTCTGGTTTAAAAGAAAGTAATCGAGTATTTAAGTTATCTATTGAACAATTAGATTATTATAACGATTCACTTATGTTAGCTATGAAAAAAATAGCTAATGATAATGGTATTAAAGATAAGAAAATTAAGTCTTTACAGTATCAATTAGAACATTATTCTAAGAGAGATACTTTAATTCTTAGAGATACTGTATTTAAAGATCCTAATTTTGTTCTTGATACATGTATTATTGATCGTTGGAATAAGAGCTGTTTACACTTACAATATCCTGGTACAATTGCTCTAAGTAATGAGTATGAAAATGAAAAGTTTATTACTTTAAGTTCTCATCGAGAACCTATTAAACCTCGTAAATGGTTTTTACCTAGATGGTTTACTAAGAAACAAACTGTAGTAGAGGTTTTAGTAGTTGATGAAAACCCTTATGTTAAAACAAAACAACAAAGATTTATTGAAATTATAGACTAATATGAAAGCTGCACTTCCAAGAGATGTTTCTTTAAATATATTATTTGTAATAGATATCTGTAAATTAACTTTAGAAGAAAAAGGTAAACTCCAGGAAGATTTATTTGGAGTAGGAGCTTGTTGGAATAATAGTCAGAGAGTTGTTATTGAAGAGGGTACTGATGATTCAGTTAGATATTATTTTATATATCCTAATCGAAGAATAACTTATTTACAAAAAGATCATAATATTTTTGATTTTACCTTTGATCGTATTGTAGATAAAGATACTGCGCTAAATCTTTTAAGATATAGAATTTTTCTAAAGTAATGAAAAAGAAAGCTATTGCATTAATAGATTATATTGATGATGATGGAATGATTGCATTTCAAGTTAATCAAAGAGTTAATATAATTGAATTTACAGATAATTGTCTAGTTAAAACTAAGTATGGTTATATAAAAATCTCTAAAGAATATTTAAAAATATTATAAAATGTCTGAAAAATCTCTTTCAATTAAAATTCGAAGAGCTAGAAAAGAGCTAAGAATAATGCAAGATGCCGCTTCTATTATTTATCATAAACTTTCTGCCATAAATAATATTGATAGAAGTAAAACTCCACACTTTTATCGTTCTGTATATATCGAATCTATAGAGAGTTCTTTAGGTGAATATCAAGTTAAAAGTATTACTGAACTTGAAAAGCTTATTCGAAAACAGAAAAGTAAAATACGTAAATATGATCAAAGAATATGCAAATTACAGTCAACTCAAAATATGAAATAGGCCAGCAAGTATATCTTTGTAAGACAAAATTAAAATTTAAAGATGGAGATTTTGTAAACGCAAGTGTACCTAATTTGAATCCTTTTACTGTAACTTCTATTCGGATTCATCAACATCCTAATTCTCAGAGTATTTATTATCGCTTAGATGGCTTACAAAAATCTATTCGAGAAGATCAGATTTTTGAATCTATTGAAGCAGCTAAAAAATTTTGTCATGAGCAATAGTTTTAATCATCAATCTTTTTTAAAAGCAGGAGCTGAAAAAGAACAAGAATTTGCTAATTTATTAGTTCTTAGGAATGGTGGGGTCATTTCACATTCTGATAGAAGTACAGATATTAAAGATCATATAGATCTTTTCTGAACTAAAGACAATAAAACATTTTCTTTTGATGTTAAGGGCTTAAAAAAGAGTAATCGATCAGATATTAATACCGATAGTAGTATTCATTGGATTGAAATTAGTAATGTAAGAGGAAATCCAGGCTGGTTATACGGAAAAGCAGATTATATTGCTTTTGAGACAGATAAAGAATGGCTTTTAGTAAAAAGACGTAAGTTAATTGATTTAATCAATTCGAAAGTAACAGATACTGCAGTTAAAAATACTAAAGAATTATATACTTACTATCAAAGATATGGTAAAAAAGATATAATTGTTAAGGTTTTAACTAAAGATTTAGCTGAAATAGCTTCAAAAACTATTAGTAAATGAGAAAATTAAATATAGCATTAGTTGCACACGATGCTAGAAAACAAGAATTAGTAGACTGGGTTAAGTTCAATAAACAAGTTTTATTTCCACATCATTTAATAGCTACTGGAACTACCGCAAAGTTACTAAGTGAGATTAATATTGATGAGATCAGTCCAGACTGGCCAGGTAAAGGAGATTATTATAATACTTATTTAGCTGTAACTCCTGTTCTTTCAGGACCACTTGGAGGAGATCAGATGATAGGAGCTATGATTGCTCAAGGACAAATTGATGTATTAATTTTCTTTTGTGATAATCTTATTACTCAAGGACACCAAACTGATATATCTGCATTAACTCGTTTAGCATCGTTATATAATATTGCTTTTGCAACAAATAGAACTACTGCGGACATGATTCTTACATCCTCATTATTTGGAAATGAAGATTATGTTCCTATTAAACAAGATTTTAGTTCTTATTTAAATAGAAAATTATAGATAATTTAAAAATAAAAAGATATGAGTAAAGTAGTTAAATTTTATTACACTAGACCTCTTTCCTTTCTTGAAGTAGCAATTGTGCCAATTCGAGAAACTGTAGCAGTACCTCAGCAAAAAACTCGTATGAGTGAGCGATATACAATTGCTGCAATATACGATGAGGAAGCTAAAACTATTAAGTTTGGTCTTGCAATATGTGTTCCTGCCGATCCTTTTGTTAAAAAGATTGGTCGAGAAATTGCTGAAAAGAGAGCAGAAACTGAACCTTTCTTTGAGGTAAAAGATTTTGATGGAACTTTTGCAGATTTTAGGCGTTTGGTTATAGAGGTTGGTACTAATAAAGAGGAGGAATTACTTTATCGGAAGTATAACCGTTATATGCAGGCTGCTGATGAAAATCCTAGATCTAGCATTTAAAGGGAAGGTAACCCTTTCTTTGGAAAAAGAACAAGACTTCTTAAAAGATTTCGAAGACTTACTAGCTAAACACGATGCCTATTTTGATGGCACAATTAGGTCTTATGAATTTGACGATTGTGAAATTATAGAAGAAATTGAAGAAGTGAGAAGTTAATATTCCAATTTTTGATAAAGATATTTTAGTTATTCAGGATGAAGATATAAGTAAGATCACATCTTATTTAGAAGATATGTATTCTGTGCATCTTGAGTACCAATCTAATCTAACAGATGGTATTACTTGTATACTACCTAACGGATTAATTGTTATTGGATTAACCAATAACGATCCATATATTGCTTTACATGAATGTACTCATGCTGTATTTGCTTTAAAAGAGATAATAGGATGATCAGATAATGATGAAGAAGTATTTTGTTATACTTTAGAATGAGTCTATAAGCATGTAACAAAGTATATAAATTCTCATGATTAGAGTATATACAGATGGTAGTTATAAACCAACATTAAATCAAGGTGGATATTCTTCAGTTATAACTGAAGATGGAAAAGTAATTAAAATTCTTTATCAAGGTTTTAAAAATACTACTAATAATAGACAGGAACTAAAAGGAGTTTTAGAAGCCTTAAAGTATTTTAAAACTCCTCAAGTTCTTGAAATTTATTCTGATTCAAGCTATGTAGTTAGTAGTATAAATAATGGCCATGTGGCTAGATGAATCGAAGAAAAAGACGATTCAAAGAAAAATATGGATTTATGAACTGAAATCTACAAGTTAATTCAGTTTCATAAAGTTACATTTGTCTGAGTAAAAGGACATAATAACAATGAATTTAATGAACTTGCAGATTTATATGCACAACATGCTGCAGAATGTTTAGAATTAACAGAAGATGAAAAGTTTTAAATTAAGAAAAATTGGAAATCATTGGTATCCTTGTATTGATCATGAACTTGGAGATCCTATTAATCTTACTGAGAAAGTTGATCGATATTTAAATATATTAGATCTCTCTAAATCAGGAGAAATTACAGTAGAACTAGAAGAATTAGGAATTTTATTTGGAGGTATAAATATTATCTATTTTAACGAAGAGGATATTGTTCGATACTTGACTACTGATGATAATTTTGATATTCGTTTTGTTGTAAACGAACATGAGTTTCTTATATCTTCTGATGTTTATTGGTTATTAGAAAATCAATTTAATTTTAATTTTCATAAGACTAGTTATAAAATTCATATTTATTAGAGATAGCAGAAATGCTTTGTATTTTTAACCATTATAATTATGGTAGTTAAAGAAACTGCAAAGGACCCTACTGGACCTAAAGATATTAGTAGGAGAGAATGTACATTAAGTAAGGAAATTCAGGAGTTATTACTTCGACAACTTAAACACGAATTACAAAATCATAATATATATATGAACTTTGCTAATTATTTTGGAGTTCGTGGATTTGTGGTTCTTGAAGAGTATTTTAAATTAAGAGCTGATGAAGAGTATTTGCATCATAGTTGGATTCGTAAATATCTAAATGAAAATGATGCAGAATATATTTATCCTACTATTGATCAATTTGATAAGAAGATAGTAGATATGGTTGATCCGTTCAAGATGACTGTTGATCTTGAAATTGAAACTACTCAAATGATTTATGAAATAGTTGATCAAGCTGCTGCTGAATGTGATTGGGCAACGTTTAACTGGTTACTTGGACACGATGAAACTACTGGTCGTTTAGTTGAGGAACAGCGTGAAGAGGAATCAATCAGTCGTACAGTTAGAGATATTGCAGAATCAGAAGGTTCTTGGCTTCGTAAGGAAAAGTCTATTATGAACGCTTATAAAGGCGATACTGATTAATAGTTAAATCTATGTTAATTCAACTTCCAGATACAATTAAAGACTTATACTTTGTTGGAGATGTTCATGGATCTTGGGATATAGTTACTTATCATATTCGACAATATAAAGTTAAAGACACTGTTTTTATTTTCTGTGGAGACGTTGGCATTGGATTTGAAAGTTTAAAACATTATACGGATCATGTAATTCCAGAGCTACACAAAACACTTAAAAAGTATAATGATATATTTATTTGGTTCTCGGGAAATCACGACGATCCTAAATACTTTGAAAATCAGCTAATTAATACCAATTATGTAAAATGTATTCCAACTTATAGCGTTATTAACGTATTAAATAAAAATATACTTAATGTCTCTGGTGGAATATCTATTGATAGACAGTTTCGTATGCAAAACGATAGTGTTAGTATAGTTAGATATATGAAGTATCATAATTGCGACTATCAAACTGCAGAACAGAACTGTCTTAAAACATATTGGCCTGATGAACCAGTAATATATCGTCCAAAAGTAGAAGAACATATTGATATTATTTGTAGTCATTCAGCTCCTTCTTTTTGCTATCCAAATGATAAAGGAGGAATTGTAAAAGATTTTGCAGCATATGATTCAAAATTATTAGAAGATATTGATAGGGAACGAGCTGTGTTAGATCAGGTATATGAGGATTATAAAGATGAAGTAACGCACTGGTATTATGGTCATTTTCATAAGAGTCAAATGCAGACTATTAATAATACAATGTTTAAACTTTTAAATATTGGCGAAATTGTTCGACACTACTCAGACAATAACAATACATTGTAAGATAGTTGCTATTGAAGATGGTCAGTATACAGCTATTGTAGTAGAAGATCTGAATCGAATAGAAACAGATGATCTTAAATATGTTACTGTTGTTAAATGTCCAAACTGAGATATTTCTACTTTTGAAATTGGAGATACAGGTTATCTTCAATTTCAATATGTAGAAGGAGGAAAGACACAATGATACAACAAAGATTCAAAAGATTTTGAAATTTATAAATATACAAATAATTATTTTATAAGTTTTATTAAAGAAAAAGATATATGTAATCAAAAAAAATTTAATTTTTAAATATGCGTAAAGAGACAGAATTTGGCGAGAAGTTACGTAGCGTGTTAGAATCAATTGATTCCTTAACATGGAGAGATAAAAGTGGGAATGATGTTAAACTTGTTGATGCATCTGTAGAGGACTTACGTAAATGATATAAGCACTGTTATGAGATGTTATATAACGTTAGTCCCTGGAATCCTGGTAAGTTTATAGTTCGAGAAAATATTCATCGAACTTGAGATTCATGTAATACGGAACTATTTGTTAGATACATTCTTCATGAATGCGAAACTGATATTAAGACTAAGAAAGATATCTTAGATTATATTAATAAACAAAGAGCAGCATCTGAAAGGGATATACTAAATGATTCAATAGCAAGTATATTTAATGGTGTTCCTCCTATTTTTGAAAAAGTAACAGTAAATCGTCTTATGGACGCTTGTTTTGATAAACTTGATGTTCTTAATAAGAAAATGATTACTGATAAATTTATTTTAGCACAAGGAATTTGGCTAACGGACGAGGAAAAAATTGAGCTAACTGAAGTTGGCAAAGACGGCAAAGCAAGAAATAGAATGGAAGTTATTAAGGAACGATTGTGTTTAAATCCTGATATCAAATTAAGAGTTAGTCCTACAGGATTATCTTTTACAGAATTTAGATCTTTAGTTCAACTTAGCTCTTTACCAAAAATTTCTTCTTTAACTACAATTGCACTGAAAACACTAAGAGATAAGATCTTATTACTTTTAGATAATGATCTCGATTATCATATAAATAAATGAAGTACATTAATGTCTAATATTCAACGAGTTGCTGATGCTCGAAACATTGAAATTAATCCTCCTGCAGGAAATTAATTAGTACTAAAAATTTTATTTTTTAAATAAAAATTTGTATCTTTGATGAACAGAACGGAACGTCAAAAGCTTGCTATTAGACGTTGATTAGATAGTAATGGGATAGGTACGATTGTTGCTGCAACTGGATTTGGTAAGACCTATATGACTTGTATGTTGATAAAGGCACTATATAATAAAAATCCTAAACTATCTGTATTAATTGGAGTTCCTACAGAGGTTCTAAAAGAACAATGACTTAGAGAGTTGGCTAAAAACCAGCTCTTTTCTGTCTGTAAGGTAGAGATATTTAATACTATTGTTAAAAATCAATATACAGTTGATTTATTTGTAATTGATGAAATTCATTGCGCATGTAGTGAAAATAACATCAATATGTTTAAAGCTGTAAAATATCGTTATTTTTTAGGATTAACTGCCACATTTGAAAGATTAGATGGAAAAGAAGATCGATTATCTGAGTTTACTTATGTTTGTGATCGTATAAATATAAAGGAAGCTGTTGATAATGATTGATTGTCTGATTATAGAAATTATAAAGTTCTAATTGATGTAGATTTATCTCTATATCATGAATGAAATCAGAAGTTTCAAAGTCTATTTTCTATATTTAATTTTGAATTTAATACAGTAATGAGTTGTATTAGTCGTCCTGGTTTTGCAAGTAAGTATGCAAAGAAAACAGGATGAAGTGAATCTCAAGTTAAAGGATTTGCAGCAGCTTGAATGAGAATGTTAAGAAAACGTAAGTCCTTTGTAATGTCTCATCCTAAGAAATTTGAAATAGCAGATAAGATATTAGATGCAAGAAGTAATAAAAAAGCAATTACTTTTTCAGCTACTATTAAAGATGCAGAATATTTTAAGAAACGAGGATATGTTCTACATAGTAAACAGAAAAAGAAGGAAAATAATACCATTATAGAAAGTTTTAACCAACAAACTATAGGTGTATTAAGTACTTCAAAATCTTGCGACGCAGGTGTAGATATAAAAGGTTTAAGTGTTGGAATTATATTAAGTGGAGATAGTTCAAAGACAAGGACTACGCAGAGGATTGGAAGAATTTGTCGATTCGAACAAGGTAAACTCGCAGAAATGTTTACACTAGTTATTAAAGGAACTATAGAAGAAACTTGATATAATAATTCTAATTCAAACCAACAGTACATAACTATTGATGAATCACAATTAGATATAGTGTTAAGTGGAAAGGAGATTTCTACTAGACCAAAAAAAGGCATAATAGATATAGAACATAGATTTTAATAAATAGATCTAACGTAGTACGTTTGTTTATTTTTTATCGTATTATATGGAGTTAGATACGATTCTTAATATTATGGCTAAATACAAACTAACAGCCGATGAGTTACTGTTAGTTTATTTAACATTTATTGCTCAAACAGAAAATGGAGATCCTAAAATAAATAGGAACTATTTTCGAAAGTGATATGAAGGAGGCGGCAAAGAAAGATTGCGAGAATTATTCAATTCACTAAAAGAGAAAGGAGTAATCAGGAAAAATTATAATCCAAGTACCTATGATCCTGATGAAATTGAATTTAATCAGAATTTTATAAAACAATATTTTAAGCTTTCTGGAGAACTTGGTATGGAATTAGAGGAAGCTTATCCAACTAATTTATACTTTAATGGGAAAACAGTTAGTTTAAAAAATATTGCAAAGAAATTCTTAAATATGTCAGAATTCTACTTCTGATATTCTTCTACTATTGGACATAGTATTGAAAAGCATCGTGAAATATTAGAGATACTAGAATGAGCTAAATCTAAAGACCTTATACAAGTTTCTATGGTTGAATTTGTTTCCAGTCAAAAATGGAAAGAATTTAAAGAAATGCGAGATAAAGGAATTAATGGCAAAGTTAGTACTGAACAACTTTACGATACTGCTTAATGTCTATTGTAGATGAATTATATTCTGAAATTGACAATGGTAGAGAAGGTAGAAACTTAGGTTTAAAAACTGGATTGCCAAAGTTGGATTGATATACAGGCGGATTCCAAAAAGGAGTTTACAAATTAATATTTGGACAAAGTGGTTCAGGTAAAAGTTCATATGTAATATATTCTGATTTATATCGTATATTACGAGATTATCCAGATAGAGATATTGTATATGTATATTTTAGTCTGGAAATGAGTTCGAAAGTTTTACTTGCTAAATTGCTTAATCTATATATATATGATACTTATGGAATAGAAATTTCTTATATGACACTAATGTCCGTTCGAGAAAAACTATCTGATAAATATTATAAGTATATTCAAGAGTCCAGAGTATGACTAAACTCAATCATACATAAGCTTATTATCTTTGATAAACAGCTAAGTTCTAATACTTTCTATGGTAATATGAAAGAACTTCTAAAACAATGAGGTACTTTTCAAGATATTGATGAAGGTAGAAGAAATATTTATATTCCAAGTAATCCCGATAAAATAATAAATGTAATAATTGATCATGCTGGTTTATTAACTCCAGTTGATGGTAGAACTAAAAAACAGGAAATTGATCAAACCTCGCAATACTGCGTTTATTTTAGAGAAAAGTGTGGAATATCTATTGACTTTATTATGCAAGAAAATAGAAATACAAGTGATGTAAATAGATTAAAAATGGATCTTGCAGAACCAACCCTTGATGATGTTAAGGATTCTGGTAATGCAGGTAATGACTGTAATATTTGTGTTGCAGTATATAATCCTATAAAACATCAACGTAGTACTTATAGAGGATATACTATCATTAATAAAGAATATCCAGAAGAATCTTTAGGTTCTGCTATGCGTGGATTAATATTATTAAAACATCGATTTGGAGTTGCAAATAAAGTTTTTTGTACTGGCTTTCAAGGTAGTTTAGGACGATTTGAGGAACTTCCTGATCCAGGAAGTATTAATTATGAAGTATATCAATCTTGAAAAGATGAGAAGTTAGAAGATGAAATAACAAAAGATACAGCTGCAAAAGATGCAGAAGAAAAAGATAGCTTACAAAAACCAATATTCAAATTTTAAATATGGCTATCACATTACCAACAAACAAAATTCCTGCAGAAACTCAGGACCCAAGAAATTTAATTATTTTCTCAAAACCTAAATATGGCAAGTCAACAGCTTGTGCTAATCTTCCTGGAGCATTATGTATCGACCTTGAAGGGGGTGGATATGATTATATTGATGCTGTAAAGGTAAAAGCATCTTCTGTTAAAGATTTAAAAGAAATTTGTGCTGCAATTAAGGAAGCTAAATATCCTTATAAGTTTATTGTATTGGATACAATTACTAGACTTGAAGAAATGGTTAAACCATTAGCTTTAAAGTTATATTTAAATAGTCCTGCAGGACAAAAGTTTACAGGAGATGACGTACTTGATGCACCAATGGGTAAATAATTGTGCCCCTTTTAATAGAAATATTATTAGCAAACACTTTTAATTGCTGGAAAGCTAAGTCAGAAATGATATGCTAATCAGCAGCGAAGTTTAAAATTATGAATTATATAGGATATAAAACAAAAGCATTCGAAGTTATTAAAGAAGCGCCTATTGAATATCAAAAAGGATCTCATAAAAAGTATATAGTTCAGTGTTTAAAATGTGGGACTACTTTTATTCGAACTATTCAGAATATAAATAAATTTCAAGGTACAGGTTGTTTGACTTGTACACCTCGTTATTCAAAAAATAGTAAAGATAACGATTGACATTTATATATGCATTATAAAAATCACGCCCATTCTAAGAATAGAATTTTTAATATAACTTATGAAGAGTTTAAAAAAATAGTTCATTCGGATTGTTATTATTGTGGATCAAAACCATCTTATTTTAGGTCTATGATTCGTTATAGTAAAAATTCTAGTTTACAAGAATTAAATGGTGTAGATCGAATAGATTCAAATAAGGGATATACTAAAGATAATTGTGTACCTTGTTGTAAGATATGTAACCAAATGAAGTCTAATATAGATATAGGTACTTTTCTTACACAGATTTCTAAAATTTATAATTTTAAAAACGTTCAACGACTATCCCGAGAGGGAGTAGACTCAAGCGAGTCGAAACAGAGTGATTCTGAAAAGAATATGATATAGTCTGATCTATATAGAAATATATAGTTGATTCGTAATAGAATC